TTCAAAGATCGGTTTCAATCACTTTATATTGATTGTGCTGAAGGGAAGCACTTTCTAAGTGGACAGGTAGGTGAAGATGGGGAATTGATTGGTTTATACCCAGTATAAACCTCCCCCCCCCCCCTAAAACCCAAAACAGAAGGAATGTGTGCAATGTTACGTGATGAGTTTATGGAAGTCCTGGAAGACCGTGAAACGTCCTTGCGGACGGTTGACCTAAAGAAAGTTGAGGTTATCCCTCCGCAAGACTTTACGGGCCATCGGCGTCTCCGCATCAACGATGAAATTTTTGCGGAGGGGAATACTTTTGATCTTATCTGTAGAGACTTGTTTAAGGCTCCGGCTGGATTTTTGCGTCGAGCTCCTATTGATTTGAGCAATACTATTGTTCAACGTATGTTCAAAGAAAGCGACGTTGCAGAAAAGAAGCAATTGGTTTTGAATAAGGATAAGATCCTTACGGCAAAGCCTAAGGAAGCCGTTAATCAGTCGGCTCTGCCGGTTTTCGAGAAGGTGTTTGAAGAACTACCAGAGATTAAGACGGTTACTTACCGGGATTATGGTATGTTCTTTGACGTGGATGTTGTGAGTGAGTCTATTGAGCTTCAGCCTAAGCTTAGAGATATCACAAATGGAGGTATCCGTTGTCGATACTCGGAGTTTATGTTTAAGCGGCCTACCGTGGAACCGTATACTGAGCGGTTGGGTTGCTTGAATGGGATGACTTTCCCTGAGTACTTCAATGTCTTGAGCTTTGATGATGTAGAAAGCTTCTTGGCGAATGTGGGGAAGGCTGTCCGTGATGCTAAGGAAGTATTGAATACAAAGATCAATGACCAGCTGAAAAAGGCTACGGAGATGAAGGTGAATGGCGAACAAGCCATTCGTCGTATTTTTAAGCAGAACCGTATTAGCCCAACACTGCTGAATGAAGCTTTAGCGGCTCATGTTGTTGAGGGAGACGGTACGGCTTATGGAGTGCTTCAGGCCATCACTCGCACTGCAAATGGTAGTAACCTAACAGACCGTACTCGCTACCGCCTCCAGGAATTGGGGGGTCGTGAGTTAGAAGTGGTTTCTGCGGCGCATTGTCCTGAGTGTTATGCGTCCCTGTAAAGGAAACGATTTGGAAAACAGGAGCACGTAAGGGCACTTACGGCAAGTCACCAAATCGGGTTAGTGCTAGTGAAAGCAGTCCGCGCGGTTCCTGCTTTTGCGTTTCTTTTGAGAGGTCCTCGAAGGGGCACTAACCATCTATTTTTCAAAATGAAGATTTAGTATTATTATCAAAGGATAAATGGGTGATTGGTCGTCGTAAATTTTTTGGTCTTCTTGCTTCTACCCCCCTAGCTGCAAAGGGTATGTTAGATCAAGCAACTGCAGATGGAGCAGGAGTTGTAACAAATGGGTTGGGTGGGTTTTCAGCGTCGATAAGTTCCCCATCAGATGGTTATGAGGAAGAAGCCAAAGTTGCTAGTAAGAAAGCATCTTGGTTCTTAAGGTCTTTTGGGGTCCCGGAGCATCATCGCCGTCGTTTGTGGGAAGAAACACGTTATCCGTATCGCCTTGATTCAGATATTGCTTGTAAGCGTTCTTGGTCAATGTGTGTTAAGATAGCAACTCAACGCCAACGGGATTATGAGCGACGTTTGCATGAAGCTCAGTTTAGGTTGGATTTTGATCAGCTTAACGAAGAGTTTTCAAATAAATGGGGATTTCGTTGGTGGTTCTAGTGGGGTAGAATATGGCTCAGGAAGAGCTCCCAACATCTTTACAGGAGAGCCTTTTGGCTCTCCTTATGTTTGATGTAAAGCATGGGTCAGCAGTTGCAGCTCAAGTCAAACCTGAGCATTTTGATGGGCCGTATCAAGAAGTCGCTACCAGGATACTCGCTTACCGGGCTAAGTACGGTAAGCCTCCCGGTAAAGCCCAGCTAGACGACTTATTTGGTTGGGCTTTAGAGAAGGGTGAGCGAGCTCCTCGCCTCCGGCGTCTTATGTCTGGGATCCTCACTTTAAGTGAGGGTATCAATCCAGAGTATATTGCCAGTAAGACTCAAAGCCATATTCGCCAGCAGACTTTGAAGGCTGCTTTGCTTCAAGCCTCAGAGAGGTACCAGCAAGGTGGGGATGATTTAATACCAGAAGTTGAGCGTATTCTTCATACTGCTTTAAGTACTCGGCAGGATATGCTCGATGCTGGAACTTTTCTAAATGATCCTAAAGCCCTTAGCTTTTTGAACAAGCCAAAGGTTGATTACCCAATTGGTATTAAAGAGCTAGATGCCAATAATATTGGTGCAAACAAAGGGCAAATGTTGCTCTATATTGGGCCCAAGAACTCAGGGAAGACTTGGTTCTGTGTCCATATGGGCACACAAGGTATTCTTCATCAAGCTAAGATCTTACATATAACATTGGAGATGGGTGAAGAGGATGTAGTTGCAAGGTACTATCAGCGTTTCTTCAATGGATCTTGGTCGGATGATTCTTATAAAGTTGTTCAATTTGAACTAGATAGTTTGGATCGTATTGAAGGGTTTCGTACTCGGGGGCGTAAACCTAAGATAGTATTCTCTACAGATGAGGGTAAAAAGCTTCTTCGGGAAAAACTCAAACAATGGGGGTTACGGTTCCGACGTTTAGTGATTAAGCAATTTCCTACTGGACAATTAACAGTTCCCCAACTTTATGGGTACTTGGACTATTTGGAGTCAGTCCATAAATTTATTCCGACAATGATTATTTTGGATTACCCAGATTTGATGAAAATTAGTCCTAGTAATCAGCGTATAGATTTAGGCCGTACTTATGTAGCTTTGAGGGGATTAGCTGTGGAGCGTTCTATGGCTTTAATTGTACCCACTCAAGGGGGGAGGCAGACGATTGATGCACGTATGGTAAACTCCAATGATGTTTCTGAGGATATTAGCAAGGTTTTTACGGCAGATAATACCTTAACTTATTCTAGGACGGTTGCTGAGCAACGGGATAATTTAGCAAGGGTACATGTTGCTCATGCTCGATATGCACGGGCTGGTCAAACAATTGCAATTTCCCAAGCCTACGATGTAGGGCAGTATGTATTATACAGCCACCCTCAATCTAGTCGTTATTGGGAATTGGTGCGTGGAAATGAGTCTTCGGCAGAGTAGAATTGGCCTGTAGCTCAATGGTAGAGCCGACCGCTCATAACGGTTTGACGAGGGTTCGATTCCCTCCTGGCCAACCAACATAAAGGAGATATAATGCTTGAAGATTGTATTGAACTTTTGGGTAAAAGATATTCAAAAGGAAATGGAAAAGACCTATGGTTACGGTGAGCCTATGTCGTCATATGAAGTGGATATAGTGGAAAGGACTATTCGTATATTTTTGAGTCGGTTTTTGACTTCTTTGGTTAAGAAAGACTAATGATACCCAAGTTTGCAATAGAGGCGTACTTAGAAGAACCAAGGGATGATCACCGTTGGATCAAAAAGCTTACTCACGATCATCTTGATAAAGCTTTAAGTCAATTAAACCCACCCCCGAAACCGTATAAGGATTTAAGGCTCCACCAGAAGGCAAGTTTGTATTTGGGTATTGCTTACCCTCAGTTTGCCTTTTATATTGACATGGGTGGAGGTAAGACCCTTGTTTCTTTAGAGTTATTGAAATATTGGTGGGGTATAGGTAGGCTTAAGCGAGCCTTGATTTTTGTGAAGAGCGACAAAGCTTTCCCAACTTGGGAGAAACAGATTAAGCAGTACAATATAGGTATACCTTTTACTACTTTGGAAGATTCTTCTGAGCGTAAGTGGCGTACTCTAGAAAGTTTTGGTAATGGTTTAATTTTGGTTGCTTATCCGGGGGTTACTCGGATGGTGACTGAAGTTGTAAAGAAGAAAAATAAGAACAAGTTGGTCATTGACCCAAATAAAGTCCAACGGTTAGCCAATAATGTTCAAGCGATTGTAATGGATGAGTCTACTTGTGTAGGTCACCATGGGAGTTTGGCCTATAAGCTTTGTGAAGAATTAAAAGAAACAATCAATATAAGGTACGCGTTGGCTGGCCGACCTTTTGGTCGAGACCCATTGATGTTGTGGGCTCAGCAATTTATTATTGATGGTGGGGAGAGCTTGGGGGAAACTCTTGGGTTGTTCCGTGCTGCATTTTACAGTGAAGAGCCTCATCCTTGGACAGACAATGAACACATAAAGAGTTATTCTTTTGATAAGAGAACAATGCCGAGTTTGATGAGGTTGGCACATCATCGCTCAATTTCTTACGGTGAAAGTGAGTGTGGAGACTTACCTAAACTTGTGCCTATGGTTGAAACAATTCGATTACCGGAAGAAGCCAAAGCTTATTACAAACGTGTTGTTGATGGTATAATATCGGCTCGGGGTAATCTTCAAGAGATGAAGAACGCATTTATGCGCATGCGTCAACTTTCTTCGGGGTTCCTAGGTTTTAGGGATGAAGAAAGTGGTGAGCGGGCTGAGATTGCTTTTGAAGAAAACCCAAAGTTGGATCGTTTATTGGAGTTACTTGATGACCTTCCTAGGGGCCGTAAAGCTTTGGTGTTCTATGACTTTACTTTTTCTGGTAGAAGAATACATGAAGCCTTGAAGGCGAGAAAGCAGTCCAGTATTTGGATTTGGTCAGGTACCAAGAACTACAAGCAGGAGCTAGCCAAGTTTCAAGAGGACCCCAATTGTGAGGTTGCTGTATTGAATAATCGAATTGGGGCGTATTCGTTAGATGGTTTGCAGGTAGCCAATTACGTTATGTTTTATGAAAGCCCAGTGAGTGTAATTGATCGGGAGCAAGCCGAACGGCGGGCAAGGCGTTCAGGTCAAACTCGTCGAGTATTTCAGTATGATCTTGTTGTACAAGGTACCCTTGATCAAAAAATTTTAGACTATCACTCTGAGGGTGCCTCTCTACTTGAGGCTTTACGTGCCAATCCTGAGGATGTATTAAAATGAGTGTGATTATAAAATTGCTATAAAAAGCAAAAAGAATTTGACTAATTTCGAGAATTGAAGTAAAACCCCTTCCTAATCGGTTTGGGTTTTCATGTTCGACTGGCCTCGCTTCCTAAGCTCCCACAACATTGAATACGTGACTCGCGGTCCTAACACGGGGCGAGGCCGTATATCCATCAAGTGTCCTTGGTGTCGAGAGGCCGACCCCAGCCAGCATTTGGGGATCTCCTTAAAAGGCTCCCATTGGGGGTGCTTACGTAACTCTCAACACCGGGGTAACAGTCGGTCTAAACTCATTCAAGCGTTACTTTTGTGTTCTTTTGAAGAGGCTCAGAGGCTGGCTGGTGAGGAAACTGCTAGTCCGTTGCCTTTGGATGAGGATTTGACTGGGCTTGTGTTAAAGAACTTAGGGGAAGTGGACAATAGGGTCATGATCACCAAGTCGCCTCTAAATATGCCGGTTGAATTTAAGCCTCTCCGAAAGACGGGGTTGGGCTCTATATTTTGGGAATACCTGAAAGAGCGTGGGTATACTGACACTCAAATTGAGTGGCTGACTTTGAATTATAATTTGAGACATTGTTTGAATGGTTTATTTAGGTATAGGTTGATTATACCTATCTATGACGTAAACCAAAACTTGTTGTCTTGGACTGGCCGTACCATTGTAAAAGAGGAGGAAATCCGTTATAAAACGCTTTCTTTACAGACGATTGAGGGCTATAATGGACCCTTAGCTGTTGAGTCCTCATCCAATTTACTTTTAGGTCTGCCAATGCTATGGCGCGTAAGAAACGCCAACGTCTTGGTTCTGTGCGAGGGTCCCTTCGACGCCTTGCGCATAAGCGCATTTGGGCATAAGTTTGGGGTTTATGGCACTTGCCTTTTTGGCTTGAACGTAAGTGATGCTCAGGTGCAATTATTAGAGGATTTAGTTGAAAGCTGCTTTGATACAGTTGTATTATTACTTGATCCAGACGCTGACATGGCAAGGCTCCGTATTTGGGATGCGTTATCAAGACAGCCTCAGCTAAAACGCCTTGTTTGTTTTGGTACTTTACCCGTTGGTGTTAAAGACCCCGGTGAACTATCTGAAGATATGGCAAATACGTTAATTCAATCCTGGTTAAGAGGAGTTTAGTAGAGAAAGCCAAGCACAAAATAGGAGAAATCCCGTGCAATACCTGGATGAGGGTCTGAAAGGTTGGATGATCAAGACGGCAAAAAATAATCTTTGGAAGATGGGTTCTTGGTATGAGCTTGATGATTTGATTCAGGAAGGGTATCTTGTGTATTTCAAGTGTGTGAAGGGGTTCCGTTTTGAGCCTTGGGATGTTAATGGGGTAGGAGGATTACACGGAAAAGCTCTAACGCTTGAGGAGCAACGTCAGCGTAAAAACAAGGTTTGGGAAAAGGAACGTCAAAAGACTTTCATGGCTTATTTCAAGTTTGCTTACGAGAACCGTTTACGTACGTTGGCAACCGAAAAGGTTCCAGAGACCAACTTTGCTTCCTTGCCGATAGAGAAGGAAGATGAAGTTAAGTCAAATCTTGAGGTGCCTCAGCCAGAGGAGACAAGCTTGCATGTTGCTTTGATGCAGGCTCCTCAAGAAGTGGTAGAAGCCCTTATGATTTTGGTGAAGGATGTGAAGGATGCGGGCGTTTATTTGCGTTCCCGTGTTTATACAGAGTTGGGGTGGTTCCATAAGACTGGAGCATATATCATGAGTAATACGCCTCGGGTTGTTGTGGGGCGTTATCAGTTGAGGGAAACCAGTAGGGAATACTACGCGAGGCGTCTTGGCTATCGTGGTTTTGAATTATTGAAAGCGTATTTCCTTGAAGTTTGAAGGAGTATGTTAGCAAATAAACTCAACTTTTGAGTTGACGAACAAACGAACATAAGGTATAGAACAATGGCAGAAGTGCAAGCAGAAGTACAGGCGGAATTGTTAGCTGCAACTGAGCTAACTCCGAAATCTGGTGAGACCGCTGAACATTTTACTCTTCGTGTGGCTGAAAAGGCACACGGTAAGTTTTCGGATGCACAGTGGGATCAACTCTCGGAGGAAGCCCAGGTTTGGGTTAACGCTACAATCGTAGCCAAGGCGGAAAAGAAACCCTTTACGCTTTTGGTTCTTCCTGAAATCAAACCTACAAAGGATCAAGCAATGGCAAAGAAGAAGGGTAGTAAAGTGAGTAATGCTGAGACTCATGTTTATGAGCCGGAGGAGGCTCCCGTTGAGGGAGCTACTGAAGGTGAAGCTACCGAAAGTGTTGAGGCTGGGGCTGAGGAGTCAACAACTGAAGCTGACAAGCCTGCAAAAGCCGCCAAATCTGGAAATGGTGTAGGACCGAAGGGTCGTAAGCCTTTGTTCAGTAAGGATGCTAAAATCAAGGTCATGGTTAAGGAAAACCCGCACCGCGCCGGTACGAAGTTGTTTAACTACTTCAAAAAGTATCGAGATGGTATGACCGTGGCAGAACTTGTAGCCTCTGGGGTGCCTTACTCAAACCTGCGTTATTTCCAAGGTTTGGGTGAAGTTGAGGTTACTGAGTAAAGGTATGCTAAGTTGGAGGGTTTGAAACCTAGTTGGTTTCATTCCCTTTAGGCTCCTACAGGTGCGAAGCCCGTATAGGGTTAGACTTAAGGATTAGATGTAAGACAATGAAGTGGATCGCCCTCTTGATGGTCGTTACTGGTTTGCTCCTTTCCCTTGGCGCCATGTGGCTGACATCCACTATCCGTGGGGACGTGGTTCCCGCATTTTTAGCCATCCCTCTGGTCGGCGGACTGCTGCTCGCTTCCGGTGGCGGGATCTGGTTGTTCGTCATGTGGTTTTCGTCGCTATGACGCAAGTCGCCTTTGATTGGACGATCAACTTCGGCAAGCGTCCCGAACCTAGGTAAGGAAAGCAAGGTGAAATACCTTGGGTCTAAAGCGCGCTATTGTTGGTGGAAATGCGGTTGGACCTTAAACGGAGAATGGGAAGGCCCCTTAACCCAACATTTAAGGGTCTTTGATACCTCACCGGCCTAGGCAAGGGGGTACACTTCCTAATAATGGGGTAGTAGGCTATGACTAAAGAAGACAAGCCAAAAGAGGAATATAAGTATCGCCAAGGTGGTAATAAGGTAACCACGAAAGAGCCTATTGATCCAATTCTATTTGCGGTATACGACATATACCCAGAGGATTGGTCTGAAAAGGATATCTCTGCCTGGACTAACCCTTGTGTATCTTAGTAGCTGATAAGACCTAATAGTCTAAGTGGTCATTGGCTTGGCCAGGCCTACAGGATAGGACATGATTTAGAGGGCATTTTCTTGAATGATTCAAGACGTTGTTGTTATAGGAGCCGGTATATTTGGCTCGGTTATTACAAAAGCCCTTCGATCAATTGGTCGGAGGGTTCTTGTTATAGATGGAGGTTATAATGATTCGGGGAGCATTCCTGCTGCTTGTTTAATGAAACACAGTTGGTTTACATCATTAGGCAAAACCATTTATGATCCGGCATTAGAAACTCTGAATAAATTGTATAGGGTACTTGAAGTTTCTTTTAAGGTTGGCAAATTAATCGATACAAGGGTCTTTTGGATACCGCCCATAGACATTTTGTGTCTGGAACGTGAGCAGGCCTCAGTAAAAAGAATCAGGAAAGAAAGTGATTGTTGGTTACTTCATTGTCAATCTAATTTGTGTCAATCTAATTTGCATTACCCTATAAGAGCCAAGACGCTGATAGTAGCAGCAGGTATTTGGACTGAGTTGCTAGTACCTGAAGTGGAACAAAAGGGATTAGCGGGTGTAGCTTTTTTGTGGCCTGAAAATCAACTTGATCAGCCTTTTGTGCAACCTTGGGCCCCATACAAGCAAATTGTAGGATTTAATCGTGGGGATGGTCTGTGGGTTGGGGATGGGACTTCAATTCTGTGGAAGAATTGGAACAAGGCGTATGAGTTGAAGAGTTTGGACCGTTGTTCTAAGGCGGTTGGGTTAACAACAGCGCCCAGTCGTTTGTTTGGTATTCGTCCTTACCATGTGGAGAAGCCTTGTTTGCTCAAAGAGGTAAAACCTGGGTTATGGGTTGCGACCGGCGGAGCTAAGAATGGTACGTTAGCGGCTGGTTGGTGTGCTCATGAATTAATGTCAGCACTTTCGTAGGAAGGCTCTTATGTATGGCTACAACACATAAATATAGTTGTGATTCAAATAAGTGGACATATGGTGCGGAGCTCGAACTTGTTGATTGGCCCAATAGTGAACCCCTGATGCCGGGGATGGCTATTGATGAAGCAGAACATCACAACGTAAACTCAAATGGAGTTGCGGTTGATGGAAAAGGCAAAGCCTATCATTTAGGTGGAGAAATTCTTACTGTACCTTCAGAGTCTGCTGGTGGGCCTGTTGATCAGTTTGATTGGATTATGCATAGGTGGCCAGAGACAACTTCCAATTATCGCTCTGGGTTGAATATCCATGTTCGGGTACCGGGGTTAAGAGATGATTTGAGTAAGTTGAAGCGGCTCCAGACTTTTATTCACTTGGCTATGCCGGAGTTATTACCAATTATTGACCCTATATCTTGGCCTGCTCCTTTAATAAACCCAAGGATGTCTATGAAAAATTATAAGAAGCGATTGAGGGATCATCATACGCTCTTGTCAAAACGCCGATTAGAAGTACAGATGAAGGCAAGGACACCTTTAGAGTTCTTTCAGGCTGAAGTTGTTCATGAGGAAACTGGCAAATTTCATTGGGCAATCGTGCCCAGGAATTGTGTAAATTTACGACAGTTGATGCAGACGGACACAGTTGAGTTTAGACACTTTTTTATGCCGAAGACTCCCGAGGAGTTATTGAATGCTACGCTTTGGTGTAAAGCTTTCTTAGAAGAGGCTTTGGGTAATGTTCCAAGTGTCTCTTGCTATGAAGGGCTATTGAAGAATAGGTTTGATGGTAAGGCTTGGCCAAAGTGCGAGCCTTATGATGCTTGGCTTGATGAAGGTTGGCATTATACTAGCCTTCATAACAATCGTAATTCGGTTGAGCTTGTAAAGACTCACATTGAGAAGTGGCTTAAAAAGCGAGAAGACCAAGACTCCACACAAAAGTACGGATAAAGGATTCTTTCAAATGTCAATCACAATGAATCTAACCAAGAAATTGTATCAAGAGAAAGTTCTTGATCGAGTGAGTAATACAGATTGGATTGAGGGGAATCATTCTCCGTTTGTGGTTGAGTTAGACCCGACTGCAGCTTGTGACCTTGCTTGTCCTGGGTGTATTAGTGAGGATTTGGTTGCTTTAGGTAATCGTTTTACTGATGAGCGGTTGTTGAATCTAGGAAGAGAGTTTATTGATTGCAGAGTAAAGGCCGTAATTTTGATTGGTGGGGGAGAGCCGTTAGCTCATAGAAAGATTGGGGAATTGATTAGGTTGTTGGGGGAGAATGATATTCATATTGGCATTACTACAAATGGTAGTTTCATAGATCGCCACTTAGAAGTGATTTCTGAGTATTCAAAGTGGACAAGAGTATCTATGGATGCTGCTACTGATAGGATGTTTAGCGTTTTACGTCCGACAAAGGGTGGGAAGAGCAAATTTGACAAGATTGTAAATAATATGAGGTTATTGTCAAAGTCCAAGAAAGGTAAGTTAGGGTACTCGTTTTTGATTCAGACCCCCGCTGATGGTGTTGGTATTCCAAGTAACATCGGTGAAATTTACGATGGAGCAGTTTTAGCAAGAGATATTGGATGTGATTATTTTGAAGTGAAGCCTACGTATCAATGGCGGGATGGAATAAATCATGCTTTGATGAAGCATTCTCCAGACTTGATGAAAGAGGCTGCTAGAGAGGTTGCTCGGCTTGATGAGTTGGAGACTGATAGCTTTAAGATCATTAAGGCGATTAATCTCAAGTATTCCCTGGAAGGAGTAACGTCCAATCAATCCAAAAGCTACAAGAGTTGTCCCTCAACACATATGAGGACAACAGTGACACCTACAGGTGTTTTTGTATGCCCTTATTGGCGTGGGAAAGATAGGATGCAGGTGGGGGATGTGAATCAACACAGTTTTAGTGAGGTTTGGAAAGGCCAGCAGCGTCAACAAGTGATGGAACGGTTGGATGCGTCCAAAGATTGTAATTTTCATTGTTTAAGACACGATACAAATGTGGAGTTAATAGCAATCAAAGACAAGTTGAGTAGTGGTGTCCAGATTGGAAGCGTAGAAGAATTCGACCGTTTCATATGATGAAGATCGAAGAATTTGGTGAACAACTTATCAAGATGGGGGATCTCGACCCTGTTTATATAGCCATAGTAAAAGCAAAGCTAGATCAGGAACAATTATCTAAGCTACTTTTGGCATATTGGTGCTTTTACCACTTGGGGTCTGCTGCTTGGCTTAGTGAACAAAGTAAGTTCTGGGAGTGTATGAAGATGGCCGCCTTAAATAAGCAGCCATCTTTTGTTCGAGGACGTTGGCCTCGTGGAGCGGAACGCCGTCATTTTCGAGGGGAGAAGTGTATTGAGGCTGTTGAGGTGCTAAGTAAAAATAAGCCTACTACCTATATTATAACTTTGCTTGAAGCAAGAACACTTGAAAGTGTTCTTAATTATATAACGAGATGGCCTTTGTTTGGTCCTTGGATTGCATTCAAAGCTGCAGATATGTTGGAAAGGTGTTTGAGTGTTCCTATTACCTTTCCGGAAGATCTTTGCTATATCTATAAGGAGCCTAGGGAAGGGCTAGAGCTCGTTGCTGGGGGTAAGTCCCCCGAAGTCGAAATGAAGCGCCTCTTGGCCGTTTTTAGCCGATTTAAGGCCCCCCCTACAAGGGATCGACCTTGTGGGGTACAGGAGGTCGAGACCATACTTTGTAAATACAAATCATATCATAAAGGTCACTATTGGGTAGGTAAAGATATTCATGAAATAAGACAAGGTTTGAAGGGATGGGGATCAACCGCAGAGAAACTATTAGTGAATTGTCCTGAAGAAATAAAGACAAAAGGTATGTTATTCTAATGGTAATAAATATATCTGGAACAAATGGAAGTGGCAAAAGCACAATTGTACGTGCTATATTACGTATGTACTCACCTAAGCCGTTGTATGGGGTTTTAGGTCCTAAGCAGCCGGAGGCTTATCAGCTTTCTTGGAAGTATTGGGCCAAGCCGGTTTTTGTGTTAGGGCCTTACCGTACCCCAACGGGGGGTGCGGATCAGATCCAACCCTTTAGTCTCATCCCCGAATTAATTGAGAAATACGCTAAGCGTGGGCATGTCTTGTTTGAAGGAGTACTTTGTAGTGGTTCTTTTGGTTGTGTTCAAAAAGCGATGGAGGTTTACGGTAAAGAGTCTATTGTTGCGGTTATGGATACTTCATTAGAAGTATGTATAAGTAATACCCAAGGTCGTCGGGATAAGAAAGGTATTACTCGTCCTTTTGATCCTAAAAACCTTGTAAACAAGTACAAGTCTCTATTTGTATCCACAAAGAGAATAACCTCTGATGATAAGATGACAGTGATTCCTTTATCACAAAAGGATGGTGTTGAGGTTATCTTGAAACTACTAAGGGAAGCAAAATAAGGAGAAATATGATGAGTATACCGCTTAGAGTTACCGCTAGTGTAGTACTAGGAGGGATGTACGTATCTATAATGGCGGCTTACACTCCTGTTGCTACCTTGGTCCAGTCTAAACTTGCTGGAGAGCAATTCAATAGTAGCGACCCTGGGTATTTAGTGTTTTCTTATGGGAATCACCTGTTGTTGGGAACAACATTTGCTATAACAGCAATTTTTGTTGTTCTGTTGGTGAGTATCTGGATAAAGCCTATCAAAACCCTTATTAGGAGTATTAAGACTAATGACTAACAAATGGAAAATGTTGTTGACAACAACCGCAGTGATTGTGGCGTCAACTCCTACTTTTGCCTTCTTTGAGAAGACCGAGCGTACCGAGGCGTATACGATTATGCCTAATGAATCTGCCTTTTGGATCCCTGATGTTGGGGATACGAAAGGGTCTCAGACTAAGTTTGAGACAGAAGATTTCCTAAATTCTAATAAACTAGCCGTAAAGCGCTTTATTATTCCTCATCAGAAATTAACCAACTCTGGTGGGTACTTGGCTTGGGATTACTATGTTCCAACAGGACGTTTGGTTATTCTTGATCGTTCCACGTATTCCCATGAATGGGTGGATGATGTTAATCGAGGGAGTTCTCCTCGAAAGGAGGGCTTCCCTTGTCAAAGTAAGGAAGGTTTGAATATTACTGTTGGAGTTTCCATTGGGACTTCGGTTCAGGAAAAGGATGCTGCTAAGTTTCTCTATAAATTTGGAGTGACTCCTCCTAAAGGCGACCGCACTTCTGGTGAAGTGATCTTTACTTCTGTGTACTATGGTCGCAGTTTGGGCGATGTAATGAATGATGTGGGGCGTAAGAAGGTACAAACCTTAGTTTGCAACCAGATTAATCAGCGTACCTTTGATGAGGCAAATGCTCAAGCTGTTCAGATTATGGACATTGTTGAAAAAGAGTTTCAACAGTGGGCAGAAATAAAAGGTATTTCGCTCGACTTTATTGGTTGGGCAAATACCTTTGAGTTTGATAAGGACGTACAAAAGGCTGTGAATGACCGCTATGCAGCCGAGAAGCTTTTGCCGGTCATGTCGGTCTTAGAAGCTTTGGCTCAGCTTAAAATCCAGGAGGGTTTAGGTAAGGGGCTTGAGACAAAAGGCCCGCCGATGGTTATTACTCCAGGAATGTTTGAAGCTATCTCAAACATTATGACTAAACCCAACCCTCAACCTCAAGAACAGCCCAAATGAATATAGAGCCCTTGATCTATTGGATTGCAGAGCGGGATTCTATACGTAATAAGAAGCTTGCAGGGCTTCCGTCTCCTTGGACGGAAGACCCCATTCTGCAAACTTTTAGGTTTTGTAATGTGCGGAGAAGGGAAGATAGGGTCTCAGTTTGGTTATGTAATAACGTATTGACAGAGGCTCAGTTTGTACGGGTTGGGGCTCATTCTTTTCTACAGTTCTCAGCCTTTTGTAGGTGGTGTAATTGGCCTCCTACTATTAAAGCAGTAATAGATGCAGGGTTGTATCAGAATGGAATAGATTGGGGATCTGTACTTGAGGTTATGGATTCAAGGCATTTGAATAAGGAGAAGTTGTGGACTGGGGCGTATATGATTAAGTCTGCTAGGGAATGGCAGGGTAAGAAGAAACATTTTGGTATAATCAACGAGATAATTGTTCATGGGTTGGGGCCACATATTGGTTTACTATTAGCTTTGATGGAAATGAAAGCACCATCCAAGTTTGAAGTATGGCGAGAATTAACTACCCTAAAGTTTTGGGGTGGATTTATGGCGGGCCAGGTTGTTGATGACTGGACTTGGACACCGTTGTTAGCTAAAGCTACGGATATTTATACTTGGGCTCCTCAAGGTCCGGGTAGTATCCGAGGCTTTAATCGCCTTATGGAATACCCTTTGAGGACAAGACATGCTCCTTCGGTTTGGAACCATCAATTACAGCAATGGCGTAAAGAAGTAATCTCAAGGTTGGGTCCTCAGTATGAGGATATTACTTTGATGGATCTTCAAAATTGTCTTTGTGAGGCTGACAAATACCTAAGGGTAAAGAACGGGGAGGGTCGTCCTCGGTCTAAATACAGACCAGAAACAGCTTACTAAAAGGTGTTTAATGAGATTAACTCGCCAAGCTTTTCTTACGACAGCTAGGTTTGCAGGCCAGGTTTTGCGTTACCATACTTGGCCAGTTCATCACCGGCAAACGGTTGGAGAACATGTATTCCAGGTCATGAGGATTTATACCCAAATATGGGGTATGATGCCTCCGGAAGTAAGTAATTACATTCTTTGGCATGATTGTGGGGAAATAGTTTCTGGGGATGCTCCTTACCCGGTAAAGAGTAAGAATCCTGTGTTTAAGGAGGAACATGACCGTATCGAGAAGCAAAGTATAGAAGCAATGGGAGGAGATGTCTCTAATTTTGAGAATGATCCTAGTTGGCGGTTGTATAAAGTAAGGGTTAAGTTGTGTGATTTGTTAGATCTTTGGGAATGTGGTAGGGTTGAACTGAATATGGGGAATAAGTATGCGTTACCAATTATTCATGATGTTGAGGATTCAATACAGAACATGCTTTCTACTATGAATAGGATGGTGGAAGACGCTGATAATGTTATTAAGTATATGGCTAAAGTGAGAGGGAATCCATGTTTTTGAATGTTAAATTTTGGCGATGGGTAAAGAAGTATGTGGAAGGCAAAATCCGAGATTTGTCTGGAGTCTCCCCAAAATGTCCCAACTGTAAGTTATGGGCTTATCAGAAAGACCAACCTGATATTTGGGTTCTTTCTCAGTATGAAAATGTAGAGATTTGTCATTGTAGTCAGTGTGGCCATAAGGAGTACTGGCGTTTTGATCTCCTTCCTTTTAGGTTAGGGGTACGTTGTACTGAACAAGGTGGTATCTCAAGTTATAAAGAGGATTTGTTTCAATGAGAGTTATACATGTACGGAACGTTCGTGAAGCCTTGCCGATGGGGATTGAATACCTATTGACTGAGGGTCATTATGAGGATTCTAGAGTAGGAAGGGTATTGGTCTCTCCTTGCCCGGTTACAACGGTTTATCACAACTCTCAGGAGAGGGTATTACTTTCCCCAATTCGAGATGCTAATCCATTCTTTCATTTGATGGAGAGTTTATGGATGTTAAGTGGGAGTAATGATGCTCGTTGGTTAGATTACTTTGTGAAGGATTTTTCTTCACGTTTTGCTGAAGAGGGGGGGATACAGCATGGAGCTTATGGTTTTCGTTGGAGGAATCATTTTGATCTTGATGCCGGCGGTCATCCTTGTCTTCCAGACCAGCTTAATACTATTGTGGAGTTGTTGCGAGCAGATCCGAAGAGTCGTCAAGCGGTTCTTACAATGTGGGATCCAGTAGCTGATCTTGGGGCAAAGAAAAAGGACTTACCGTGTAACACACATATTTATTTTAGGATTAGAGATACTGAAGAGGAGGTGGCCAATTTTATTGGGGGGTATACTCAATCTAAGTTAGATATAACAGTGTGTTGTCGTTCAAATGATATTGTTTGGGGAGCATACGGCGCAAATGCAGTACATTTTTCGGTATTGCAAGAATACATGGCCGCTAGAATTGGTGTTGGAATTGGCTACTATTACCAAGTTTCTAATAATTACCACATTTATGAGCACATCTTGCATAAGGTGAAGGGGGTGGTCAGGGAATTTAAGACAACTTTGGGGTATAACTTCAATAACTACTATGATGAGGGAGTAACTCCAATAGTTACAGTTCCCGATAAGTTTGACAGAGATCTTATGTGCTTTATGGGTACTAGAGGGGGCCGAGTGTTACGGGTGTATAAGTTGGAACCTCCTATAACTTACTATAATAGTTGGTTTACGAATACGGCTTCGCCTTTGTTTGAAGGGTATGAGTTGTGGCGTTCAGGGGACCGCCTTAAGGCTTTAGAGGGTATTAAAGCTTCAAAGATAGCTCCAGATTGGAAATTAGCAGTTGTTGAGTGGATGGAAAGGAGAATGAAGTGACTGATCCGAATAACTACCAAATTGGTGGAAACCACTATAATTCTTCTTACCAGCATTGGGACTTTGCTGTTCGAGTTGGAATGTCTTATCTCGAAGGCTATGCTTCAAAGTACCTTGTGCGTTGGCGTCAAAAGGAAGGTATTGAAGGTATTCAGGATTTAGAGAAAGCCTTGCACGCTGTGCAAAAGCTTCATTCTGTTATGTATGAAGTGGTTGCGTTCCGAGGTTCGGCCCGGTTTAGTCAACAATGGATCTATCATGAAGTTTCTAAGTTTGTATTAGCGAATGACTTACCAAATGAAGAAGCAAGAGTAATTCTTTATCTTGCTAAGTGGTCTAGTGAAGAAGATCTTATTAAGGCGGAGGATATCCTAAAGGATATGTTTGAAAAAGCAAAGCTTGAACAGGCTGTAGAAGCAAAGCCGGTTCCTCTGACTGAAGAAAACCATCATACTGACCGTGCTAATTGTACCGCGTTATGACAGTATACGTGGACGATATGGAGGCCGAGTTCAAGCTTAAACATGTTCCTGGTCGGACATATATTATGTGTCATATGATTGCTGATACTGAGGAAGAACTCCATAGTATGGCGGATAGTATTGGCGTTTTACGTAAGTGGTATCAGGGGGATCATTATGACATAACAAAGTCAAAGAGAAAGGAAGCTATAAAGTTAGGAGCATTAAGTATTAGTAGAAGGCAATTAGCACGTATGGTTATGAATGTGCGTAAAGGATTACCTATGGGTACTCCAGAAGAAACAGGATTCAAATGAACGTAGATCGCAGTACTTTCTCTGAAACTCTCAAGAGCTTAAAGCCAGCTCTCTCTTCTGGTGGGGCTATACCTGAGCTTAAACACTTTTGGTTTGATGGTAAATATCTTTACGCTTATGATGGTGGCTTAGGGATTAGGTTACCCTTTGAAGGAGATATTAAGGGTGGGGTTTTAGGTAGTACCTTACTTTCTTTGGTTAATAGTTCAACACTTAAAGAGATCTTTTTGGATGTAGTTAAGGGTGAACTTGTTGTTCAAATGGGGCGCTCTAAGACTTCTATCCCTATTATGGCTGAGTCAAGTAATCCTTGGGGATTTACAGACCAGAAAGCTGGGTCTTTCTCGTTTAATCTGTCGAAAGAGTTTATAGAGGGGTTGAAGATTGTTAGTGTATTGGAGGCTGAGCAACCCAAGCGTTCGGAACACTACGGTGTAGTGTTGTTCCCTAGTCGAGACTTTATAGGGTTGTATTCTACTGACTCCAAGGCTTTGGCCTCGGTTGAAGTGGATGGTAAGTTTGCTCCTGAACTTCACAAGATGATATTGCCTCATAAATTTGTTGCTCAACTTATTTCCTTGGGAAAGGAAGGTCATGAAGTTGTCTTTACTGAAGACATGATTGTAGCTAATTTAGGAGATATTCAGGTTTGTTCAACCTTATTAGATAATGAGAATGTTGTCGAATTGCCCAATGTCTTGGACACGCACGCTTCTGATACAGACAACTTTGTTGATATTCCAGAACTTCTTGGGGAGGCTTTATCCCGCGCTAATATTTTGGCTGGGCCTAAAGAGAATTATGTTAAGCTTTCTGTAAACAAGAAGGAATTAAGTGTTACTGGTAAATTGGCTCAAGGTTCTTTGAACGAAAAGTTGGTATTAGCAAAAGAAGGGGGAACAGAACAGATTGCTTTGGGGTTGAAGCAGCTGACTAAACTGTCAAGGTGTTCTACTAGTTTTGCTATAGGTAAAACTGCTTTGATTTTGACTGGTAAGAGTTCTGAGATCTATATCCTTGGCGCGTATGAAGAGTAATGGGGCTACTATTTTCAGATGAAGGATCGGGAGATGTAGCCTCCAAGCAGGAGGCTGGCCTACTCCATAGGTTGGAATGTAAAGCTTGTCCATTACGTGTTCAACCGGGGCGTATGGAACCTACTGGTTCTTTACGCCCTAAAATTTATATGTTGGGGGAAGCCCCTGGTGCCGACGAGATTGACGAAGGTATACAATTTATAGGTGAGAGTGGACAACTTTTACGGCCGCGTGTTCCTAAATACTGGGAAAAGCATCTAAGGTGGAACAATACTGTAAGAAGTAGGCCTCCTAAAAATCGTACGCCGGAACGTGTTGAGATCGAATGTTGTCGGCCCTCGGTTACAAGGGATATTGAATTATCAAAGCCTGAAGCTATATTTGGTTTTGGTAATGTCCCCCTAAATTGGGTGAGTGGTCTTTCCGGCATAACGCTTTGGCGTGGGCGTAAGATGCCTGTTCGGGTTGGGAACCATACTTGTTGGTACTACCCTTTTACACATCCAGCGTATTTACTACGACAAGGTCGGAAGAAGAGTTCTTCCCTGGAAGTTGTTGGGTCGGAAGAAGAGCGGATTTTTGTTCTAGATTTGAAGCGAGCCTTTGCTGAGGTTAAGGTTGGGTTACCGGTTCCAGAATGTCACACCACTGAGCAGGCCTTGGAAGGGGTTGAGATAATCTTGGAAGGTGGAGACAAAGGGGTTCAGAAAATAATTGAGGCGTTGGGTTGGGCTTCCACTCAAAAGGTTATTGGTCTAGACTATGAAACAAATTGTCTTAGACCTTATGAGTCTAAGGCCAAGATACTGAGTGCTGCGGTTAGTGATGGTATTAGAAGTATTGCGTTTCCATTCGATCACCGCAGTGCTCAGTTTAATTCTGAGCAAAAAGCAATAATTATTGATCATTGGTGCCAGTTTTTACGCTCCAAAGCTGTAAAGGTTGTCCATAATCTCTCTTTCGAGATGGAATGGACAGGCGTATTTTTTGGTAAGGAGTACCTCCGTTGTAGTCCTTGGGAGGATACAGCAAGTGCAGCGTCGGTTATAGATGAGCGTAAAGGAAAGGGTAAGCCAGGTTGTTTTGCTTTGGAGTTTTTGGTCCAGCGTTACTTTGGATTTAACCTAAAGAAGATATCAAATGTTGATAGAAAGAATTTAGACAAGCAAGAACTTCATAGGGTTTTACGCTATAATGCTCTGGATTCTAAGTATCATACCAAGCTTTGGGAGCAGCTTGAGGAGGAATTAGAGCGCGAAAACCTAATGAATGTCTATGAGTTGTCTTTACGTAGAGTGCCTACAGTTGTGCTTACCCAAATGAAGGGTATTCCGATAGACCAAGAAACCGTTAATGTTCTTGGGCAGAAATTTGAGACTAGAATTAAAAAGGTTGAGGAAGAAATTGCTTCTCTTCCTGTCGTGCAACAATTCCGTAGAGAGACTGGAAGGAACTACAACCCAGCTTCACACCCTGATACTCTTCACGTATTTTACGATATGCTCAAACGTGATGAGTGTATTGTTGTTGACAAATTTACCAAGAAGGAAAAGTATTCTTGTGATGAAGAAGTTCTAGCAAAGATAAACCACCCCTTAGCTAAGTTGCTTGTTAGCTTACGGAAGGATACCAAGTGTAAGTCAACTTATATTGAACCTATGAAGTTGGGTAGCGAGATTATCTACCCTGATGGGTTGTCTCATGGCATATTTAATACAATCTTTGCAGAAACAGGTAGACTTAGTGCTGAATCTCCTAATTGGCAAAACTGGCCCAAGCGCGCTGAGGAGCTTAAGGAGCTCCGGCGTATTGTTAAAGCCTTAAAGGGTAATACGATCCTAGCTATTGACTTTGGGCAGATTGAAGCTCGTGTTATAGCTATGGCTACAAGGGATAGAGCATTTTGTAAGGCTCTTTGGGAGAATTATGATGTGCATATGGATTGGGCTGAGCGTATTGCTTACTCTTACCCTAGGAGAATAGGAGGGGAGCAATTCCTTAAAGACAAGAAGGTTATGAAGACCTTCCGTGGAGACATTAAGAATGAGTGGACGTTCCCCTTGTTCTTTGGAGCAAAAATTGAATCAGCTTCGGGGTATTTGAATATCCCTGTGGATGTTTTAAGGCCACACTACGATGCTTTCTGGCAAGAATACGAAGGTGTTTATAATTGGCAGCAGAAACAATTAGAATTCTACAATAAGTATGGTTACGTAGAGTGCTTAACCGGACGACGGAGACATGGCCCACTTAGCGTAAATATGGTCTATAATTCCCCGATACAGGGGACCGCTGCTGAGATTGTTATGGATGCTATGTGTCGCTTATCCGAAACTGGAGACCCTGAGCTTCAACCTGAGTTGAATGTCCATGATGACTTAACTTGGGTACGGATTGATGAAAGTCGTGTAGACATATTGGCAGAAAAGATTTTGGATATTATGTTGGATGTTCCATTTGACTTTGTCAATGTTCCTATATCCGTTGAGCTTTCACAGGGCCCTAATTGGGCTGATATGACTGAGTTTGGTACGTTCTCTTCTGACTCTTGGTTCAAAGGTAGGTAGCCCGGTAAGTGGTGATTGGTGTTAAGATCATGTCTTTAATTGAGACCTTACTCATCTTAATACTTTTGGTACTTGTACTACTGTGGATTGAATCTGGAAAGGTTTTAACCATATTAGAGCGCCTAGAAAAACTTAAGAGGGGAGAAAAATGACCGATTTGTTGAATAAGTATCGTCCAACTAAGTTCCAGGATGTGGTTGGACAAGACTCAGTTGTGAAGTCTATTCAGTCTGCGCTGAAGCGTAAAGCGGGGAGAGTGTTCCTTTTTACTGGTCCTTCTGGTACTGGTAAGACTACCTTAGCTCGAATTGTAGCCAATGAAGTTGGTTGTAGTCCTACCGATCTGCAAGAGATTGATGCTGCGACTTTTACTGGTATTGATGATATGCGTTCCATCACTACTGATATGATGTATCGACCTTTGTCCGGTCCTACTCGGGCAATTATTATTGATGAATGTCACGCGTTATCGAAATCAGCTTGGCAATCTCTTCTTAAGTCTTTGGAGAAACCCCCAGAATACGCTTATTGGTTTCTTTGTACAACTGAGGCTAATAAGGTTCCAGCAACGGTAAAGACCCGTTGTTTGAGTTATGACTTAAAAAGTATACCTAATAAGGTATTAGGAGAACTCTACGATAAAGTCATAGAAGCAGAAGGTTTTGGTACAAATGAGGATGTTGGTGATCTAATCATTAAAGAAGCTCAAGGTTCTGCTCGGCAGCTTCTGGCTAATATTGCTGTTGCTTTTTCCGCTACAACAACCAAAGAAGCCGCTGAACTACTGCAATCAGCAGAGGGTTCTCCTGCTGCTATTGAGTTAGCTCGGGCTTTGTTTAAGGGTACAAATTGGAAGGAAGTTCAACGTATCCTTTCTGGCATGAGTGAAGTCAACGCTGAGTCCGTTCGTCGTATAATTGTAGCTTATGGTACCAAAATAGCTCTAACGAGCAATGAAGGGGTTTCTGGTCATGCTTTAGAGGTTATGAGTGCCTTTTCTGACCCCTTTAACAATAGTACAGATATCTCTCCGTTGTTGATAGCTTGCGGACGGTTGATATTACTGACCGAGCAGTAAGGAGTATGTATAGGTATGGTACCGTTAGTTTGTTGGATTGTTGTTTGTGGAGCATTCATTTGCAGTGTTACTGAGCGCATAAGAGTTAGTTCTGCAGCATTTTGTGATAAAGAGATTCATCAACGGAGTGGCGTTTTTAGCAAAGCTGCTGGTCACTTAATGAGTCTTTCTTCTAAAGAAGAGTATGAACGTGAGTGTGGTAGGGAAGGTGTGGATTGTGGGGGGAAGAAACAATGATCGTAGAGCTACCGAAGGTCGGTGAAATTTGGGTTAATACTCGTAGGGGAATACGGTATCACATTGTGTCTTTACCGTTATGGGCTGATGCCCCTAATGAAGTTGACTTGGAATTTTGGGTTGTCTACTTAAATTTGGATACCAAGCAAGCTTACACAAGGTCTTTAGCTTCTTTTTTGGGGATTAATAGGGAGGGTGCTCCTAGGTTTGTAAAGGAGAAGAAATAATGATTGCTCGTACAAGCAAACGTGAAGAATTAAAGAGTTGTTTAGCCATTGATGAGGACGATTTTGACCGTTGTATTATGCAACACCCGCAATTGTTCTTTTCAGCTGCAGATGAACTAGCCTTAGCTATTGCAGACCGAGACGCTGCCAAATTGAGATTAGAAGAACTTACTGCGCAGGTAGATAAAGATATACGCGATGAAGCCATTAGGTCTGAGCAAAAGCTAACTGAGGTAATGATTCAGCGTCAGCTAACTCTAGTGCCTGTGATACAGGATGCAACACGGGAGTATGCTGATAAACGGTTGTTAGCAGACCGTTGGTTAGCTTTGAAGGAGTCTTTTAAGGAGAGATCTTGGATTATACGGGAATTAGGGGCTTCACGTATTGCTCAGATGCAAAACCTTTCCATCGAAAAGGGATCCCATAAAGTTCACCGGAACTTTATGGATGCTCAAGCAGAGAATAATTACAACGCTGCCAGCCGGTTGCGGGCAGAGCGTCGCGGTAAAGATGAAGAGCGAAGGCTTAGAGAAGAGGGAAAATTATGATTTGGTGGGATTATATTATACTAGGGTTGTTTTTTGTGATACTAGCTTACGTTTCCTCGCGTTTTGCTAGTATTGGTTACTTCCGCACCAAGCTTGAGTTCATGCGTTCCGTAATGAAACTAACAGGAGAGTCAAATGACAAAGAGTAAAGGTTTTGTATATAGAGGGGCTGAGCGTTCTGTTGAGGGGGTTACTCGGCGGGCGAAGCAGGCTTCAAGTTCTTACGATAGTTATATCAAGTCGGAATACACCCAATTAAAGGTTAAGGAAGGTGAGGTATCAATCCGAATTCTCCCCCCGACTTGGGAAGATATGGAGAGATGGGGGGATTCTTGGGAAATCCAGGTTTGGTTGCATTATAATATTGGTTCTGATAGTGCAGCTTACCTTTGTCTTGAAAAGATGTTGGGTAAACCTTGTCCTTGCTGTGAAGCTCGGGCAGAGACCCGTGATGAGGACGAGAAGGATCAGTTGCGTCCTGCTTGGCGAGGGTTGGCTTGGGCTTTGGATCGGGGAGACGAGAAAGCTGGACCACAGGTTTGGAATTTTGGTGGTAAGCTTTTCCGAGACATCGTAGCACGGAGTATTGACAAGAAGACCAATACTCCAATTTTGTTGGATGATCCTGAAGAGGGTTACGACATTAATTTTAATCGTGAAGGGACAAACAAGGAAAATACCAATTATCTTGGGGTTGAGGTTAGTAGGGATCCCTCTCCTATCCACAACAATGAAAAGCTTCAGGACCGTTGGGTTGACTACATTATGGACCACCCCCTTCCTGATGTATTGCAGTATTACGACTATGATTACATCCAGAAGGTTTTGATGGGCAAATCTAAGTCTAAGACGAGTGAGGAGGCTAACGAAACAAGCAATCGGCGTAATTCTAGGCGTTCCGAGTCAACTGATGACGTTGTGGATGAAACTGAGTCTCGGAGGGGTACGCCTGTACGTCGTTCTGCTGATCTGGACGAAACAGAAGGCTCACGTCGTAGTGGTACAAATGGATCGAGGCGTGCAACTGTAGAGACCACACAAGACCCTCCCTTCGATGAAGGGGAGCGCGGTTCTAGAGTGCGTCGTACGGCCTCAGAGGAGCCCGCTGGGGAGGTAAACGAGCCCGCCGCGAGGGAGCGGCCTTCCACCCGACGTGCGGTCGTGGAGGACGATCCTACCGACTCTGATGTAGGAGACAAAGACGCTCCGCCGGAAACCCAAGCCCGTCGTGGTTTGGAGCGGTTGCGTAGCCGTACTCGGTCTTAAAGGCTAAAACCAAATGGCTGAGCGTGTACAGGTATCTGCTGGGGGAGATTACTTCCCCGGCAGGAATAACAAACGGTTCTTTTCAACAGGATGTACAGTTTTAGACTGTGTCTTAGGCGGAGGATGGTGTCTTGGTCGGGTTGCTAACATTGTTGGAGATAAGTCCGTTGGTAAAACTTTGCTCGCGATTGAAGCCGTTGCTAACTTTGCAAATCTCTTCCCTACTGGTAAGATATGGTACAGAGAATCTGAAGCGGCTTTCGATACTTTTTATGCTCAGTCTCTAGGTCTCCCGATTGATCGTGTGGACTTTGGTCCGGAAGGGGAAGATTCCCTTTGGCAAACGATTGAAGATATCTATGAAGATATTCGGGAGTGTATTAAGTTCTCTATTGAGAATGATGTTCCTGGCTTGTATATTATTGATTCCCTCGATGCTGTTGGCGCTCGTGCTGGTGTTGGCCGCGATTTGGATCAAGGATCTTTTCGGTTAGATAAGCAAAAGCTTTTAAGTGAAATGTTTTGTGAGATTGCTGGAGAATTAAAGAAAGCTCACATTGCAGTTATCATTATTTCCCAAGTTAGAGACAAAATAGGGTTTGTGGTTGGAGAAAAGCATACTCGTTCTGGAGGCAAGGCTCTGGACTTTTATGCGAGCCATATTATTTGGCTTTCTCACTTGAAGCGTATTGTTAAGACAATTGGTGGAGTTAAGCGAGCAATTGGTGTGCGTATAAAGGCAAATTGTAAAAAGAACAAAGTAACTGTTCCGTTTGGGGAATGTGAGTTTGCTATTCGCTTTGGGTATGGGGTAGATGATCTTGTAGCGAGTTTGGATTGGCTAGAAGAGGTTAAGCATCTTGGGGATATTGACTTAACACCTGCTATGGTGGATAGGTTTATTGCAGAGAGTGATGGTTTAAGCACTCAGGACTATAGAAAATTGGTAAGAGATGTTAGTTTGGCAGTGATTAACGCTTGGGAAGAAGTGGAGGGAAGATTTAAGCCTACGCGTAAGAAGTATGGTTAGACTTGTGAAGCATATAAAAGGCTTTATCGGGAAGGTTTTAGGGGGTAAGCTGGGGGCATGGGCGACGGAAATCAAACACTTCAGTGGTTAGTCGTTCGGACTAAGCCTAATCGTGAGAAGTGGGCTGCAGAAAATGTAGCGCGTCAAGGTCGTATACCTTATCTTCCAAGCATTAGTTCTATAGTTACGAAAGGTGGGAGAACCCTTGCAGTTTCCCGGCCTTTATTTACTAGTTATTTGTTTGTCCAGACGGATGAGCAATGGAAGTTTTTGATGAATACTTATGGAGTTATAGGGGTAGTATTGAATGGAGATAAACCAGCAATACTACCTGATGATGTTATCCAACAACTTCGATCCAAAGAGGATGAGCAAGGCTTGGTAGTATTACCAAAGCCTAGGTTTATCCCAGGTCAAAGTGTCAGAATAACTGACGGAGCCTTTGTTAATAGGCAAGGGATTTATTATGGTCAAGCCGATAAAGAGCGCCAACAAGTATTACTAGATATTTTAGGTCGGAAGACTAAAGTCCTCATTGCAGACGATCAGCTTGAGGCTACTTAATCTATTAGGATTTCAGCTTCAGTTCACAATCTGTTAGGTATAACGAAAAACCCGTTGTACCTAATTAGCGGTAGTGTATCCTCCAAACAACCCTAGAGGGAAGAAGTCCTATGGCTAAGCAGCAGATAACCCTTGATACTTGGAGCGAGAAGTACCGCTATGGGGATGAGGCTAATATTGAGGATACGTTTCAGCGTATTGTTAATTGTATTTATTCTAAAGACCCCAATACCAATGCTAGGATTCAGGCTTTGGAAGCTTTGCGAGCTCGTACTATTATTCCTGCTGGGCGTATACATGCCGGAGCAGGAACAGATAAACGTGTTACGCTAATTAATTGTTTTGTCTCCCCTGATATTCAAGATTCTATGGATACCGAGCCAGACCGCCTTGGTTTGGGTATTATGGATAGCCTAAAAGTTGCAGCTATTACTTTGCAGATGGGGGGTGGAATTGGTATGGATTTTTCCACTATTCGTCCTAATGGAGCCGTTGTAAAACGTACAAGTTCACAATCCTCAGGTGTTCTTCCTTTTATGGATATGTGGCATCATAGTTCTAATACGATTATGTCTGCAGGACATCGTCGTGGAGCTATGATGGGGACACTTGCTATTTGGCACCCAGATGTTGTTGATTTTGTATTAGCAAAGCGTGAGAAAGGAAAGTTGACAAATTTTAATATCTCAGTACTTGTTACTGATGCTTTTATGGAAGCCCTTGAGAATGATAAAGATTGGGACTTGTATTTTACGGTTCCAAGAGCGGATAATAATCATGTTGACGTTTATGAGCGTGATGGTCAGACACATTACGTTTATAAGCGGTTAAAGGCCAGAGAGTTATGGAATCTCATTATTGAGAATACTTATATTTATGCTGAGCCTGGTATTCTTTTTATCGATAGAGTAAATACATGGAATAATCTTTACTATTGTGAGCATATTCATTGCTGTAATCCTTGTGTAGTAGGAGAGACTTTGATTGCAGTAGCAGGTCGGGGTTCAGTTACAATTCAACAATTAGCTGATGAGGGTAAAGACATTCCTGTGTTTGCTGTTGATCCCCAAAGTGGCGAAACTATTGTTAGGTGGGGGCGTAATCCTAGGTTGACTCGGAAGAATGCAGAGCTTGTTAAGGTAGTATTAGATGATAGTAGTTGTCTTAAGGTTACTCCTGATCATAAATTTCCGCTACGGGATGGAGGAGAGGTTGAGGCTAAGGATTTGAGAGAGGGTGATAGTCTATTTAGACACGATCAAATTTTAACCAAGTGGGGTGATGTTAGTGTTACTCGTTTTGGAGGAGGGGTTAAGACGCCTGAATACCACTTAATTGCTGAAGCAAAGTACGGTCGTAAATTTGATTGGGGCCGTAAGCGAGGTCAATATCATTGCCATCACGTAGACGGTAATCATCAAAATAATGATTGGGATAACATTGAAGTTAAATTGGCTGAAGATCATAATAGGGATCATAAGCTAGGCGATAATAATCCCATGCGTTTTTGGTGGCAGGGGTTAACTGAAGAACAAAAGCAAGTTTATCGTAATAATATGAGTGCCTCAATTTCTGGTGAATCGAATGGAATGTGGGGTAAGCAACATTCAGTTGAAACTAAGCGTAAGATTGGGGATAAAACTATTGAGCGTAATCAAGACCCTGATTATTTTGAGGGGTGGAAACAATCAGTGAAAGAAGGTTGGACCGAAGAGCACAGAGAAACTTTGAGCATTTCTATGTCAAAGTTAGCCTTTAACTTTGAAAAGGTGTGTAAGGGTTGTGGCAAGGCGTTTGTAGTAAGAGCTAAATCATTAGAGACAGGGGCTGGAAAGCGTAAGTGTTGTTCACGTAAATGTGCTATGGTTTTAGCATCTCAAGCTAGTGCTAACCGTTCTCTAGAGGAAAAATTAGAGACTGGTAGAAAACACAGTTTGAAGATGAAAGGGCGGAAGCATTCTGCAGAACATACAGCAAAGGTTGCTTTGTCACGAAGAACAGGAGAATTTAGAGCCGGTTCTGGGTCTAATCATAAGGTCGTTTTAGTACAACCTTGCGGCTATGGGGATGTCTATAACCTGACGGTAGACGAGTTTCATAACTATGCAGTGATAACAAGTTCTAACTTTGTAGAAAGGTATGAAAATCAAGCACTTAGTGGTATAAAAATCTCGAATTGTGGGGAGCAAATGCTTCCGGCAAATGGTGACTGTAATTTAGGACATGTTAACTTAGCAGTTATGGTCAAGGACCCATTTACAAGTAGTCCTAGGTTTGATTATGATGCTTTACGTACTGCAGCAACAAGCCTTGTTCGCTTTTTAGATAATGTTTTAGATGAAACCCGTTTCCCTACAGAGGCTCAGCGTGAAGAAGCGTTAAACAAGCGTAGGCTTGGTATTGGTTATACTGGATTAGCAAATGCTTTACAGCAACTTCGTGTTGCTTATGGTTCTACAACTGCAATACAATTAACCAAGAAGATAACAAAGGAGTTGTGTTATGCTGTTTATAGAGCTTCTATTGAACTAGCAAAAGAGCGGGGGCCGTTCCCGTTATTTGATAGGATCAAGTACACACTAGGTAAGTTTGTACAAACTTTACCAAAAGACATTATTGGAGATATCCAAAAGTATGGTATTCGCAATGCGCTATTGATGTCAATAGCGCCAACAGGTACAATATCTTTGTTAGCGGGGAATGTGTCTTCAGGTATTGAGCCTGTTTTCTTACACAATTACGAGCGTAAGGTTTTAGGTCCAGATGGGACTAAGAAGACTTATGAGGTTTACGATTATGGGTATCTTCAGTATCATGAAGTGACTTCCCCTCACTCCCCTATTGGTTCTATTGAGGTACCAGAATACTTTGTAACTGCCAAAGACCTTACTGTTGATCAGCATTTAGAGATGCAAGCTGCGGCTCAAGAATTTGTAGACTCCGCAATCTCTAAAACTATCAATTGTCCTACCGAGATGTCTTTCGAGGATTTTAAGGAAGTCTACACTAAGGCTTACAAGTTGGGGTTGAAGGGTTGTACAACGTACCGCCCAGACCCCAGGTCTGAGCGTGGAGAGGTTCTTTCCGAGAAGAAAGAGGCTCCTATAGTTCCACTTGAAAAAGTCCCCATGCAGGAAGTTTTGGATGGGAGACGTTATCGGATCAAATGGCCCTTGTCTGATAACGCATTGTATATAAACATCAATGACTATATAGATCAAAAGGGCCAACGTCGTCCCTTTGAGATCTTCATTAACTCTAAAAACTCAGAACACGAGGAATGGATAAAAGCTTTATCTTTACTCATAACTGCAATCTTTAGGCGAGAAGTGGATTCTTCTTTCATCATTGAGGAGTTGAAGCAAGTTTGTTCAGCAAGAGGGGGGACTTGGTATAAACAAAAATATGTTAACTCTCTAGTCGCTGCTGTAGGCTTTACGATTGAAGAACACTTCCGTTGGCTTGAGTTAATACCTCCAGAACAGGATGTCTTTAAGTTACCAGAAAATCTTGAAGGAAAGTTTCAAGTAACTGATTCAACCAATTTGCATGGAACCAAATGTACTAAATGCGGAGGATTTACCGTAATTAAGCAATCGAGTTGTTGGGTATGTATTAATTGTGGGGATTCCAAGTGTGGATAAAGCTAAATGTTACCTGAAGATGAGAAGTTTAGGCGTACAGTTAAAGCGCCTGACATGTCTAATTGGCCTTTTGACACACCTTGGATTATGTCAGAATTAAGAGTAAGAGGATTAACTGTTGTTAATGCTGCTTCCTTGAAGCCTGCTGAGATTTATGATTCAGTAGGAGCAACTTGGAGGTATCGAGCATTAAGAGCAGAAGCTCACTTACGGGATAGCATCATAGCTGCTGAAAAGTGTTGGCGATCAATTGTGAGAGAAACTCTACACAAAGTAAGGATTGGTAAGTACAAAGGGATGTAAATATGAAGACTAATCTAGCTTTAACTTCAACTGAGTCTTTGAAGAAAGAACTTGAAGAGCGTGGATTCAAGGTTTATCCAAAAGAGCGGATTCAACTATTGATGAACACTGCGCTTATATCAGAGGCTGTATTAAATCAAGCTAACTTGTATCAAGAGCTCATGATTTCTTATCAGAAGAGATCAATTGCTAATAGCTTATTAGAAGCAATGATAGAAAAAGGATTTATTTTGTTTGAAGAACGTACTGCACAGTTTTCATCCAAAGAAATAAAAGGAAGTTGTGTTGTTATAGTTCCGAAATGAGGATAATTCCTCAGGTGGCTAATACGGTTCATCCTATATTTTACCTAGATACCAAACTTTGGGAAGTTGATGGTGTTAGAGAACCAACTCTGCATGCTTTGCAGTCAGCCTTGCCTAAAGGCACAAGGATTGAAGAGTATTACCCTAATGGGTATAACCCTCCAAAGAATAAGGTAGAAGAACTTAAAACACCACCAATTTTAACGGTTAAACCTAAGAAAAAGGTAAAGACAATCACAGATATGTGCTTAGAGTTGTATTCCAATGATGTACCAGTAAAGGCAATTTGTGATAGACTTAGCCTTGAATTGCATGTAGTGAGACAAATTATTGCAGATGCTCACAAAGCTCAAGACCCTCGTGCTGTGTATTGGAGGGGTTCTAAAATGCGTTGGACTCAAGTGGAGTATGATAAATTAGAAGAGTGTTTGAAGCTAAAAATGCCTAGAAACGATATAGAACGTCTACTCGGAGTCTCTCATAGCGCTTTGGCGGGAGCTATTTGGCGCTTAAAGAATAAAACAGAAAACAAGGGAATAAGTTAAAATGGCGGATCCTCATTCTCTTAAGCCTGGTGATATAGTAACTCATCCCGAATGGCCAAAAGGCACAACAAGAACAGTAGTGAAGATAACTCCGTTTGTAAGAGTACTTCACGATCTTAAGGGGGGATCTTATACCAAACGGGATCCCAAAGAAAATTCAGTGGAACTAAATGAGTATGTGTTACCTCTTGCAGATATAGAGGACAATATTGTCCTAGCTGAGCGTGCTTTGTATCGTTATTGGATGGAAGCTGGTTTGGAAAAGGTAGACCTCACAAAATGAACACGAAAAGAAAATTGCAACCGAAAATGAAACAAGTACCCGAACGTGCCGCCCACTTTACGTAAAAATCCATATGACAGAAAGAAGTGGTTGGAAGAGAGTAAGAGGTGGTTAGAAGAGAATAATGCTCTTCACCAACGTATTAATAACTTGAATAAAACGAATAAAGTATTGCAGGATCAACGAAATAAGTATATGGAAGAGGTTGAGTCTTATGTAAAAAAGAATCAAGAACTTCAGATACAATTCAATATTACAAGTGTGGAATTAGCCTTAATGCGTGATATAGTCAAAGTCTTGATTAGAGTTATTGAAGAAAGTTAAGTTCAAAATGGCAGCACGTAGATTTGTAAACAAACCTGTTGAAGTTGAGGCAATCCAATGGGATGGCTCAATTACATCAGCAGATGAGATAGAAGCTTGGTCAGGGGGTAATACTTCTGCCCAACTTTTGCCACTAATGAATGCTTTTGTTCTTGTTGTTCAGACTAAAGAAGGGGAAATGACGGCTACTTCAGGAGATTGGATAATTCGTGGTATCAAAGGTGGGTATTACCCTTGTAAGTCAGATATGTTTGAAACAACGTTTCGTGAAGTAACCAAAGAAGTAAATAAGATAATGAATGACCAAGCAAGAGACGCAATGATAAGAGCCAATTTTATTTACATAGGATTTGGTGTTGCAGTTCAGTTTGACAAAGATGCTGTACCAGAAATTAATTGGGATCACATTGATGGTCCTTTGTTGTATATGCGTAGTGGTAAAATACACTGGTTGACGTTATGGGAAAGATTTCGTTGTTGGTTGGGGTTGGATGATGCTTTTACATTAGAACGTAAATATGATGCTGAGTTTGTTGATAAGTGGCTTGAGCGAGCAAAGTTTGAAGGTAAATACAAGTGAATACACAAATATATTGCTATGGGTGCTAGTGTTATTGTTTTGTAGTACTAATGATTTTATATTATTAAAATCAACTTGATTAATCAATTGAAGTAATATACACCCTAATAAATTGATTTCCTTGATTTCATAAAATCAGGGGATCAGATAAAAAGAGGGTCAAAAAGTCATGAAGCGTGTACGTATCACGAAAGAGGGTACTGTTGATAATCGTCATTTTAATGGTGGTAATCATACACAGGGTAGGCCACAGGGTGCTAAGAACAAAATGCCTGTGCAATTACGAGAAAAAGCAGCAGAGGCACATATAGCAAATGGTGGTATTATGCCACTGGATTTTATGTTGATGGTGCTTAGAGCAAATAGGGCTACTGGTGGTAGTGGTAGAAATAAATGGGAGTATCCTGTTTCTTGGGATGATAAGAAGTGGGCTGCTGATAGATTGCTTAATTGTTTCACACCAAAGCTTACAGCTACTACTCTTAAAGGTACAGTGCAGGTTCTAGCATTACCTCCTGAGGCTTTGAAGGGTTTGTCAGAGACTGAGTTATTGACTATGGAGAAGGCACTGGGTAAGATTGCATCAGGTGAGTCTAGTGGGTATACAAATGGACATGTTAATGAACTTGATATTGATGCAGCGGCGTATGTAGAAGAGTTAGGGGAAGACTAAAAGTAAGTGTCTTGGACAGTCCTCGCTCGCTGTTGGCTTTGGGAGATAACCGGCTCGGTTACTATGTACAATCTTGGTACGTATACTGGGAACACCGAAAGGCCTGAAGAATATAGCTTGACACTTGGCATAACTGGTCGGGGCCAGCTGTTAGTCTTCCTCTAACTCCCTAAAGGACTAAGGATGGTGAATACAACTCAAGTCCTAGCCCAGAGAATTGACTCTTTACGAGAGTCAGTAGCATTGTTTGGTTGTTTGGCTAAAGCTGATCCTTATCATGACAAATTTGGTCGATTTAGTTCTTCTCCTGGTATGGGGATTGTTTATTCTGATAAGCAGATGTATGGGGGTGGTAAGAAAGTCCCTTGGTCAGGCAGGCAACCTAACCCAACTGCAAATTGGGCTAAGCACTTTGCAGCGTATGTATACTTGAGTCACTTAGCAAAGACAGCTGAAGACCCTGCAAAGGCTAAACGTGCTCATACTGAGCTTGCTCATGCAAGTGATAAGATGCAGTACTGGGCGAGTAGGCCAGATTATGATGTGCAACTTGCTACGCGTCTAGCATCACAGATAAAGGCTAAGATACGTGAAGGTCACGTACCCAAAGTCTTTGAGAAGTAGTATCCTTCGCTTCATCCACAGTAAGGTGTACGCCTTTGGATGAAGTGAGGTTGGACTGATAAAGTAAGTGGCCTGGACCGTCCTCGCTCGCGGTCAAACAGTTTATCTAGCCACTTCGATCAAAAAGCTGTCGAGGCAGGCTTTATCAGTCTTACACTCTTTGCTGCTATAGCTCCAATTGGTAGAGCAGCTGCCTTGTAAGCAGTCGGTTGGTAGTTCGAATCTATCTAGCAGCACCACACTATGGAGAAACATCAAAATGAGTGTTAGAGAAATCGAAGCTGCCTTTTTGATTATTGAGGCTTCTTTTGTTGAAGAAAAGGAACCTGACGAAGACGCTCGTAGGAGTATGCTACAAATAGCAAGACAATTCTTTGTAGACATCCACACTCTAGCGGAGGCAGCAGAAATCCTATGCCAGCAAAGCATAAAGGAAGTCAAGTGAACGTAGATATTACAACTCTTAGCGTTGAGGAATTCCTTAAGCAAGATCGTAGTTGGCCGAGAAATCATCGTATTACTCACGCTCGTATGCAAAAGTGCAAATCTAAAACCCCAGAGGCTAAGGCTTTTTGGGCTGCTGTGCTTGAAGCTAATGGTACGTTAGTTGACCCTCCTAGGGCTTTCTGGGTGTAACTTTAGAGATGGTGGCCCCTACCAATGAGTTCCGGAACTCAAAGTGGAGCGGAGGTCTGGTTGTGATCTGGAATATTGGTTGCAACTTGGTGCAAGCGGGGGCCGGCATAGGATAAGCCCGCACTTTTTAGGTGACATCGAGCTTCCATCCTTGATGGACTAAGTCTGTAAGGCTCAAGGATCGTCGTAGGAAAGTTAAAACGGGTTGCCCTCCACACCCCTAGCGGCGGACCTGTAAAACTCGCCCTTGGCCTTCTATAAGAATTTGAGAGCGTATGAGTGAGAATCAAAGATTAAAGTTGGTAGAATACTTTTCGTGGATGGTAGTTTTGATTGGAATATGTTTCCCTTTTGTATATTAATACAAAAGCGTGAGTGGTATCCTTTGTGTTGCTGAAATCTTTGTTGCCTAAATTACTGATTAATGAATTATTTATTGATTAAGTGTCTTTAGAGAATATTATTCCGTCTTCGCCCAGGCGACCAGAGAATATTATTCTCTTTACAAGTTAAAACACTAAAAGCTGATCCTTTTGTAATAAAGTACAAATATGCTTTACCCCGTAAAAGAAAATTATTCTCTTCGTCCTAGGAAGATCTAGAATAAAATTCTTCACGTCGCTTAAGGTTGCGAAGAATAAAATTCTCTTTAGTGTTTTTCTAAACCCTAAAGTTAAGGACGCTTATCTGTGGGCCTTCAAACACAACTACAGATCATGAACCTTCAACTGGACCTGGTAAAGGTCCAGCAGGGAATGAACAAAGCTTTCAACCCGGAAGAGCCTAGAGATAAATCTGGGAAGTGGTCCTCTTCTGGTTCTAAACCTTACCTTGTATTTAGTCATAAAGAAATTGTACAGCCAGGAGAACAATACGATCATTATCATATTAGGGATGTATTTAACCAAAGGGTTGGTTCAGTTGTTTTGAATGTTGCAGATCCTAAGCATTTGTACGTAGAATGGGTAGGTAAGGATTTGAGTATTGAGTCTAGTCCAGAAAATGAAAGTGCAGTATCAGCTTTTGATAAACCTTTGGGTCTTGGCTCTAGTAGTGTTCGAGATATAGCTAGACAACTCAAACGTCTTTACCCTAAAGCAGAGACAATATCTGGAGACCGGGTTAGTGGTGCTCGTCATTACGGTAAGCCAAGGGATGTAGGGTATTATGATTCATTAGCTACAGTACGTACAAGCACTATTAAAAGACTACAAAAACAACTTAAGTTGATCAAAGGTAGGTACTCGTGTCTGGCTTAATAGACGTATCTGAGGCTTTACGTACAGTACGTGTTGAACGTCTGTTAAGAGCAAGTGCGACTAAACTTAAACCACCACAGCCTTGTTCAAGAGAAAACTGGCCGCCTAATTACGACAGCGTTTTAGTTTGGCGTAAAAACCAGTTGGATAAGTTTGAGTTTAGACCTGAACTTATCGAATCAGCTAAAGCTTACTACAAGGAACACTCATTAGAGTGGATTAATCATTGGGTTGATTTATATGAGCCACGTAATGTTGGTAAAGAAGGTAAGCTTACTCGATTTCCATTTATTATGTTTCCTAAGCAAGTAGAAATGTTACAGTTCCTTCTTTCTTGTTTGAAAGATGAGCAACCGGGCTTAATTGAAAAGTCGAGAGATATGGGAGCAACTTGGATTGGAGTTGCTTTCTCAGTTTGGCTTTGGTTATTTTGGCCTAGCTCTCAAATTGGTTGGGGCTCAGCTACCCAACCAAAAGTGGATAAGCTGGGTGATCCCGACTCAATCTTTGAAAAGATTAGGATGATGATTCGCGGTTTACCAGAAGTGTTTTTACCTCAAGGATTAGAACCGCGTGATCATCTTACCTTTATGCGTTGTATTAACCCTTCAAACGGATCAGTTATAAAAGGAGAAATTGGGGATAATATTGGTAGAGGTGGGCGCACACTTCTCTACATGAAAGATGAGAGTAGCCATTACGAGCATCCAGAGTTGATTGAAGCGTCTTTAGGGGATACTACTCGTGTCCCAATTGATATGTCTTCTGTTAATGGGCCTGGTAACTTATTCCATAGAACTCGTGAGGGTGGTATTGATTGGTACCCTGGTGCTGTAATACCGAGAGGCAAAACACGTGTTCTTGTTATGGATTGGAGGGATCACCCTGATAAAACAGAAGAGTGGTACGCTGAACGTAGAAGAAACGCAGAAGACAAAGGTACACTACATCTTTTAGCTCAAGAAGTAGATCGTAACTATACTGCAGCATTAGCTGGTGTCATTATACCTAATGAGTGGGTGAAAGCGTCAATTGACGCTCACTTACATGCCAATGTAACTTCTCTTGAAGGTTGGCACGAAGGTGGGCCCTGGGGTGCAGCTTTAGACGTAGCTGATGAAGGTGGTGACCGTAATGCCCTATCTAAGCGCCAGGGGGTAGTCCTACGCTTTGCGGAAGAGTGGGGTGCTAGAGACCCCGGCGTAACAGCTAGACGTGCTGTAGCAGCTGTCTTAGGTTTAGGAGCCTTATCCCTTCAGTACGATTGTATTGGAGTTGGTGCCGCTGTTAAAGCTGAGACAAATCGCTTAATGGAAGAAAAAGATAGTGAAGGTAAGCTAATTATACCAAAAGGATTACAGTTTATTGCATGGAATGCTGGTTCATCTGTGTTATACCCTAATGCAAGAGTCAATGAAGGTGACCTAGACTCACCTAAGAACAAAGATTTCTATGCCAACCTAAAAGCACAAGCTTGGTGGGAATTGCGCAACCGTTTCCTTCGTACATATCAAGTTGTTACACAAGGTGTTAAACACGATCCAGACACGTTAATCTCACTTGACTCTAAGCTACCTCTTTTACGTAAGATTGAGAAAGAGTTGTCACAAGCTACTGCGTCTAAGAACTCTAGGTTAAAACTTTTAGTTGACAAATCACCAGATGGTACGGTATCACCTAACCTGGCAGATTCAATTGTTATGAATTACTGGCCGGTAGTCCAACCTACGTTCATGCTTGGAATGGGTCCTAAAGTCTTCAAGGACGGGGAGGTGTATGATTCTAAACACCCGGATAAGTGATTATCAAAAGACTGAAGGGGTGTGGGCATGACTGACGAAGCAAGTAAAGACCTCTACGTAAAAACGTACTCCAGAGAACCGTTAGCTCCAGAAGAACTTGCTCGTGTACGTAGGTTACTGGACGCTGACGATAAGGCTTCTTGGTTTTGGGCTATGTTCAGGCGTTGGGTACTTTGGCTTGGAGGGATTTCAGTCGCAGTTATTTCAAGTTATGACTTTCTTGTAAAAGTTGTGAGGGGTCTCGCAAAATGAGAGAGTCTATGAAACGCGTTGTAAGTAATTTAATCCCCGCTCTTGTCGCCATACTTTTTATGGGTCCTTTTGTTTACATGTTAATTGACCGGGAGCCGCCCTACATAAGGAAGGATGGTAGGGTTATTCCTGAAGAGCCTTACCCAGGAGATGAGATTGAAATTTCTTGGGATATCCAAACAATACGTGTATGTAATCCTTCTTCTCCGAGAAATGTTACACGAGAAATTGTGGATAAGACTGGTGCTATTTGGAGTTATGATTACTTTCCTTCAGTGTATGGGAGAGAATCTGCTAAAGGTGATCCTAACCAACTCAATCGTGTGTTTACTCTTCATCCCAGCACTGCTCCTGGGTTAGCAACGTATCGGAGTAGTGCTTGCTTTGCTTGTAATATGTTGCAATACGCTTGGCCGGTTTGTGTAAACCGGCCAGACATCAAGTTTACGGTAAGAGCCCCCAAAGACAAAGTCAAACAAGGACAACCCTAAGATGTGGTTTATAATCTTGCAGTTTATGATGCTTACTCCACACTCAGTTCATGCTTTGGTGTCTTCAAAGACTGGCTATGATACTTTAGAGATGTGTCAAAGTCAGAAGCGAGAGTTAGAGAGCGATGTGAACAAATTGATAAAGACAATCTTTGGATCAACTGTTACGTTCAAAGACGCAAAGCTTGAGTGTAAAGAAATCAAAAGTGGTACTTCAATATAAGGAATGCTCAATGAAGATCTTACGTATTGTTGCTTACATCGCTGTAATAGCTTGGTTAGGGGTTATTTTAGGGAGTCTGGTTGTTCATTCCCGCCCGGGACACTGGGTAAGTTCTGGGGACCCTGAAATGGATCAGTGGTTTCATGACCAACGTATACCTGGTAGTCGTGAGCGGTGTTGTGATGTAGCTGATGGGCGCTTTGTTGAGGAAGACATTCGGAATGGTCATTATTGGATACGTAGTGAAGAAACAAAGGGACAATGGGTGCCTGTTCCTGATGGAGCTATAATAAATTCCAGTAATAAATGGGGGTTACCTGCGGTTTGGTGGGGGGGCTCTGACGGAACTGGTGAGCTTTACATACGTTGTTACGCTCCTGGAGCTAAGACCTAAAAAGGTATAGTTTGAAATGGCAACGCCTAACGCCTTAAACGCTCTAGGAACCCGTATCTATAACCTATTTCGCATTGGGCCGTTGCCCAAAGCAACGCCTTTTAGGGAAAGGGGGGATTAAAAGGAGATGGAACCATTATACTTTTATGTGTATGAGCATGTTCGACCAGATACCGGACAAGTTTTTTACGTGGGTAAAGGCAAGGGTAGCCGGGCCTCCAACTTTGGAGGTAGAAGTAATTTACATAAGCGAATAGTAGCCAAACTAAAAAATTTGGGTTTATCAATTGAAGTAAGGATGGTGAAGACATTACTAACTGAGACTCAAGCTTTGGCACTAGAGCGGGAATTAGTAAAGAAATACGGTAGAATAAATCTAGGTACAGGCACTCTTTGTAATTTGACGAATGGTGGAGATAAATCTGTTACTGGGTTTAAGCATTCTGAAGAAGCAAAACAAAAATTCTCAGAGAGAAATAGATATAATCAACAAAATGGGGGTTATACTAAAGGTAGAAAGTTGAGTGATGCTCATAAGACCGCACTCAGATTAGCGAAGTCTAATAAGACTAAAGAAGAATTGGTAAATTGGCGTAAGGCAATTTCAGATTCCTTGGTGGGGAATACGCGTACAAAAGGACGTAAACTTTCAGAAGAACATAAGACAAATATTAGTATGGGGCTAAAAAGATTTAGAGCTAGTCTTTCTGTTGAAGAAAGAAATAACTACAAACGAATATGTACTGATATACATATTGGGAATAAATACGCAAACAAGCTTAAAAACAAGCCTAAATCTTTGGAGCATAAAGCAAAGTTAGTTGCCCACTTAAATATACATAACAAGACCCAAGCAATGCGGGAATTATTAGCCTCACGTAGGGGGCCGGATGGCCACTTTGGCTCTAAAAAAGAGGAGAGAGCCTGTGGCTAAAGTTCCTTATGGAGCACGTCTTGCTGGTTTTGGTTCTAGAATTACTAATTTGTTTAGAACCGGGCCGTTACCTAAGGCTACTCCCTTCTCCGAACAAGGAGTGTCAGGAACCGCCGTTTATGGCGGTTTAATTCTACAACGTGAGCGCGATGCTCGGCTTGTTGGCCCACAAAAGTGGATTACCTTTACTGACCTTATGGTTAACACTTCCATTGTAGCTGCTGGTACGCGCTACATGTTGAACTTGATCTCTTATGCTAAATGGAAAGTTGAGCCAGCAGATGATTCTCCTGCAGCCAAACAAATTGCAGAATTATTTGAGGATGTGATTCAAGACACAGCTACACCTTGGCGTAGAATTGTACGCCGTTCTGCTATGTACCGTTTCCACGGTTTTGGTATCCAGGAATGGACAGCTAAGAAACGCGATGATGGCAAAGTGGGCTTTGATGATATTGAAGCTCGGCCTCAGCATACAATTGAGCGTTGGGAACTTGACGATAACGGTTCTGTGGTTGGAGTGTGGCAACGTGCTCCTATAGGTGGGGCTTTGCTTTATATCCCACGCTCCAAAGTTATGTACATGGTAGACGATACTTTAACTGATTCCCCAGAAGGAATTGGTTTGTATCGTCATCTTATCGAGCCTTGGGAACGCTTGAAGAAATATTTCGAGCTAGAAGGTCGAGGCTTTGAACGTGACTTACGTGGTATCCCCATTGGACGGGTGCCTTACACTGCAATACGTAAAGCTGTACAAGCGGGTCAATTAACCAAAGAAGATGCTACTGGAATTACTCAAGCTGTTGAAGACTTCGTTAAGATGCAATCCAAGTCTAACGATACTTCAATCGTTATGGACTCAGCCCCGTACATTGTTGAGACTGATTCTGGTCCTTCAGTTTCAAGTGCAATGCAGTTTGGTGTGGAACTCCTGCAAGGTGGTTCAGTTGGCTTTGCTGAAATTGGTCAAGCTATTGATCGTACTATTCTAGAAATGGCGCGTATTCTTGGCGTTGAGAACTTATTGCTTGGAGACAAAGGTGGTGGTTCTAGAGCTCTAGCATCCGACAAGTCTCAGAATTTCTATCTTGTTGTTAATGGTACCCTGGATGAAATTACTGATGCTTGTAATAAGGATGTTATTGAACCTCTTTGTGACTTGAATGGTATTAAAGATGAATTACGTCCTAAGTTAAAGCACTCTGAGTTGGCTTTCCGTACTGTTCAAGAGATTACAGCTTCATTAGCGCAAATGGCTACAGCTGGTGCTGTCTTACGTCCCGATGATCCAGCGATTGATGATGTACGTGATTTGTTGGGTATTGAGCGTCAGCCTGAGCCTGATATGGATATGTATCAGCAGCAGCAACAAGCTAAGGCTGGAATGAAGTTTGGTCCAGATGGCAAGCCAGTAGACCCAGTAAAGATGGCTGAAGCAACAGCTAGAGCTAAGTTTGCTGGCCAAACCCCGGGACAACCTGGCGGGGGTGGAGGTCAACCTGGTGGTAACGGTGGAACCCAACCTTCAGTTAACGGTTCTCAGCCTCCAGCAAAGTCTGGGGGTAAAGGTTCAGCTGGGAATCAGAATGTTACAAACCCAAAGAACGTCAAGAAGTTCTTTGACCTTGATGATGTTGAGAGTTGGGACGAGGAATTCACTAAAGCCAATCGTGGGTATAAACCTAGAGATAGTCACGGTCGGTTTACAGCTGGTTTCGGTAGTGCGTCAAGCTCTCCTGGAATACATGAACACCCTCAGGAAACCCCACCTCAGCCTTCAGCCTTTGCAAATGTTCCTGGGTTGAAAGGTAAGGTATTACGTACAAAAGAATGGTTATCGTCAGAACCTGTTAAACAAACAGTTAAGAATGAATCTTTATTTATAGCAAAGGAAGCAATTGGGCATATCTTGACTTTTATTGCTGGTACAGCAATTGAACATAAGTTAGGTAGCCAAGACCCAGGCTTACATCAAGATGTGAGGAATTTTATCTATTCTACTGTCCATCACTTTAGTAGGAGTACTCCTGAAGGTCAGCCCAAGCCTGGTGCTTTGGATTATGTTACATTAGCACATGCTCGTGCAGCTTTGCATTTAGCTATACAGGTATTCCAAAAGTTGCGTGAGTCTGAGATTAAGAAAGCTGATGAAACTGACCCAATCTTGGAAATACTTCAGGCATTGCAAGAAGACCTTGACAATATGGGGTCTGATGAAGACTTATCTAAAGCCTTCAACCCAGATGAACCCCGGGATAAGTCTGGGAAATGGGCTACTACTGTTTTTCATGGGACTAATGAAAAGACACTAAGTCAAATTATGCGAGAGGGATTAAAACCTCAAGGAGGAAAAGGTGCTGATCGTTTTATTATGAAAGGGATGTCTAAGGCTGAGAAGCAGGAGCTAATAAGGGATACTAAAGGTTATGTTTACGTGTCTTTTGACTGGGAACAAGCAGCAGGGTTTGCAGATTTAGCTGCTGAAATCAATAAGTCAGAACCTGTAATTTTGGAAATAAAGATACCAAAAGAGGAATTTGATAAGCGAGCTAGTGCAGATGTTACTGAGGGTTTTACTGGGAAGAATTCAGACTTCAAATTTAAAGGAGAAGTTAAGCCAGAGTGGATTGTTGGTATTGCTAAAGAGCCTACAACAAAAGTTTTCAATGAGCGTATAGAAAAAGGGCTGTCTGATTCTGTGACTTTATTTATGGTTTTAATTCCTAAAAAGCAGGGTTCTGTTGAGAAAGCTAATCCCTACCATGACGGAAGAGGACGCTTTACAGATGTTGCTGGTGCCCGCCGTCCTATCACTGCGTCTAGACATGCCGCAACGTTGGCTATGGATCAAGAGTACGCCCAAAAGGCGGCCACACGTTCTTTGACACTGAAGCATGCTCTAAGCGTAACAGCAGCTGTAGCTGGATTGAGCCTTGTGGATAGAGCCTTTGAGGTTGCCAAATGGTTTAGAACAAGTTCTTCAGCTGAAGTCTTGAAAGATCACGCTTCAGTATTGGGTCGTGAGGGAGTTGCACAACTTGCTTCTCATCTGTTAAACCAAGCAACAAAAGACCAAGGTGTGCCTTTCTCTGCTCCTATTCAAAGGCAAGTCAATTCCCTAATTGAGCGTACGGTATTGGGAGAGGCTCAGCAAAGAGATATCACAATTGGTCAAGCGCGAGCTACGGTCAAGGTTTTCCTAAATCTCTTAAAGGCTTATCGTAAGGGTCAGATAGAGAAAGTTCAAGTCGATGCGTCCGATCCTGTTGTTGCTATTTTAGATTACTTAATTGGAATGCTTGACGATATGGATCAGCGTGAAAATGATGAACAAGCCTTACCTCAAGAAACAATAGCTAAGATCACACGTTTTATTGAGGATGGTGAAGGTTTAGAGATCATCGCTCAAGAGATACTCGAATGAATTCGTTAGCGCAGTTACGAGTTGGTGATACTTTCCGGTCAAACGGTAAGACGTATTGTGTCTTGGCTTTGAGCAAAGCTTTCAACCCAATAGAGAAAGCTAACCCCTACCATGACGCTAAGGGGCGTTTCTCAAATTTTTTACAAGTAGGCTTCAAAGCTACGTCTGAATTTATTCATGGTAAGTCGGCTAGACAAGTCTTAATTTCTGTAGCAAAACATCCAAAGACAAAACAGTCGGTAAAAGACCTTGTTGCCTTGGCTTTGTCTTCCATCGTAGGGTACGCCGCAAAGAATGGGTCTTGGAATACTCTTCATGGCCCTGATGTTGATGAGTACATTTCATATGTTGTACATAATCTGTCAACGACAATGGGTGTGCCAAAAGAACAGACCAAAACAATCTTGAAGAGTTCTGTAGCAGCGTTGAAGTCTTTGCGTAACAAACAGCCTGAGATAAAGAAGGATCTTGATCCTGTCTTAGAGATCTTAACTCAATTAAAAGAAGCAATTGATCTCTATGCTCCAGATATGGAGAAAGTTAATACAAGCGGAGTTAAGGTTGATTTAGAACATGATGGGCCTTGGATGTCTTGCATGAGTCAAGATGGCAAGACAATGTATCAGAATAAGAACTTACCGGAAAAGACTACAATTAAAGATAAAGAAGTTATTGTATCTGATATGCTTTTACAACATGAGGTCGCTGAGAAGACCAAGATTGATGCTTTGTTGCAAGATTTTAAGGACAAAGAAGGTCGTGAGCCTAACGAAGAAGAGCGGAAGACACTTTACTTGAAGGCCCATAACGAGGCTGGAACGCCAACTGAGCGGGCTTATGCTAAAGACAATGATATTGATTGGGATGCTTGGTCGGCTTGGTGTCGTGGTCAGGAAGCTCAATTAGAAAAGGAGTCGTTTACCAACCAGCCGAAAGACGCTGACGTTAAGCCTATTCCTCACGGTCATGGTGATTTAGAAATCACCAACAAGGCTAATCCGTATCACGACAAATTGGGAAGGTTCACTACAGCTGCTATAGAAAAATTCAATCCCCATCACGATGAGCGAGGACGTTTTGCTACATCAGACTCGGCTAAAGGTTCTGCTGTAGCTTTATTACGACAAAATCTAAAGCCAGAACTTACTTTAGATGATGTATTGAAAATAATACCGGGCGATACAACAACGGCAATAGCACGAGCAAAGGAATTGATTGCTTCTAACCCTTCAACAAAAGAACAGCATACAACTGCTGATGGTCAGTATACTCCAGCACGTCAAGCTTTGCATAAGAACTTATTGGAGCATTTGTTTAGGAAAGACATTATTCAAGCTGCAACTCCAGACCCTGGTAAAGCCCCAGAATTGATTATGACGGGTGGTCGCCCAGGTTCAGGTAAGACTTCTGCCTTAGAAGGAATCGATAAATCAAAGTATTTCTACTTATCAGCAGATACAATTAGAGAATCTATGCCGGGCTACAATGGCGCTAATGCAGAACTCTATCTACCAGAAGCGAGAGATTTAGTAGCACAGGCGGAGCGTATTGCACGTAGTGCTGGTTTGAATATAATATATGACGCTACAATGGCTGTAACTCAGCAAGCGCAAGAGCGCGTTGCTGCGTATAAAGCTGCGGGGTATGATGTAAAAGGTTACTACGTTCACGCAGCACCTGAAACCGCTACAAGTAGAGCTATGTCTCGATTTATGTCAACTGGTTATTTTGTACCTCCTGAGGTACCTTTTAACCAACGTACAAACGAGCAAACCTTTGACACTCTAAAACCAAGCTTGAAGCATTGGGTGCTTATAGACAATAACGGTAGCAAAGCTAAGATTGTTGCAGAAGGAGGACAGCCTTGAAAGAGCTTTATTTTTGGTATATAAAAGATAGTGGTTGGTATTGGGGCGAAGACCCTGATAAGAGTGTGCGCTCTAAAACCAACAAAGCAGTTGGTCCTTTTGCTTCTTGGGACCAATTGCTCTTTGCTTGGGATCGAGCTAAGGAAGTCTTATAATGAGAGAACAGGATCTAGACCACGACTTTCCTGTTACACTTCCGACTGATCCTTTGTATTCGGAAAAGTACCTCAAGTGGCAACAAGCCTTTGCCAAGCAGGTTAGGGGCGTAGTCTCCCAGGAGAGCTCGCTGAGGAGTCATTTAGGGGACCAGGCAGGTGAGCCGAGCCAAACCTAAAAAACGCGCCTCTGACCGAACTGAGGACCCTTCGAGTGTAGCTTACGAGGAAGGTCAAAAAGTCTTTGCTAAGATTAGAGGACAGGAATTCAAGGGGGAGATACAAGGACATATTTTCCCAGATTTGTGGATTGTAAATATAGGTAAACCATACTCTGAATTGACTTATAATTATTCTTCGCTATTGGTTTTGGGTTGTAACTTAAGGCTAAGAGAGTGAGTGTGTAGTTATGGCAATCGAAACAATCTTCATAGGTTCTCAGCCTTATCTTGTGTACGCAGATGTTGCAACTGCAGATGAGTATATGGCTGCTGCGTTCCAGGGGGATTCTTGGCGATCTGCTACCACTGATGATAAAAACCGTTCATTAATTACAGCTACGCGTATTCTAGATAGACAAGTTTGGCGGGGAGTTAAGTTTGATTCTAATCAATATAATCAATTTCCACGTAAGGAAATGGGCATCGAAGGTTTAGATGATTCTGCTGGGGTAATTCCTGACGGGATTGTAGCTGGGTCTATTGAGTTGGCTTTGGCCTTGCTTAATGGGTCTACAGTACAAGATCAACAGTCAATAACTGAACGTGTACGGTCATTGACCGCGGGTTCTGTGTCTATCACAAACTTCCGTGGTATTGATGCCACCTTCTTGGGTTCTGGGGGGCCTAGGTTCCCAATCATTATTCAAGAACTGGTTGGTTTGTACTTAGCTGGTTCTGGGAACTTCCCGAGTAATAAAGCGGTTGGGGTTCATGAGAAATCTAAATTCCCCGGAGATTACGGATTTAGTCGAGGAGTATGAGGTAGTAGTAAAGAGTTTCTTGCCTGGGTAGGACCAGCCCTCCGCTGTTTCCCAAAGGGCAAGGAAGAGCGTGCAGCCGACGGTTGGCCTCCAAACCCCCCGACTCCCCGCTACCGTCGGCTGCATTGCCCTACAAAAGGTTTTCAAGGTAAAACAGCGCGCGTACCCCAAAGGCAGAGGGATGGGACTTAAAATCCTTTCAGTGTCAGTTCGAGTCTGACGGCGCGCACCAAAATCCCCCAAAGGAAAAATAAGAATGTCTGAACGAATACGGGTGTTCGTCGGTACTCCAGCCAATAATGAAGATTTAGAATGCCAGGCGGTTTTTGCCTGGTCTTTGCGTAAGCACCACCCTCAGGATGATGTTGATATTATTTGGATGATGCTTTCTCGCGACCCGAATAGCTTTTGGTATAGTGACCCACAAGCAAATCCTCGTAAGGGGTGGAATATGCGAGGAGCAGCCACACCCTTTTCCAGTCTTCGTTGGGGTATTCCAGCGGCTTGTGAGTTTCAAGGCAAGGCGATCTATTGTGATTGTGATCAAATCTTTATTGCGGATGTTGCAGAACTCTGGAATCAAACAATTCCAGATGGTAAAGCCCTACTTATGTCTAAAATTGGGGCTTCATGTGTTATGCTCATGGATAATGAGCGTATGAAGAAAGTCTTACCTCCAATTGAACACTTAAAGACAGTGGAGGGGGCTTATCGTCCTGTGCGTAGTACTATAGCTAAACATGCGGGGGTGTTTCAAGGTGAGTGGAATTGTTTAGATGGTAAGGATGATGATAAGGCTCAATATCGTCCGACTATATATGATGGGAAGGTAAAGCTTATACACTATACTAATATCCCCACACAACCAAATCACAAACATGCTCGTGCTAGGTTAAAGTTGGAGGGTAAGCCTCATTGGTACAATGGTAGAGATGAACTTCATCCTATGCCCGAAATACCTGAATTGTTTGACCGTATGTTAGCAGAGGCCAATGCAGCGGGTCAAGGTCCTGAGACCTTTCGTGTTCCAGTTGAGTTTGGGGATTATGGTAGGGGACGATGATAGATATTACTACGTATGATATGGGATTGTATGATTCTGGAGACCCTAAAGAACCTTCCGTTAAACCATTAAAGATAATGGATATTTCTGAGTATTGTATCAAGATTAAAAAGGTGTACTTAATTTTTGCTAAAGTTAGACGAGGAGTACTTGTACAAATCTTTTGCCCTTATGATCTAAATGATGATTGTGGTTCTAAGATCCATTACTTTGTAGATGAAGATTGGAATGAAGGTTTGGCTTTAAGGTCGCAAATATTAGGTATAGCTTCTTGGAAGTTGTTGTCTTTGATCAAAGAAGGTAGAGAAGGGCTATGATCTTAAGCGCGCAGTCAATACGTAAGTTGTGTCTTGAGTCCAGTTTAATTTCACCCTTTACTGATCGTAAGGTACATCCTAGTGGGATGAGCTACGGTTTGTCCTCAGCAGGTTATGATATTCGTTTAGGAGCTATGGTTAATCTTGCTCCTCGTTCTTACACATTAGGGGCGACTTTAGAACAGTTCTTTATCCCATCCTTTTTAGTAATGCGTGTTCATGATAAATCATCTTGGGCTCGTAAGGGTTTGTTTGTACAAAATACAATTGGTGAGCCTGTTTGGAGAGGCTTTCTTACCTTGGAGTTATCCAACGAAACAAAAGAGTGGATTTACTTAGATGCGGGTACGCCAATTGCTCAAGTAATATTCGAGCAATTAGATGAACCCACAATTCAGCCCTATAAAGGTAAGTACCAGGATCAAGAATCCGGTCCGCAACCTGCAAGGATTGAGAAAGATGAAACTGAGTGAAGTACCTTAAAATAGAGGTTATAAACATTGAGTAATTCTATATTTGTGTTTGGTTCAAACCTTAAAGGTAGGCACGGGGCGGGAGCGGCTTTACATGCTCGACAACATCATGGGGCTGTTTATGGTGCTTGGGTAGGACGTACAGGTAATGCTTATGCAATCCCTACAAAAGATAGCACGCTACGTCCGTTGTCTTTAGCGGCTATAAAGTGCTACGTTGCAGATTTCTTGTTGTACGCGGCTATACATGAAGATTTAGAGTTTAATGTTACTAGAATCGGTTGTGGGTTAGCTGGTTACAAGGACGAGGATATTGCTCCTATGTTTGCTAGTGCTACCAGGAACTGTAAGTTACCCCAGGAATGGGTGAAGTATTGAATTATAGGTTAAAGCAGGATGCTTGATCTTATATCTTCCGAGTATTTGGAAGAACAAAAGCGCCTACACTTACTAGGCGGGTACGGTGAACGGGGTGATCGTTGGGTCACCCCTATCATTTATCTAAAGGGGTATCTCAAGGCACAATCAATTTTGGATTATGGCTGTGGGGCTGGGGCTTTAGCTAAGGCTTTGAGTTGGTACTATCTTGCTGCTGAAGAATATGACCCAGCCATAGAAGAAAAATCAAATCTTCCTGAGCCTTGTGATTTAGTTATTTGTACAGATGTATTAGAACATATTGAGCCTGATTTACTAGATAATGTACTTGAGCATTTACATTCCTTAACTAAGGTTGCGCTCTTTGCTGTAATTTCAACTCGTCCAGCAGGTAAGTTACTTTCCGATGGGTCTAATGCACATCTTATCGTCAAACCGGGGTTGTGGTGGCGAGCTAGGGTAGACAGACAATTTAGTGTTAAAGCCGTCTGGAAATTTGAGAAGGATGAGTGGGTGGCTTTGATGTACCCTAGGAGGTTGACTTGAACCTTAGAATCTCTATTCAAGTACCAGATAGTTATGAACTTAAACCAGAACATCTTAAAATTATGATACAGAATAGTTTGTGGTGGTATGCTCGGGGGCTTGATGATGAAGAAAATACCCCTACCAAGACTTTTAATACTGAGGTGAAAGTTTTTGTAGCTGATGAAAAAGACTTTGTCTAAATGGGTTACGGTGACGAAATTTTGGGTACAGGCTTGGCCAGAGGCGCACGTGATCGTGGTAAGCGTATTGCTTTTGGTGACGGACGTACTATCTTGTGGGCTCAAACTGGTGAACTGATTTATAGGAATAACCCTAATATAGCGCCTCCTGGTAGTGAAGGAGCTCCTGACTTAGAATGGATAGCGCACTATAAACATAACCGTATTTATTTTAGTAAGAGCACTCAGGGAGCTAACTGGGTTTACGACCCCAATTTTAGAGCAATACCGGGTCAGATTTTCTTTAATAAAGCCGAATGTGAATTAGCAAGAAAAATAAAGCCGAGGTATGTACTGATAGAGCCTCGGGTAAAACCGGTCTATCCTAACAAACAATGGCCTTACGAGCGTTATCAACAAGTAGCCAAGATGTTGTTACGGGCAGGGTTTACTGTTTGTCAATTTATGTATGATACCAATCACTACAATACAACCATGTTCCCTGGGGTGAAGCCAATTGTAACTAAGAACTTCCGTCAGGCTTTAGTCGCTCTTTCTCAGGCTAAGTTATATATAGGTCCTGAAGGTGGGTTAGCACACGGTGCAGCGGCGTTGGGTGTAAAGGCGGTTGTTCTCTTTGGGGGCTTCACTGATCCAAAAATCTTGGGCTACCCTACCAATGTCAACTTAACGGGCGGGACAGAGCCCTGCGGCTCCCTTAGCCGATGCAGCCACTGTATAGAAGCGATGAAGGCGATTAGTATCGACCAGGTGTATCGTAGTGCCTTGGGGTTACTGACATGATCATCGAAATTTATCCAGATTGGGTTTTGATAAATGGGGTTAAAGTTAATCGTCCCTCCCGTATAGCCCGTAGTGAGTGGATGAAATGGTGGGAAAATACTGAGTGGTTAAATGGTAGAAATAGAAGAGATATAGAATGATTCATATTGTCTCTTGGTTTTGGGGGAACAAGTACAAGCCTTACTTCTTGATGAAGTTGCGTAAGGCTTTAGTCCGTAACATAAAACAGCCTTTCATTTTTCACGTTGTGACTGACGCTCAAAATAATAACATTCTTCTCCCAGGGTGCTACCGTTGGAATATAGCCGACCCGCAATTACTACAAGAGCCTGGATGTATTGTTAGGATGAGGCTTTTTGATTGGAAATGGTTGGAAGCTCACAGCATAAAGAAGGGGGAGAAGGTTGTTAATTTAGATATTGACTCAATTGTTACAGGTCAACTTGATCCTTTGTTTGATATGTATGAAGAGTTTGCTATATTACAAGGTATTAATTCAACAAACCCTAACCCATACAATGGTTCCTTTTGGATGTTTAAGGCGGGAGATTATCAAGATGTCTGGGATGAGTTTTCGTTAGAGGCTTTACACAAAGTACCAAAGCACTCAATCTTTGATGATCAAGCTTGGTTACATCATATGCTCCCTAATGCTTGTGAGTGGGGTCCTGAACAAGGGGTGTACGGCTTTAAGAAAAAACACTGGCCTTCTGGAGATGATTTACCCGAGAACGCAAGGCTTGTTGTATTCCCAGGACGGCGGGACCCTCGTAAGTTAGGTCACCTGGATTGGGTAGATACCCATTGGGGAGCAGTTCACAAAATGTCTAAACAAGAATTGGCGGGATTATGTTAATCACTCAGAAATACCTAGAAGAGCAGCGTCGTCTGCACGCTGAGGATCAAGAGTACGCCTGTAATTCGGGTAAGTGGGCTTACCTTGTTACAGGTATTGCTCTAATTGAGCGTTGTGTTACAGTCTTTGACTATGGCTGTGGTAAAGGAGAACTAGCAAAAGAAATAAAGCGTATTCGCCCACCGTTGCCCTTTACTGTACTTGAATATGACCCAGCTGTTGAGGGTAAGGATCGTTTGACAAATACAGCAGATCTTGTAACTTGTCTTGATGTTATGGAGCATATTGAACCCGAATGTTTACACGATGTGATGTTGGATTTAGTTGTAGCTACCAAGAAACTTTTATTTGTTGTTATTTCCTGTAAGTTTACAAAGCGACGTTGGCTTTCAGATGGGCGTAATAGTCATTTGATCGTAAACCCTGGTGAGTGGTGGCATCAGGAATTCGCTAAGTACGGGTTTGAGGTAAAGCGGACTTGGAATACTGGTGTTAAAGAATGGGTTGCTTTGATGGATCCTCCTCATGCTTAATATCATAACTTGGTTTTGGGGCGTCAAATATTCTCCTGCGTACGTCCATATTCTTGCAAGAAGCTTAAGGAAGCACATTACACAGCCGTATAAGTTCTCAGTATTTACTGATGAGTCTTTTCTCAAATCCCCTGAGATAGATAATGTCTTTACTATTCCTGAGGAGTCGTTTTATTTGTTGGGTAAAGGGTGTTTTATACGCCTACAAATGTTTTCACCTGAATGGCAGAAGAAGTATAAGTTTGATGATAGAATTGTTGGTATTGATCTAGATTCTGTGATAACGGGTCCTCTTGATCCTTTATTTGATAGACCTGAGCCTTTTGTTATCCTACAAGGAGCCAATGTATCTAACCCTTGCCCCTATAACGGGGCTTTGGTTATGGTAAGGGTTGGGGAACACCCGGGTGTTTGGGATGATTTCTCTTTGGAGGCTGTTGAGTATATTCCGCGCTATGAGTGGCCGGATGATCAAGGTTGGCTTTGGCATAAATTACCCGGAGCGCCAGGTTGGCCTGTTGGACCCAAAAGTGGTATATACGTGTATCGTAAGCGTGAATGGCCAAAAGATGATCAGTTGCCAGTGGATGCGCGTATTGTGACTTTTGTAGGTAAGCGTAATCCTGTGGATTTACTTCACTTGAAATGGGTAAAGGAGAATTGGGTATAAGATGTTGGCTAAATATGATTTACGAGAAGCCCAACCTTGTTTTGATTTCTTTACTTGGTTAGTTCATGTAAAGGCTCAAGGGGCTACCGAAATCATCCTGCAAACTAAAACTATTAGCCCCATGCTTATGTTTGAGTGGGGCTTACAAGATGTAAGGCGGCGAGCAAAGAGTATACTATTCCCTGGTCCCGCCCTTGCTGGGTTACCTTGTCGGGAGTGTGTGAATGGGGAAGAAGGTCAAATTAAAGGAACGGCAAGTTTTAGTAAGTTCTTAGAGAACTACAAGCCAGATTATAACTTTCCTAGACTTAAGACAGTGCTTCCTCCAAAACAGGTTGATTTTACGGTGACTTTACGTAAGAGTAAGCAAGAGCCTTGGCGTAATTCAGATGAGAAATTATGGCGTGGATTTGCGGCTGATATTGGGGCTTTGGTTATTGAAGATTACTCAGTAAAACCTATTCATCTTCACGAGCGTATGGCGTTATACGCTGGTGCTACGATGAACTTTTTTGTATTAGGTGGTCCTTCGCACTTATTGTACTTTACTGATTATCCTTTTATGGTATTTGGTTGTGAGAAGCGAATATTTGAGAAGCGGAAATTCTATGTAGGGGAGAAATTTGCTTGGTTTAATTCTAACCAGCATTTGGTTTGGGAACCAATCTCCAAGAGTACCTTATGGAAATACGGTGGTGCAGTTTTGAATGTCTAAAGTCTATTCCATGTATGATTTGTTGAGACTTTGTCCAGGCTTGTGCGGTCAAGATATTCGAGCTATGATAGATCGATTACGTCCATGGGGAGTAGAGATGGTTCACGGAGATCTTTGTACTCTGTGGAAAGTGGATCCAGAGCGAATAAAAGAAGAGTGGTTAAAATATGATCGATCCAAAGCAAGTTTGTCTGTTTATCCCGCCAAACCTAAGAAAGTTTAAGCTCCATCTATTTGAAGATATTGGTAAAAAGATAATAGCTTGCGGTGGTAGTATCATTCGTCATGACTATGAGAAGATCAAAACTCTTCCAGATGAGGTAATACCTATCGTTGGGGTTTCGCCTCAGTTTCGTCAGAACTTTGCAGAATGGAAGTTACGTGGTCGTAACTTTATATTTTGGGATAGAGGATACCTAAGACGTGTGTTTGCAACATGGATGCCTACTGGACACGAATTGGGAGTTCCAGGCGGGTACTATCGTTGGACGTTAAATGACTATCAGATGCAAGTTATTAACGCGGTTCCTGATGATCGATGGAAAGCCTTAAAACTTCATGAGGTAAATACAAGTGTGGGAGTTAGTCAGGCTTATCCTTGGCCTTGGCATTGGGGTAAGCATATTCTAGTAGCTGATACAGGGTTTGATTACTGGGATGTATTTGCAGATCGTAATTGGGTCAGCCGTACAGTTACTGAGTTAAGGAAATACACAACAAGAGAAATTATAGTTCGAGATAAAGAATCAAGAGTTCCGTTGGATGATCAATTAAGAGAAGCTCATGCTCTTGTGACGCATGGGTCTATAGCAGCAGTGGAAGCTGTTATGATGGGTTGTCCTGTCTTTGTAGACCCAATGTCGGCAGCTGCTTTGGTAGGAGAAACTGATTTCTCCAAGATTGAGTCTCCGCTTTATCCAGATCGTACTCAGTGGGTACATGCTTTAGCGTATCAGCAATGGAATGAAAAAGAGCTTGTTGATGGGACTTTGTGGAAACAATTGTCGTAATAATTTAGTGCTTTACCAATGTCGAGAAACGTAGTATACAAATCAAAATCAAATTGATTGTTGGGCGGTAGCATCTCTTCAAAGGAGAGAAACCCATGGTTGTTTACTATAAGGGACAAAAGGTTATGCTGGTTAAAGAAGATCAGCATACACGTACAATTCATTTAGGTGATGGTTCGGAAATCACTGTTCCTCGGGATCATGTTACGGATCACCCGGAAAGCCCTGACGTTGTTCATATGCAGGTCCAACCCAACTTACCTGGGACAGAAGTCAAGGGTGGGGGTATGCAGATCCAACCTGAACTTGGCAAGTCTGGAACAGGTGTAAGTTCTGATGGCAAACCGTTCCCCAATAAGTAATAGGAGGGTGTGATGGCCCGTGGTTTAATGTTTTGGGTTTTAATGCTTATTTGGTTTGTCTTCGGGGTGCTTTCCTATGTAGGAGTGGTGGGAGCTTACGTATTTGCAGGTAACGCTGTTTTAGTTTTTATACTCTTCCTTCTCTTGGGTTGGCAGGTGTACGGCCCTCCTGTTCGAGGTTAAGGTGAGCATTTACGAAACGGATAAGCAATCCGCAAAGTTTGCTAAGGCACCGCGGATTGCTTTGAAGGACATTGAAGATCAAATTGCTTATAAGTTTGATCTCAATGGTAAAGATATTATTCCGTATGCTCCTAATACGGCTCTAGCTTCTTTAGAGGTACTTTCAATTTGTATGTTGATTATGAAGAATGGGTTTGTTGTTATTGGTAAAAGTGCTCCGATGTCTTCGGAAAACTATAATTTTGCTCTAGGTCAGCAGTTTGCTTACGAGGATGCTATTAGACAGTTGTGGCCGTTGATGGCGTTTTCTGCTAAAGATAAAGTGAAAGATGCTTAACTGTGCCCTTGTTATTGGCAGCGCAGGTGGCGTTTGGGAAGAGGTTGCAGAAGCTAAAAGACTTTATTGTTTTGATTGTATTATTGCCATTAATAGTGCTGGTGTGTCTTATCCAGATGCTTTTGATCACTGGGTGTCTTATCATATTGATTTGTTTCCACATTGGATTGATCTTCGTAAGAAAGCTGGCTACCCAGACGTAACATCGTTTTGGTCGTCAGTGTTTCGTGGAGCTACAATTCATCATAAGACTAAATTTCCTGTTCAACGTATCCCTTGTAATGGTGGCTCTTCCGGGTTAATTGCAACACTTGTTGGTTTGAAATTGTGCCAGAGTGTTGTTCTAACTGGGGTGCCTTTAGATCCAAATCGTGCCCATTTCGATTTACCGGGTTCTTGGGATGAGGCAATACTCCACCGTAAAGCTTGGGAAACCTACCTCCCTGAATTGAAGGGTAGGGTTACTTCCATGTCAGGCTGGACTAAAGAACTCCTAGAGAGGGTATAATGTCAATAGGTACAATCTTACTTATCATTGTACTCTTAGTTGTATTCGGTGGGGGAGGTTATTACTCTGGTGGACCAGCTTGGGGCGGTGGAGGTTTAGGTCTTGTTTTAGTTGTTGTATTGATCTTAATCTTATTAGGTCGATTTTAAGTTAAATGTTGGATCATCCAACAATAGTTGAGAGTGTTGCCCCGCTTTTACTTGTTGCTGTTCCTGTTATGTTAACAAGTGTTGTCGCTCCTTGGCTTATGGCTAAATCTTTAGCCAAAGCTAAAGCTGCTGAGAAAGCTCAAGATGCAGCAATTCGTAGTGCCGAACGCAAAGAAGATTGGGCGCGTTTAGATGCTGTTGCAGCCGTTCAAAAAGAAGACGCTAAAGTTCTTTATGAACACCAAGAAGAAGTAGCTCGTCAAGCTGCTATTGCAGCCCAGAAATTACTGGAAGAAAATAAAAAGGTAGCAACTGTTGCCGCTACATCTTCTAAGAACTTGCTTGATGCACAAGCTAGGTTAGCTGAGCAAGCGATCCTTACTAATACCACTTTAATAGTTCAAGGTAAAGTTACAACAAATAAATTAGATGTGATTCATACATTAGTTAATTCCAATATGACAGCAGCTATGCAAGCTGAATTGGATGCAACAAACCGTGAATTAGCTATGATGCTTGAAGTCATAGACCTAAAAAAGGCTGCGGGTAAGGAGCCAACTATAGAAGCTATCGATGCTTTAGCGGTTACTCGGGCTAAAATTAGTGAACTTGACGCTGCTCTTAAAGATCGTGTAAAGCAACAAAAGAATGTTGAGTCTTTGCAAGAAAAGAAAATGCTTGGAGATTTATCGAAAGAAGCTGGGGGTTGAATGTCGGATCAGGTTAGGACTATAAATTTACACAGTTGGGCCACTAATAAATTCAAACGTACAATTTTAGCATTTGTAGATGAGGCTCAGTCTCCACAAACTCATAACGCTATACACAACCTTTTGGATCAAGGTAAGTTTGAGAGAGTCAATCAGTTAATTGAAAACGCTATAACTCGCTTGGGGAATATCTTACCTCAGTTATTTATCGATATAGCTAATGAAGAAGTTTCGTACTTGAGAGATAAATTAGGCGAAAAGGCTCATATTACTCCCACTTTAGCTAAGGCAGAACCAACTGTTTCATTTGATTCTACAAATGAACGGGCTTCTGCTTTGATGAGATCTTCGCGTTTGGATTTTATACAGAATTTTACAGCTGACCAAACTGCAAATACTCGCCAGATCTTGGCTAATGGGCTAAGTCAAGGTCAAGGTGTAAGACAAACAGCAAGACAGCTTGTTGACTCTATTGGATTAACTCCCTATCAGCTTTCAGCTGTTGATAATTATAGAACTCTGTTAGAACAAGGCTCTGCTGACGCTTTAACTCGTCAATTACGAGATCGTCGCTTTGATGGTACAGTTCAAGGCGTTATTGACACGGGTAACTCTTTAACCTCTGATCAAATTGATCGAATGGTTGATCGTTATCGCGAGCAAATGTTGAATTATAGGGCTGAGACTATAGCTAGGACCGAGTCCTTATCCATTTTATCTTTGGCCAGACAAGAAGCTATGCAACAAGTTTTAGACTCTGCCGGAATGAGTGGCGACGATGTTTCCAAGACTTGGAACGCAACCCCCGGTAATCGTACTCGACATTCCCATCAAGATATGGATGGTCAAACGGTTCAAGGTATAGATACACCATTTGAAACTCCTTCCGGAGAACAGTTAATGTACCCAGGCGACCCTTCCGCTTCAGCCGCTGAGAGAATTAACTGTCGTTGCACGGTTACGTACGGTTTCTAAGGAGAAAGAAATGTTGCCTATCCAGCGAATACGTAAACTTAGTGATAGGATTGAGAAGTTACGTCCACTTCTGACAAATTTACACAAAAGAGAATTTTCAGATAAGCAACGACAAAAGATGGCTGATAAAGGTCAGGCTATGGGAGGGGGAGGTTATCCGATTGCTAATGTGTCTGACTTGCATAATGCAATTCAGGCAATAGGGCGCGCAAAGGACCCCGGTAAAACGAAAGCTCATATCAAGGCAAGGGCAAAAGCCCTTGGTGCTGAAGATCAGCTTCCTGATAGTTGGAAGTGATTATGTTAGACATAACGAAGGCTCAGCCTCGTACTCTTTATGTTTACCGTAATGTCTTGAATGCTCAAGACATTATATCTTGGGCTAAGTCCCAAGGCTTTGACAAAGTTGTACCCCCTGAAGAAATGCACGTTACGATAGCTTATTCTAAGACCCCGGTTGATTGGATCAAAATGGGGTCAAACCAGAATACTTATCCTGGTAGCCCATTCCGTGTAGATGGTACTTTAACTATCATGCCTGGAGGACCTAGAGTTGTTGAGCCTTTAGGTCCTGATGCTATTGTCTTGATGTTTGCTAGCCCAGATTTGGCTTACCGTAATGAGGACATTCGTAATAAGGGGGCTTCTTGGGATTGGCCGGGATTTCAGCCTCATATTACTTTGACCTATAATGGGGTCCCCAAAGGCTTAGATTTGGATGAGGTTGAGCCTTATCAGGGAGTAATTGAGTTGGGACCAGAAACATTTGAAGAAATTACTCCTAATGCAACAGATGGAATTGTTGAGAAGTTAGATATGACTGATCATTCTATTACTCTTGACGTCCCATTATTTATTAGGCTTTTGGAGTACGCTCGGGAAGACTCCCCAAAAGGATTACCTGGTGATTTATCATTACACGAATTAACCGAGAGAGCTATTGACCTTCAAAACAAGGGTGAAGATTGTTTGTCTATGGATCGCTACAAAGATATTGTAGGCGATGCTGGAATGAAGAAGATTGGTGCTAGGCACACAAAACAAGAGTACGATCAGTTACAATCAATTCATGATCAGTGTGTTGCTTTAGGTGCGAAGTGTGAGGGTCAAGGTACTCATAATCTTGAGGATTTAGAAGAGAACCCTGAAGGACAAAATGTTGATGTTATCAAGGTTGACTCTAACCTCGGTCTTGTCTTTGGCTGGGCCATTGTATGCAAGCGTGATGGGGAAGACTACTACGACCTCAATCGCGATAGTTCAGGGGAACGTGTTCCAGAACACATCCCAGAACAATCTATGCTCGAAGCCTCTTCCGATTTTATGGAGAATTCCCGATTAGCAAAGGAAATGCACGTAGGGGATGGTAAGGGTTCTATCGTGTTTGCTTTTCCCTTGACGACAGATATAGCTAAAGCTATGGGTATCAATACCCGTACAACGGGGTTGATGATTGCGATGAAGCCTTCTACTCCTGAGTTATTGTCTAAATACGAGAATGGGGTGTATAAAGGATTTAGCATTGGTGGAAAGAAATTAAACTTTGAAGATATTGAAATGAATAAATCTGTTTCTGATTTTGATATAGATACTTTATTGAAGACCTTGGGGGCAGACGCTAAAGCTTCCGACTTTATCCATGATTTTGTCCATTCTGACAATAAGAGATTTAAGGGTAAATCAAAGGCTTAACGTATACAAATGGCTCTTGGTGCGTACTACGGCAAGAAGTAAGGAGTGACGTTGATGCTGTCTTTGCGGGACCGCTCAAGAGTTTCTAAGCTCAGTGATCGTATTCTTAAGATCAAGATGGGTATTGAATCTTTAGCTAAAGAAGATCAAGGTAACCCTAATCATGATCCTAAGACTGGGGAATTTACTTCAGGTTCTGGCGGAAGTTCTTCCGATTCAAAAGATAAGGAAAAACCAAAGGTTGAGGAAGAGAAGGGGTCTGGAGCAGGTCTTTTTAGAAAAACTGTTGCTGCTATATTAGCGGTTAAGGGTGGTTCTTTGCTAGGGGGTACAGTGGCATATTGGTTAATGTCTGCTGGTGTTCTTAACCCAATAGGTGCAGCCTTAACAGCTGCAGGAGTTGGGATTTATTCTGGTGGTAAAATATATAATGCTTTAACTAAAGCAGTACCCAAACTTAATTTCAAGTCGGATGCTGATGGTAAGAAGTTCTTGGATGAGCTTCCCAAGCATTTATCTAAAGATCAAATGGACAAATTAAATACATTCTTACAATCGAAGGCAAAAGATTGGGGAGTCTAAAGGTTTTGAATGTTATCGATTAGAAATCGTACTCGTATTGATTATTTGAATGAGAAGTTGAACAAACTTCGGTCAGATGTCAAATTTTTAGCTAAAGAGGGTAATCCTAATCATGACCCTAAGACTGGTGAATTTACTTCAGGTTCAGGGAGTGAAAGTTCTACCTTACCAGAAGACCACCCAATTCTAAAGTGGGTAGATAAAGCACTAACAGTTGCTACAATTGCTTCTATCGCTTTACCTATTGTTGGAGCAAGTACAGCGGCTGCTGCTTGGAGTACCAATAGTGTTTTAAGGGCTGTTGTTGAAATGGCTGGGCAAAGTGTAACTCAGCAAGCTATTAGACAAGGAGTTAACTACTTTGCCAAGAACTTTTCGTTAAAAATTCCTGTTGCTATACAAGTTTTAGGTAGTATCGTAGATCACTTAATTGAAAAGCGTGAAGAAGAGATTGCTAAGACAAAAGCTGACCTTATTTTGCTTCATTTGAAGCAACTTAAGTCTGCGCTTAACGCTTACAAAAGCAGGACGTAAAATGACTGAGAAGAAGCGCATCCTTCACAAATTACGTATTACAGAGATTTCGGCCGTGGATAACCCTTGCCAGGAACATGCTCGGATGGTGATTATGAAACGAGCAGATATTGAGAAGGATGGTTCTAACTCAGACTCGGTGAATGATATTCTTGTTGGTCGTAAAAAGAAAATTGCAGCTAGAATTGAAACACTTAAAGACAACATGCTTAAGTTTCAGAAGGACTTGGATGGTGGTGTAGGTGCTGGCGCTGGTAATATTGAGGGTCCAACTCATATTGCTACGTATTTAGGTGGCCGAGTTTCTTTGGGGGGTAAGGGAAGGCGAGGCAAGAAATTTCTTAGGGGGATGCAATCTTTAAAGAAAGGCGGTCCTGGTTCTGGGCCTCATCAAGGAACATCACACTACGTGATGGGATTTGCTCCTCATCCGCATGTCCTAGGCGGACTGCAGCCTGTAGGACAAGTGATGGTAACTGCCCTAAATCACGATCATGCTAAAGAATTGGCTAGCAAAGAGCCTCATATGAGGGGGGCGACCAAGTTTGTTTCAACGACATTGACAGATAAGAATAAGATAAGCGTTTCTAAGATTGGTAACCCTAACCATGATCCTAAAACAGGTAAATTTGTTGCTTCTTCAGGAGATAAGACTGGCACACATTCGGTTACAGTTTTAACGAGAGACAAGCGTGTACGTACAACTCGATTTATTAGTAGGTCGGATGCTCAAGCTTATCATGCAAAAGCCAAGGCTCATCCTGATGTTACTTGGGCTAGTCTAAAGCTAGCGCGTGAGCGTCCAGAGAAAAGAAAACCGCAGTCAACCAAGCCTGCGCGTTGGCAAAAGCCAATGGATCCTATAAATAAGTTAACAAAATGGGGGAATCCTTACCATGATGCTTTAGGACATTTTGCTTCTGCGGCAGCTGGTTTAGCCAGCGGGGGGGCTGCTAGGGCTAAGGCTGAATTTAATAGAATGTCTACCGGAGAGAAATTAACAGCCGCAGCTGTAGCTGCTCCTGTTGCAGTCTTGGTTGCAACCTCTGTACATAATGTGGCTCGTAAGTTACGAGCAAAATTTCATAATGCTCGTGCAATGCGAGCAATGAAACAAGGACTTAAAGCTATTTTATCGAGTCCGGCTGCTAAAGAGAATATGAAGTTTAGAGCAAAAGTGCTAGCTCGACAAATTGCTAGGAATGATAAGTTAACTTCTCGAGAGGCAATTGGACGTATTAGGCTTGTTGCTTTAGACATGAAAGCGATTAAGGAGCATGAAGCTAATGCTTCTCTAAACAAAGCAGTAGATCCAGCCCAGCTTAAAGATAAAGTAGATATGTTGATTCAAGTTCTTGATGAATTAAAAAATGAAGATATAAATAAGTTAACAAAATCTATTCTACTAACCAAGGGTAGACAAGAACGTATTGCTGCAGCAAGAAATTTGTACCATCATCCTAACACCTCCTTAGGAGAGAAACAAGCTGCTGCTTCTGCGTTGAGTCGTATGGGAGCTACTGTTGGAAATCCAAATCATGATTCTAAGGGTAGATTTAGTTCTGGGTTAGGGTTGCCAAATATGGCCAGTGGACCTGGTAGGTACGGACCAGAGGTTCAACAGCAAGCCCAAATCGTAGCATCAGTTGGGGCAGCAGTTGCAGCATTAGGAGTAGCGATTGCTGCAAAGAAGATTCGCTCCTTATACTTAAGAAGTAAATTCAAGAGGGCTTTTAAGCAAGCCATTAGTGCAAAGTCTAAAGAAGAAATATCTTCTACCATGACTGACATGGTAAATGAGTTTTCTAAAAAGACTGGAGCATCAAAGGCAAAATCAGCTAAAATATTGAAAGGGATTGTGGATGATGTGAATAAAAAGTATTCATTAAAGCAAGTTAATACTATTGGTAAGGAACGTCCAGCTATTACTCAGGGCAATCCAGTAAGGGATAGATTATCATTAGTAAGCCAAATTCTAGATAAAATCTCAAATGAAGGTATAAATAAGTTCAATCCAAATCATGGTAAGGGTGGGCGCTTTGCTTCAAGTCCGGGCGCGTCAAAAGCAGAAGTAGCTAAAGAACCGGCAAAGATCGGGCGGATTAAACGCTTTGGTCGAGCAGCTGCTTTGGCAGCAGGAACAACTTTAGCTTTAGCTGCTGCGGCTTGGTTTGCTTCTCCACATGTCTTCTCAGTCTTAGACAAAATCAATGCCGGTCCAGAACTTTCTCCTAAAGCTATGGCTGGTATAATCAAATACGCTGAAAGTAGTCAACTTAAGGACAAAGCTTCTGGTTTAGTTCAACGTGTTGCAAAAACTCAAGATATTTCTGGTGAGGCTGCTCGTCAGAAAGTCTTAAAAGCGGCAGAAGCTCTTATTGCTCTTCGTGAACGTCAGAGCAAAGCTGGAGTACAACATGTACCACTTTCTGCCGTAGGGCGATCTTCGGGCTTTACTGTTCCTCCAGATGCCGCTAAAGCTGCTCCTGGACAAGACAAAGTCATGCAAGGATTACAAGCTTTGCGGGGTACATTAAAAGAACTCAAAGTGTAAAGTGGGGCGGTAGGTCCTCACTCAGCCACTCCATCCCTTTAACCTACCGTTTAGGAAGAGGAAAGAAACAATGGCTACGAATGATACCGAAATTTCCAAGCTTGAGGAGCAGGTCGAAGAGCTTGCTACTGAGCTTGAGAAGGCTGTGGAAGCTGCCAATCAGCCGCTTGAGGACCAAGGTGTGGAAGTCCTTAAGGCTGCATTGAAGAAGGCGAAGGCGAAGGCTAAGGGCGAAGAGCCTGACGATAGCGAACCGGACGACGATGAGGACGATACCCAGAAGCTTATTGAAAAGCTTCTGGAGGAAAATGAGCAGTTGAAAGTCTTGGCTAAGATGACCCAAGACGAGAAGGATCATTGCGCCGGTAAGTCGGCTGATGATGTTGCTACTTTTATGGGTAAGCCTGAAGCTGACCGAAAGAAAGAAATGAACAAGCGGCTTGAGGATGATGAAGTTCTCAAGATCGAAGGTCAAGAAATTCGGAAATCAGCGGTTGGTGAAGCCCATTTCGCTATTCTTAAGGCTCAGGATGCTCGCCTTAAGAAGGCTGATGAGGATATTGCTAAGGAACGTGATGCTCGTGAGCAAGCTGAGTTGTGCAAGCGTGCAGACGATGAATTCAAGCATGTCCCTGGTTCGGTTGAAGAGCGGGCTGCTATGCTCAAGGCCATGGGCAGGTTAGATCCGGCTGTCCGCAAGTCTTTCGAAGCTGTCTTTACCCAGTCTGAGAAACTGGCTAAGGGTGCTTTTGAGACAATCGGTAAGGGGTCTGGTATTGATGATCTTAACCGCAAGAGCCGTAAGCCTGGCGTGCCCGGGATTGACGCTTTTGAAAAGCGGGTGGAAGACATCCACAAGTCAATCAAAGGTATCTCGCGTGCTGAGGCAATGACCAAAGCACGTACGGATTACCCTGATGAGTTTGAGGCATACCAAAATCGGAATGCCAACTAAAGGAAACAAGAGTTAAAGGCAGATGGCTTCGCTTACCCAACTCTTAAGTGAAGAACTTATTTCCCTTTATGATAGGGATGAAGTCACTGCCTTTAGCTATGCTGCCTTGGCTGGTGTTGATCTCTCTGAGAAAAAGCACTATCTAGTCAAGATTGATGTTGATGGAAGGATAGTACTTTCTGGTTATGGAGAGCCGGTTTTTGGTATTATTAGCCGGGCTGGTCCGCTGGATTTTCCAGTAACAGTTGAGTTCTCCGATAAACAGAAGTGTATCCTTGGCGGTTCAGTTACTGCGGGTAGTAGGTTGCAGTCGGATAGCGAAGGGCGCGCTATACCCTTATCAACTGGTGACGCTTTTGGTATAGCGTTAAGTAACGGTGCTCTGAATGACAAGATCGAGATCTTGTTCAAGTGAAAAAGGAGAAGTGAACTATGGCTACAATGAAGTTGTTTGGGGCCGGTACTTATGCCGCGTTTGCGAGTGCCGACCTTTCTAATAACATGCACTACCTTGCCAAGGTAGGTACAGATGGTCTTATTGCCTTAGCTGGCAATGGGGACCCGGTTGCTGGTGTTATCTTTGAACCCGGTTCAACCACGCTACCAGTTACCATTCAGACTTTAGGAGAAGGTAAGGCTATCGCCGGTGCGGCGGTGACAGCTGGGGATCGGTTGCAATCTGATGGTTCAGGGAAAGCCATTACCTTAGCTGGGGGTGTTGCTTTTGGCATTGCTCGCAACAGTGCTGCCTCTGGTGAACGCGTTGAGTTTACGTTTGGTCGCTAAACTTAACGCATAAACAAGCTTAGAAGAAGGAGTGAGTTGAAATGCCCGGCCAAGCCCAGAACATTGAAGGTACACTGCACGTAGACAGGTACCTTACAAACTTCTCAGTGAACTACGTTCAGGATCGGAAGAGTTTCGTTGCTCAGCGAGCAGCTTCAGTTATTCCAGTCTTGAAGCAGACTGACTTGTATGTGGTCTACGACCGTGGTTACTTCTGGCGTGATGAGGCTAAACCTCGTCCGTTAGGCGGTCGCCCTGAGCAAGTTAGTTACAAGCTGAGCCAAGGTAACTACTCGGCAGTTGAGTACGCCTTGGAGCATATTGTGGATGATCGTCAGCGTGCAAACGTCGATGATCCTATCCGTCTTGACGAGAATGCGACTACGTTGCTCACCCAGAAGATGATGATCAAGCAAGATCGTTACTGGGCGACCAATATGTTCGCGACTGGTAAGTGGACCACGGAAGTGGCTGGTGTTGCTTCAGCCCCTGGCGCGCTCCAGATGCACCAGTTTAACGACGTGGGATCGGACCCGCTTGGGACCATTGACCACTACAAAGATGTCATGAACGAGAAGACCGGCTTCATGCCGAATACTCTTGTTCTTGGCGCAAACGTCAAGCGTATCTTACGCCTGCACGCTGACATCGCTGATCGTATCAAGTATACCCAGATCGGTATCGCCGACGAGGATATCCTTGCTGCACTCTTTGAAGTTGACAATGTGTTCGTTGCACGTTCGATTTACAACTCCGCAGCTGAGGGTGGAACTGATAGCTTCAACTATATCGTGGATAAAAACGCGATGTGGTTGGGGTATATTGATCCCAACCCGGCTTTGGACTCCCCGACCGCTATTGCTATGTTTGCCTGGACTGGGCTTATGCCTGGCGTGACAAACGCAATTGGTGGGGTTATTGAACGTGGCCGTGATAACCGGGCGCATTCGGATTACTTCCAGTCTCGTATGGCCTGGGATATCCGGATTATTGCTCAGGACCTTGGCATCTTCTTCAAGAACGCGGTGTCTCCGGCCTATCCGTTCTAAGGTTAAAGCTTGAACGGAGGGTAAGCAATGGTAATAAAGACCCGAGATGAATTTGACCGCGGTCGTGACTTTGTAGCCTTTAAGCCTTTGGTTTTAGGTGGCAAGATCATCCCTCGCGGTCAACCGTTCGACAAGACAAAAGTTACAGCTAGACGGTTACGTCAGCTTTTCGATCAGTACATGATCGACTTTGCGCAAGAAGAACCTCAACCAATACTTGATACTGTAGTTGAGGATACTGAGATACTCGAATCAAAAGATGATGAATCAAGACAAGAACCCAAAGAAGAGCCTCAAGGGGAGTCCGTAGAAGATATACCCCCGGCAAAGGTTGAACGGGTACGGACTAAGGTTACTCGTGTTGCTCGTAGGTCCGAATAAGCCCCGCTGAGGAGTTTTGAGAGCTACCAGCTAGATAGGCTCACCCTAAGGGATAAAACGGCTCTATGGCTTCTATTCTGGAAGGCTCTCTAAAGGCAACAATAGCTCAGAAGTTTCAGGGCAAGCTTCTAGTTGGAACCATTAGTCGTCGAATTCCTTCCGCTTTAGATGCATACGGGGATGCAGTCCCTGGAACAACTCAGACATTTACCTTTACAGGTATTCGAGAACACTTTTCGGCTATGTATATAGCCAAAACTGGTATTCCCGATCAAGATGTCAGAATACTGATTCTCTTAGGCTCAGTTAAGCCGGTGACAATCCCAAAGCAGGGGGATTTCATTTATATAGGGGTTCCCCCCCGTTGGCATCAGTTCCGTAAGGTCCTAGAAGTGGACCCAGCTGGAGCTTCAATGTCGGTTCAAGCTACCGAAATTGGGGATTTACCACCGTAATGGCTGTTGATTTTAACGATAAAGCTTTAGCTGACCGCATCCGTAAGGCTGTAATGCCTGAGGTCATTCGTGGTACTGAAGCCATTCGGGCTGAGGCTATTTCTTTAATACTTAATACTGAGAAAAATGGGCGCTCGTATAGGCACCGTGGAGTAACCCATCGAGCTTCAGCGGCTGGAGAGCCCCCGGCTTCTGATACTGGAACATTAGTTAATAACATTTCAACTTCTTATGACTTTAATACCTATACTGGAACCGTAACAGTTACTGTAGATTATGGTTTATTTCTTGAATACGGTACAGAAAAAATGGAGCCTAGGCCGTATCTCCGGCCAGCAATTGCTAATAAAACTCCTGAAATGGAGCAACGTATTGCTGCAGCAATACGGCGTGAGTTTGGTCCATGAGTCCAGACCTTGCTGCTCCATTGATTGCTGCTATTTTAGGAGATAGCAGCATAACGGCTATGCTTCCGGACTATGAGAATACCTTTCCGGTGTTTTCTCGGCGTCCGGCTCCAGTTGATACTCCTCGACCCGTTATTTTTGTTAGTCCAGATATTGCTCAAAGCGAGACCGATGGTGTAAACGATCGTCGGCCTACTTTTACTAGGGATATTTCAATTTATGGTTATAATGCAACGGCTCAACAATACCGAGATATTGAGACTATATCTTATCTTGTTCATGACTTGTTTCACCGTCAACGAGGGGGTATAACAATTCCAAGTTGGAACGTTGTACTAATACTGGCAACTGGTCCTATCGTTGCCCCGGTTGATGATGATAATGTTGTAGGACGGATCGTAACACTAACTATCCAGTTAGCAAAGTTGGGCGTATAAGCTGGATCAGTAGGCGGAAGGCAAACGAAAAGGAACAAGTGTCATGACTGCTGGTATTTTCGCTACCTCTGGTGCACGCCTATACATTGGTGGGGTAATCTCCCCCAAGAACTCAGACTTTGTCTCTGGTGACTTTTCTGGACAATCTTGGGTTGAAGTTAACTGGTTAGAGAACCTTGGTCAGTTTGGAGATCAATCTTCAAACATCAAGTTTGATGCCATCAAAGACAAGCGTACTCACAAGCTCAAGGGTAACCGAGATGCTGGTGATATGGCTATCATATGTGGCATTGACTATAGTGATCTAGGTCAGATTGCTTTGAGAGCAGCGGAAGAAACTCCGTATAACTATGCTTTCAAGGTTGAGTTCAATGATATGCCTAGTGGAGGAACAACAAATTCCTTACGGTACTTCCTTGCGCTTGTGATGGATTCCCGTGAGCAACTTGATACGGCTAATAACGTCATGAAGCTTACGGCAACATTAGGGGTAAACTCCAACGTCGTGAAGGTGTATGCCTCCTAATAATCTCTAAAGGGTCAACTAAAGGAATAGCAAAAATGAGCGATGAAAAGAGTAGGTTGGGTATTGGGAATGTGGAGATCACTCTTGGCGGCCAAGATTACGTCCTACGCCCAACCCTTAATGCTGCGCAACAGCTGTCTCGACTAAACGGAGGTATTCGTGGGACTATTGATGCTGTAGCAAGGATGGATTTTGACGTCGTTGTGCGGGTGATAACTCTTGGACTAGGCCCACAATCAGGTCGGCCAGGGTTATTGAAAGACAAAGATATCCCTGAGCTTGTTTGGTCGTCAGGCTTGACAGATGATAGTGGAGCTCTTCTTGCTCGGTGTATTGAGTACCTCCATGTTTTAGCAAATGGTGGTCGCCCAATTAACAAGAGTGAGGAGAACTCTTCCGAGGACCCTCAGTCGTAGCGTGGACCATAGAGGAGTATTGTGGCTGGCTAGAAAGGAAAGCCCTTGGTTGGTTAGGGTGGACCGAAGAACAAACACTTCACTCCGATATGAATGCGATTGAGATTGGGTACCTAGGGCGCGTAGATATGTATCGCGCCATTTTTGGTGATGGTAAGCCCAAATCAAGTGGTCCACCGCGAGATGCTAAGGGTCAACCTTTAATCTTGACAACAAAGGTCTTTGACACTTTATTCTCAGGTAAAAGACCAAAGACCAGAAGAGCAAAGGTCCAATGATACAAGCTGGCTCCGTTTCGGTTGATGTGCGAGCCCGCCTTGATTCTCTTGACCGGGACTTAGCGCAAGCTAAGTCCTCTTTGAATTCTTTTAGCCAAAGTGGCGTAAGAGACCTTGGTGGGTTTACAGGTTCCACGGAAGATTCAACAAAAGCAGTCAAAGACTTAACAAAAGCTTTGACTGACATGGATGCAACCTATCAAAGAGTAAACTCAAGCATTAAAGAATCACAACCTGCTGTTGAAGCGTCATCCAAAGCTTGGGCTTTATTAGGAGTTGCTTCTACTGGGGCTATGGCTTCTTTTGCTTCCCCTCAAGCGGTTGCTTCAGCTGCTGCTATGGCAGCTACGGTCGTTACTGTAGCCCGTGCTACAACAGCTTTGGGGGCAGCTACTCTTGTTGTAGTCAGTGCTTGGACTTTAGCTAAAGCTGCTGTCGTAAACGCATCTAAAGAAATTGATGCAGCAAGCAAAGCTCAATTGGACCTACCATTCTTTATTGGACTGCAAAAAGCTGCAGACAGTACAAAGCTAAGTCTTGATTCAGTTATTGATGCTCTTCATAAGGTGGATGAATTAACAACCCAAAGGATAGGAGGAGATCCGTTAGGAAACCGTATCATTCAATTAAGTAATATGGGGTATTTCCAGGGAAATACTGGAGTTACAGCTTTAAGTACAGCCCAAACTTTGGAGGATAAATTTAAGGCTGTTGTTACTTTGATGGATCAAGCTATTGCTGCAGGTCAACGGTTGGCGGCTTTAGACCTTGCTAAGATGATTTTACCTCCGGATATTTATAAACAAGTACAGGCTTATGGTGCGATTGTTCTTCAAAACTTATTAGATAAATCTGATAAGTCTAAACCTTCTTCCAGTGATCAATATACTATGTACTATGCCAAAGGCATAGCCTTACAATTTGATGCAATTGACAAGCGTATAAAAGATAGTGCAGATTACTGGACTGAGCAACTAAACAAACCTTGGCTTGAACAACCAAGTAATATAAGGGTTTGGTTCGGTAAGCTTTCAACCTATTTAAAAGCTTTAAATGATACTATAAGTACAACTGCAAGTGCTCTTCGTTTTGGTTTGATGGGCGCTCCTATCACTCAAGCTGATCGCTTGTATAATATTCCATCTCCAGGACAAGAGCAAACAACTGGGCCGTATCAAGCTGTTACTGGAGAAAATGATGCCTTTACTGCGGCAGCTGCTCGCTTAAAGCGTGGAGCCTTAAGCCCTGCTCGGGCGTTTCCAGCCCTTCAACAACCCACAACCCCAACTTCTGCAATAGCTACAAGTAAGCTTACAATTGCAGATATTTTAGGAGCAGTTTCTCCGAATGAGCCAAATCAAGCCGGGGCTCAAGCGGATAGTATGCAGCACGCTACGCAATCTTATGCGGAGGCAAGTGCTGCTCTTAAAGTTTTACTACAAGACGAGGATGCTGTTACTCGTAAAGCTACAGAATTAAACCAAGTTTATGGAGAACAATCTCTCCAATTACAACCATTAGTACAACATATTAAAGATCAAACAAAGGAAATGCAGTCAGAAATTGATAATATAAGCCGGAGCACGCAGGCAACGACTCAGTTGCGTATTCAAGACGAGTTATTGAGAGCAGTGAAGGAAGGTAAGCTAAAGTTAGCTCCTTCTGAGATTGCTGCTTTGTCTAATGAATACGCATCAACAATGCAGTTATTGAAAGTTACAACTGAACTTCAAAAGTTAAAGTCTCAGGCTGAAGTTTTACAGCTTGGCGATATTGGTACAAATGAATCCGCTGTTATAACCATGTTGCAAGGCTTGTTTAAGGAAGATTGGGTCAATCAATTAAATTCTTTACCAGCTAAGTTTATGCGGTACGACCAGAGTATGAAAGAATCTTTAGATTTAACCATTAAATTAAGAGAAGAAACTCAAAACTTTAACGTCGCAATGAAAGGTATTGGCGCGCTTTCTCCTGAGGCTAAGGGTCAGCAAGCTGCTCTACAGGAGATGACCAAACTTGAACAACAATACTTGGTACTTCATGGAGCTAATGCTACAATAGATCAAAAGACATTAGATATTTATAAACAGCTATCAACACAAGCTGGCACTTTAGCTACAGCACAAGAACGCTTTACCTTGGCTGAAGCAGCAAGATCTAGGTTACTGTCGGGTTCTCAAAGTATTCAGACTTCTCAATTGGAATTGACTCTTGTTGGTAAATCTATTGAACAGCAGGATAAGCTTCGTGGTGAACTGCAAGCACGTCAACAAGTCGAGACTGAAGCTGCGGCCCATCGCATCAAGGCGGATGAGTCTCATATTACTGCATTACAAGCTCAAAAGGATTTGGAAGCTCAATTAAAGCAAGCGACTAGAGAATCTCAAGCTGCTGATGACGCTAAATATACTCGTGAGACGATGTTCTTAAGCGATACGGATAAGCAGGTTGCTGATTTACAAAAATCTCTTCACGGAGGAGATTGGTCTAAGTTTATGGACGATACTTTAGCTCAAACTACGCGTTTGAACGCGGAGTTAAAGGCTGTAACAGATCAAGCTGGAACGTTTGCTTCGACGTTCTTTACTGAACTTGCAAATGGTACAAAAGGTATTACTGCTTTAACTGATGCCTTTAAGAACCTACAGAACACTTTAATAGATATGGCTAGTAAACAACTGATAAAACAAATCTTGGGTAGTTCTTTAGGGATGTTTGGTATTGGTACTGGGTATAATCCATTGGCTCAGTTTTCTGGGGGTCAAGGTTCTGGGGGTGCTGGTACGCTAACTGGCAATGAGTGGGTTGCTTTAGGTCAAGGGCATACAGGTGGAATTGTAGGGAATATACCTGCAACCCGTTATGTTCACGCTTCAGAATTTACTAACGCTCCGCGTTTTCATAGTGGTGGCATTGTTGGTAAAGAACGCCCCATTATTGCTATGGATGACGAAGAAGTTATCACACGTAATGACCCTCGTCACAGTTGGAATGGGGGTAGTGGCGGGGGTAATCAACCTATTTACCTTCAACCTCAAATTACAGTAGAAAACAATCACTCTGGTGCTAGTGTTTCTGTGCAACAAGAGTCAGATGGCAAGGGCGGTCGGCAAGCCAGAATTGTGATTAATGAAATGGTTAACTCGGCTCTCTTACCTGGAACCCCAGCTAGTCGCAGTTTATTGTCTAGTCAGGGACAAAAGCAAAAACCTAGGTTACGTGGCTCATGACCATACCGACATGGCCTTCTGATTTACCGCAGCTTGCAGCCCTTGATAACTTTACGCTCTCACAAGCAGAAGGTCGTATTCGGAGTCAAACTGATACAGGTCCTGGTAAGGTAAGGTTATTGAATTCTGCAGCTGTTACTCCTTTTACCGTTCAAGTTCAGCCATTGACAATAGATCAATACGCTAGATTTGAGCGATTTTGGAATGAAGAAATTGGATATGGAGTCTTACCTTTCTGGTTACCTGATTTATTCTATGATGGTTTAACCTTGACTGATCAGGATGGTAACACTATAACCGATCAAAGCGGTACCCCAATTGTATTTGGGTCTTGGTGGTTGGTACGGTTTGGGGGAACTACTCCTGTTAAAACTCCTAAAAGTGGATTTTTAGTTGATCATCAGTTTCAGATTGAAAGGTTGGCTTAACTCTTATGGCATTAGATCTTCCTACTCTTATCAAGGAAGCTCTTACTGCAGAAGAGATTGACGATGTCTTAGTTGTATTAGTAACCATAGCAGATAGCAGTTTAAGTTCTCCTATACTTTATACAAACTATCCTGGGTTATTAGCTACAGATCCATTGACTTACGGTATTGTTTCTAATGGTTTGACGTATAACTACGCACTACAAAATGTAGTTATCCCCACAGAATCGGAAGATCTTTCTCAATCCACCGATATTATCATTGATAATATCGTAGAGAATGTTGAACCTTTGGTTCGTAATTTGACACTGTTGGCAACAGTAACAATTGCCTTAGCATTACGGTCTCAGCCTGACACTCAGTTTTTAAGCATCCCAAACCTTGTGATTGTTGATCGTAACTATGAGATGGCTACAGTTACTCTTTCTGTTTCTCGCTATGGTAACCGTACGTATTCTGCAGATCGTCTAGAGCCTTTGGTTGGAGAGCGACAAACTCGCAACAAGGCTCCTGGGCTACATCGATGAATAATATTCGGCACTGGAGTAGTGATTATCTTGGCTTATCCTTTACTGAGGGTGGAGCCCAACGCTCTGGAGTTTCTTGTTGGGGGTTGATCTCTCTTGTCTACCAAGAGCAGCTGGGCATCAACCTTCCTGGATTTTATGGAGAAGCTTGCGAAGAGGAGCTTAGGCAAGCCACATTGGCAAGTTTAGACTCATCAGAATATTGGCCTTGGCATAATATTGATGAGACTGAGGTTCGACCTTTTGACTTAGTAACATTTAAGTTAGGACGAGTTGAGTCCCATATTGGCTTAGTACGGCGTCGGGGTGAATTTATACATGTAGCTCATGACATTACTTCGAGAGTTGAGCGGTACAATGAAGGCCGATGGAAGCCTTTAATTGGTCGTTTTTTACGTCATAGGTTTTACGTACCTGAGATAGCTGTGGAGCCTGTTCCCCTCGAAGCTGGGAAGGCTCTAATTCTCCCGAGTTTAGACCTGGGAGAGCGTTTCTCCCTAACGGTCCCCCTTGGCTCCACGATCGCGGATGCGGTCTCCTTGGCCCTCCCTGGCCTCGCTGAGGCCCAGTATAATCGTGTTCGGGTCTTGTTCGATAATGTTGTAGTACCTCAAAAGCAATGGTCAAGAATTAAACCCAAAGCTTGGGACAAACTGTTTATACGGGTTATACCTGGGGCCAATGACTTATTGCGGTCGGCTTTGTTGATTGCTGTTACTGTTGCTGCTTTGGCTATAGGACAATTAGAACTTGCTCCAGCCTTAACAGCCACAGGACTATTTTCGGCAAATGCTGTTAACTTTTTGAGTGCAGTTGGTACTGGAGCCTTAGCTTTAGGTGGTGGAGCAATCGTTAATGCTCTTGTGCCAATTAGGCCCCCAGTTACGTTATCGGCTGGGCAGATTTATGCTATTGATGGTTTACAGAATACAGCTACACCGGAAATGCCAGTACCTAACGTGTTTGGGGAGTTGCGTTTTGCTCCCCCTTACGCGGCATTTCCGTATAGTGAAACGGTTGGGGATGACCGTTATATTCGTGTAGCTTTCTTGTTAGGATATGGTCCGCTTGATCTTTCGAATTACGCCCCTAGGATAGGGCTAACTGATTTAACAGAATTCACGGACTACGAAATTGAGTACCGTGAAGGTTATGACACAGATGATCCTCTTACCTTATACCACCAACAGGTTATTGAGGAATCCCTCTCAATTGACTTGCCTCCTCCACAATTAACTGGAGTACTTTCTCCACAGTTTGTTCCTGGATCAGAACAACCCCAAATTCGAGCTTCAGCTAGGGATATAACTCATATTCAAGTTGAGATTTTCTTTCCAGGAGGGATGATTCTTTATGATAGTAATGGCGGACCCCATCCTATAAGTATTGACATCCAAGCCCAGTATCGTGCTATTGGGTCTTCTACTTGGTTGGATGTTATTGGCGCAGGGATGACTAGGGATGGTGTCCTTACAATTAGTGCTGGAACTCTTACGCCATTTTGGCGAATGATTGAATGGGATGTTCCTAGGGGACAATACGAGATAAAACTAACAAAATACTCTATTTATTCAGATAGTGACGCAGTTTCAGGGAATAATCGCGCAACAGCTAAGTGTACTTGGGTTACGTCTCGTGGGTTTCGACCGGAATACCCGTTCAATTACGAAAAGCCTATGGCTTATGTGGCCTTACGGATAAAAGCTAGTGCTCAATTGAATGGTACTCTTGATACTTTCAATATCTTCGCTAGAAGACTTTGCCCAGATTGGAATGGGAGTTCTTGGGTAACTCAAGCAACATCCAACCCAGCTTCTATTGCTAGGCTACTCTTACAAGGCCCCCAAAACGTATTTCCAGATCAAGACTCGGAGCTTGATCTTGCTGCTTTTGAGGATTGGCATACCTTTTGTAACACTAAAGGTTTGACCTATAATGCCTTTATTACGGATGCAGTCACTCGTGAGGATACTCTTGCAGATATTTGTGGTGCAGGACGGGCATTGCCTGCAAGGTTGGATAAACGTACTATCATAATTGATAGGCCCCGTACGGAGTTTTTTGATAACATCTCTACAAGGAATTCTTGGGGGTTGAAGGAGGCCGATCCCCCAATATTCTATCCTGATGCTTACGTTGTTCCATTTTTGGATAAAACCTATAACTATATAGCATCAAGGCGTACCGTTCCTTTCCCAGGAGTTGATCTTGGTGATGTAGCAATCACTGAGGATTTGAATATCCCTGGTAAAACAGACCCTGCAGAAGTTTGGATTGAAGCAAGGCGTCGTCAGTACGAGGCAATCTACCGAAGGCGTAGTTGGACAGTTAATCAGGATATTGAACATCTTACGATCAGCCGGGGGGATGCTGGGTATTTAGCACACCCAGTAATTGATAGGCGTCAGATTGGTGGACGAGTCCGTTCCGTTTCAGATAATACAGTAGAGATCGATGAATTTGTTACAATGGTAGCGAGCGGAACCTACAAATGTAGGTTCCGGAGTTCAGATAATTCAACCATAGAACATACTATTGCTCCTATGGATGGTACTACCAAACTCTTAGTTATAACAAGTTCTGGGACTTTACCTGAAGTTGGAGATTTGGCTTCATTTTACTCGATCTCCTCCCCAGCCTTAGAAGTTATAGTTAAGTCAATTGAACGGAATGATACTCATAGTGGTTTACTGACATTATTACCTCATGCCCCTCAAATTGATTCGTTAACGGATGCAGAAGTTCCACCAGCTTGGGATGGGCGGATTGGGGATATAACGTCAGTACCGGATGTGGCCCCTGGTATTCCTTCTATAACGGTTATAAATACAACAATTGCATTGGGAAGCGCAGAAGTTTTCATAGCTGCGGGATTTGGTGTTCCGCCATTTACGTATACTGTTGCGTATCGACATGTCGGTGGTCCAACATTCTCAACGGTAACAGGTCCTGCGGGGGCAGGAGAAGTTACTTTGACTGGTTTTGCGTTGGGTGATACCATAGAAGTTAAAGTTTTAGCCACAAGCTTTGGTGGCACGTCTAGCCTTTACTCGGATACGAAAACATTCTATATTCACTTTGGGCCTACAGCTGATACTACAGTGTTCAGTGCAGATAATGCAATACTCAAGGCGGATTCGTTTTAATGGCTAGAGAAAGCATTAGTGTCGGTACGGTCGCCAACGATGGTACCGGTGATCCACTACGCACTGCTTTCATAAAAGCAAATGACAATTTCATTGAACTTTATGCTTTGCTTGCCACTCGCACAACTGTTGCTGATGCTGATCATACTATAACTGCTGGTTCAGAATACTGGATTTCTTACACCTCTTTAACAGCTTCAAGAACGGTTACTTTACCCGCTGCTAATAGTGTTGAGGCTGGCGTAGTGCTTTGGGTGGGGGATGAATCAGGGAATTGCACAAGTGGAATTAAAATTTCTATCACAAGGGCTGGTAGCGATGTAATAAATAAAATATACACTACGATCAGTATAAAGATCGCTGATGGTATCCTTGGATTTAAGAGTAATGGGGTTGATGGGTGGGTCATAATTAACGGCTACCATACAAAGCCTTGGGATTCTGTGAATTATCTATATAACTTCACTCACTTTGGAGGCATATAATGGCTACTTCTTCCTCACCAGTATTGGTTCAAGTTCCTAAACTTGCTTTGGTTCAGTTTTTGGGAACAATATCAACACCAGATGCCCCAGGCACGTATAAAACTTTGTACACTGGTGGGGCTAATGGTTCTAAGATAATTGGTCTTTGGGAAAACAATAATGATGGTTCTCTTACACACAATGTCACTCTTGCGATAAATAGGAGTGGTATTATTTATGGTGGTGTTGTTTTTACAACTGCTGTGAATGATGGCTGGGCTAACGGGACCCCAGCCAAGAACCTTATGACCCCCACTTTATGGCCTGGTTTACCTATTGATAGTGATGGAAACCCATATTTCTTCCTCCAAAGTGGAGATATACTACAAGCAACTTTTGCAACTGCGTTAACCACTAATTCCTTTATTAACCTTGCAGCTGTTGTTGGGGATTTCTAAGCCCATGTTTTTGAACCCCGGTAGTCGCCCACGTTTACGTCGATTTATAGGAGCAGTTGTCTCCAGTTTTAATACATTATTTGGTTATGGAGCTCTCCGCTCCCTTACCACAGGTAATAATAATACAGCTGTAGGTTATTCAACCCTCACTGCAAATAATACAGGGGCTTTCAATACTGCGGTAGGGGTTAATGCTGGTCTAGCAAATACAACTGGAGGTTCAAACGTATTTGTTGGGTATAATGCTGGGGCTGCTAATACTACGGCTGGTAACAATGTTGCAATTGGCAATCGTGCCATGCAATCCGTCACTACCGCTGTTCAAGTTACTGCTGTAGGGGCTCTTGCTCTTCGAGATAGTACGGGAGTAAGTAATACAGCAGTTGGTACGAATGCCTTACGAAGTAACATAGCTGGTACTAACAACACAGCGGTTGGTGCCAATACTTTAACAAGTGGGACAACTGGGGCATCTAATACTGCAATTGGTTCGGCTGCTGGTAATGCTAATACAGGGGATAATAATATAGCGATTGGAGTTTCGGCTCTTGCCGGAGCCAATACTGGTGCTGGTAACGTCGCTATCGGTAACGGTGCAATTGCTGGCGCTAATACCGGTACTAGCAATGTTGCTATTGGCACTTCGGCATTACCGGTTAATACAAGCGGAAATGTTAACATATCTATCGGTGGGGCTTGTTTATTAGCTAATACTACTGGTCTATCAAATGTTGCTATAGGGGACCGTTGTTTAGCTGCGAATATAGATGGAAACTACAATGTAGGGTTTGGTTCGACTGCTCTTTACCAAAATAAGCATGGTAATTATAACATTGCGATAGGGGCTAACGCCCTAAATTCCGATCTAGCTGACAACAATGTTGCTATAGGCGTTAATGCATTTGTTAATGCTACTGGTGCTAATAATATTGGTATTGGGCAAGCTGCTGGTGCTCTCTTGGTTACTGGAAACAGTAATACTATTATAGGCCCTGGCGCTGCTGCTAGTCTAACAAGTGGTAGTAATAACATAGTAATTGGTCCTAGTGTTGATGTCTACGGAGCTACTAACTCCAATGTTATGAATATTGGCAATGTTCTTAAAACAAGTGATATAACTAAAGGAATATTAGGTACTAACGGACTGCACTATCTAACTGCTCAATTCGATAAGACGAATGCTACTTTAGCGTCGATTACTGATCTTCAGGTTAATCTTGCTTCTGGAGTCAATTATAAATTTAGAGTTGTGTTACACGTAACAGCCGATGCTACAGGTGGTCATCAATATTCAATGGGGGGTACAGCTACGCCCGTATCTATCACTTATAACATTAAGTCCATAAATAATGGAGCGAGTTCTCTTGTAGTAACAAAGAGACAAACTGCCTTAGGTGCTACTGGGGCTGGTCAAGCTGGGGCTACAACTGTATTTACTGAGATTGAAGGATTTATTAGAGTCAGTACTACTGGAACTATTGTTCCACAATTTGCTCAAAACACTCCTAATGGAACATCAAGTGTTCTTATAAATTCTACTATTGAGGTTTGGGAAGTCTTCTAAGTTAAGATAAGGTGAGTCATGGCAGACGACGATACCATCCAAGCCCCCAATTCCCCACTTGTTTCCTCTACTACCCATGTTTTGGGTGTGAATGGAAACACAGGTCCGGTTAGACAAACTATTTCTGACTTGGCAACTCAATTGGGTGGTGCTGGCGCTTTAGCTACAAGATTGTCTAATCTTGAGCAAGCAAATGGTAACTCAATTGTACAAGACACTTGGGTTCATCTTAGCGCTATTACTGGAACTTTTTTGGGAGAAAAGGCTGAAGTCTATGGAGATGGGGGTACCCATACCGATCCTGTTGTAGGAGGTTCAGTCAGTAACACTGGCGTTTATGCTTGGTCGGTCTCACCTGCTGGTTGGAAGTGGTTATCTGCTGATGCTTTATCCGCAAAAGCAAATATAGCTTCCCCCACTCTTACTGGTACTCCTGCTGCTCCAACAGCTACACCTGGAACTAATACCCCCCAAATCGCTACAACAGCTTATGTTCAAACTGAACTTGGGGCTAAAGCACCGATTGATTCACCTGCTTTAACCGGTAATCCTACTACTCCCACACAAAGTTCTGGGAACAGTAGTACTAAAATAGCCAGCACAGCTTTTGTTGGTGGAGAAATTGCTAGTAAGGCAGTGCGATTTGATACTGGACAATCACTAACGGTCCCACAGCAAGCCCAAGCTAGGGCTAATATTGGTGCTGGTGCTGGGGACCTTTCTGGGGTCCAAGCCTTTAGTGTTCCTTTCCGCCCTGGAGATACTCCAGATTTATTTGTCTCAGTTCTTACTGGAGGAGAGCCTGATAGCTTAACCCCTCTTAGCGCAGTTATAACGGCAAGTGATGGGGACGTTATACGAGTTACTGGGTCTGGGATTGTTGCTACTCGTTCTCTATTTGAATTAGAGGACACTTATTCTTATCGTGTTCGATACGTTGTACGTCGGCGTACAAATAGTAGTGACCCAGCTAATGATACTGTTCGTTTGGCGGTAGCTTGGTATGACAACACCAAAGCGAGGCTTAACTCTCCTAATGATACTACAGTCCTTAATGATCTTAATGAACTTGTTGTCACCAGTGGACGTACAGAATCGTACAAAGATATATCCCGGAGCGCACTAAATTTAGTGACAACTGCACCCACAGGAGCAGTCTACGCACGTCCTTTTGTTCAAACCTTTGGCACCGATCCTGTTACTGATATTGAAGTAATAAAAGTAATCAGTTTATCTGATCTACCAGAATTTCAGGTTGCATTAAATAGCTTACCAATGCTTGAACAAGAAATAACTGATTTGCAAAGTCAGATTAACGTACTTAATGCTAGGCTAAACGCGGATGATTCGCTTTTGATTGGTGTTGTTCCATTGCCAGTTACGTTGACAAAAAATCTTGTGGCCGAAGGTGACAGCATTGTAGCTGGCATTCCAGGCCCGACTACCACAGCTACAGCATGGCCAGGAGTAGTCGGTTCTAATACTACCGGCGGTACTGTTACTAATCGTGGTGTAGGGGGGTCGCTTACCTCTGCGATATTGACCAATACCAATGCTGAAAGTTCTCCACAAAAAGCAAGTTCGCATGTTTTTAATGGTGGTACTAACGATATTACGATTCTAGGCTCGCTTCCGTCTATTGCCGCTATTAAGAGCAATGTGGCTTCTATTTTTACTTCCGTTGATCATGGAGATGACTGTCTCTACTTTTTGCCGCATACCGGGCAACGCGGAACCTCCGGTTGGGTTGTAGTACAGCAAATTAAACGATGGCTAGATATAAATTATAGAGGTAAATGGTTCAATCAGATTGTATTACTTCAGGCAGCAGGTAACCTATCTCCAACCGATCAAGTTGATCGTATTCTTGACCGCATTCCTCGGTCGTTACGTGTTGACGACGATCATCCTAATGATTCGGGTCATCGCGTCATTGCTGATTTCGTGCTTCGTTGGCTTCGTGCTAAGCAGCCTGGTGGTTTTCCGTGTTTACCGCCTACACAGACAATCTATTTGTCGCTTAATGCTTCCTATAACGCACAACAACTCGGCGCTCCTGTAGGTCAAGTTGCGGCTTTTGGTACCCCTACTTCCTTTGTTATATTGACTGGGAATGAGGATAAACAGTTTACTATCGATGCTTCGGGGCAAATTTGGCGTAGTTTGACAGCATTTTCTAACCAGCCCGTGTACAATCTTACAGTTGGGGTATACCCAGGTGGTACAACTGGAACGGTTACAATCTTATATGGTGCGGCTAATACTATCCCAGTTAATATTAGATTAAATCCTGGAAATCGTATTGAAGACCCTCCAGGTCAAGTAGATGGTGGCGGCAATAGAGCGTATATGCTTGAGCCTCCTATATCAGCATCATACTCAACTGCTATATCGTTTTTCTTCCGCATCTGCCCGGAAGATGACAGTAAGACTATGTATGTTACTCGTAATAATCTCGATAGTTTTGATATTATTAGAGGGAGTGGCGAACTCAATATCTTTACGTCCGACGGTGCTGGCACTGTATTGTGTCAGCTTAATTCTGGTGGGGCAGGGCCTACACTAACTCAAGCCAATGGTGACATTTGGATTTTCGGCTCTATTAGTCACACTGGCGGTGGTTCTGCTACTCTGTTTAAGGACACGGTTGATTGCAAACTTACGCCTGTAGCTCCGGTCAACGGCGGCCATGTGCCGCTCAATACGCCGGTAACGATCTGGTCGAATGACACAGGTGATTCGGGAGTTAATTCTTTCGTTGGCCGCCGTAATTGTTTGTGGTTGGCCGAAGGCTACATTGATTGGTCAATTGCGGCTAACCGTAACAATGTTAGAGACGTATCTACTAAGGCCCCTCTTGATTTAGGTATAGACGGCACTGTTAACGGGCTCACTCCGTATCTTTATGATCGCGGTAATGTGGCTGATTGTCTAGCTATAGACAACGCAAATGCTACGACCGGAGGCAAGGTTCTTGTATGGGTTAACGCTGCCGGAATGAGTAATGTATGAGAACGCTAAAGGGAGGAACTCTTGGTTAGTACGAATGTGGTACCTCGTGTTATAGATCTTTCTCACTATGAGAATGTCCAAGACAAATTTGCTGGAGCTAAAGCTTTTGGCATTTGGGGAGTAATCAATAAGGTAACTGAAGGTAGGGGAGTTCAAGACCATAGCTTTGGTTGGCGTCGAGGTCCTGCTAGAGATATGGGGTTACTTTATGGGGGCTACCACTACATGAGCCCAGGAGATATAGAGGAACAAGTTTCTTGGTTTTTAACCAATATAGGGACAGATATTTCAGATTTACTTTTAGCTTTGGATCATGAAGACCCAAAGGTTCCATTATCAGACGTACAAAAGTGGCTACAACTTGTCCATGATAAAGTCGGACGTTGGCCCAAGCTTTATTCTGGCTTTTTAATTAAGCAACAACTTGGTACAAAAACTGATCCCTTCTGGAAGAACATAGATTTATGGTTGTCACAATACGGGCCAAAACCAGTGTGTCCAAAACAATGGCCCACTCAATGGCTTTGGCAATATACAGGAGACGGGGTTGGACCGTTACCCCATAACGTCCCCGGGATTACTTGTGCTAAAGGACTAGATATAAACCATTATAGTGGTAGTTTGGAGAAGCTCAAAGCTGAATGGGTAAAATAAGGAGGGATTATGAGGATTGTTCTTGGTAGTTTAGTGTTCTTGCTTTCTTCACTTAACGTCACACTTGCAGATTCATTACATGGGGTTGTTGCTCCACAGTTAATATCCAAAGCTTTAGAAATAATTCAAGACTGTGGTAGTACTATTGTTTCTGCTCGTGCTGGGCGTGGCTACCATTCAAATCACCCCATTGGGCGGGCTGTAGATATCTCTGGAAACCCCGGTTGTATTTATAATCATCTCCACCAATGGCCAGGAGGGTATTCTACTGATTATAATTCTGCACCAGGAGGGAAGCACGTACATATATCCTATAATCCTGGCGGACAAGAATGGGGTTTACGCTTTGTACATAACCACGGGTATCACAGTAGATACCATAGTGGTTATTACCGTCACAAACACACCAAAAAGGCTTGACTTCCGTAAACGTGAAGACTACAACCCCGTCATCTCTTCCTTATACATCTAGGAGAATTCCTAATGATGCCATCCTGGAGTCAAATTTCAGGAGGATTGGATCGTTTGATCCTAATGTTCCTGACTTTTGCTGTAGCTAAACATTGGATAGCTACCGAAGACGTTGCTCCATATGCAGCATTGGTTCTTGGAGTGGCGGGGGCTGTCTATGGCTTCTGGAATAATCGAGCGACTTCAATCATCAAAAGTGCGGATGAACTTACAGGACCAGATGGTCCAATCCGTAACGTGGTTCTGAAAAACACGGTAGACAACCAAACCTTGGCCGATTCTTTGGGGCCTCATGTCGATGTCCCAACCTCCCAAAATATGGGTACCCCAATCAAGCAGACTAAACAGTCCTAAAAGAGGAGAATCAAATGCGTAAGTTAGTTATGCTTGCAGCTTTATCTGGTCTCTTACTTTCAGGGTGTGCTACAACCCCTGGTGGTGGTACGACTGTTACGTTACCAACGATCACCCTTCCATCAATCTCCCCGAGTGTGGATGCTACAATTGCTCAGGTTCAAGCCATTGCAACGTCTATTTGCAAGTTTGAACCGGCTGCGGCTACTGTTGCTTCCATCATCGCTTCTCTAGCTGGTGCTGGACCAATCGTGGACACGGCCTCTAGTATTGCTTCTTCAATTTGTGCTAGTGTTACCAAAACTGGGGTTCGACGTGGTGGGGCTGCTCCTAGAGTTTATGGGGTTGCCATCCACGGACACTTTGTTCGGTAATCTACTATGACGAAGCATCGCTTTGGTTATAAGCGAGATGCAATCGATACACGAGACCAACATTTTGGTCTCGTGCGTCCTCATGTAAGTTTGCCACCTAAGTTTGATTTATTAGATCGTATGCCCTACGTTCAAGACCAGGGCGAAACCAATGCTTGTATTTTCTATAGTTTGGCTTCAATTATCCAACACTTAGATAGAGCTAACACGGCAGATGATGATGAATGGTTTCCTTCTCCATACTTTATGTATTGGGTAACTCGTAACTTAGAAGGAGACGTTGAGGCTGACGATGGAGCTCAAATCCGTAATGCTATTAAAGCTGTAGCTCAATTTGGGGCTTGTCCTAATGATTATTGGTCTGAAAACCAACCTATCACCAAAAAGCCAGATGAGCAGGCTTTTGCCGCGGCTAAGCAAAACCTAATAGGTCGATATTCTCGCGTCGCTCAAAGTTTAGATGGTATCCGTTCTTGTTTATTTGCCGGGCATCCTTTCCTCTTTGGGTTCCAAGTTTTCCCTCAGTTTGAGGGGGATCAGATCGCAGCCAATGGCCTTCTATTAATGCCGGAGGGGGATCCTCTTGGCGGGCATTGCGTTGTAGCAGTTGGGTATGATGATATAGCACAGATGGTGCTGGTTCGTAATAGTTACGGCGATAAGTGGGGCTTACCTACCGTTAAGGGGCACTTCCTTATGCCGTATAGGTATATTACGAACCCTACATTGGTGTCAGATTTGTGGACGGTTCAATCAGTGGGAGAAATCAGTGAGGCATAGTGGAACTTTTTTATGGGCTACGGCATTATCATTCGCCGCCTTATCTCTTGCCTTCGCAAAAACGTCAGCACCAGCATTCCCACCAGCGGAAATGCACAGACTCTTATCTATGGTTGGTGTTGTTAATGTTGGGGGCGTAAACTACAAGCTTGATGGGTTACGAGTTGCTTCTGAAGGGGAGTGGCTTGTGATTCACATCAAGCCTAAGAGGGTCGAGTGAGGGTATGTTTGATAGGATAACCCATCACCACCATCACTACCCTAATCCAGGGCCCGGTTTGGAAGAGGTCAAAGCCGAGGTCATCAAGCTTCAGGGCCTCATTCAGCAAGTCCTAACTAAGGAGACTCAAATCATGGCTTCCCTTGACGACGTTTTGGCAGATGTTACTGGAGAGACAACTCGTCTTGACAGTCTTTCGACGTTAATCTCTGGTATTCGTCAGCAGCTTGCTGACGCTCTTTCTGGAGCTTCTCTGCCTCCGGCTGTTCAGGCCAAGGTTGATGCAATTTTTACCGCAGCTGAAGCGAACAAGGCTAAGATTGATACTGCATTGAATACCAATGTCCCTCCCCCAACTGATACTTCTGGTGGTACTTCTGGTGGGACCTCCTAAGCCTTTCCTTGTTGGGTGTGTAGTTCCTCCCGAGTAAACTTAAGGCCGGATCACTCCGGCCTTCTTTTTATTGTATTAAGCTATACTGACACTCAGTTGATAATACATATCGACCATTGTCGAGTAATATGATCACTACCCAAGGATCTTCCGCGTCGTCCCGCACAACAATCCCGGTATCCGACTTTGACGTGTCATAATGATATATGACTTTTACTTCTAATCCAAGAAAGCTTCCCTGCTTCGGGAAGTTATCGTGAGTTATAGTTTTAACTACTCCCATTCTATCCTAGCTCCTTCTTTGGTTTTTACCACTTTGGTGGTTGTTGTGAAGTAAGTTGATTGTCGTGCAACGTGATCAATTAGAATTATTTGTTTCCCTAGTACGGTTGCCCTATTACTTAAATACTCACACATATCCATAACCCCAACCCCAGACATATGTTGGGTTGGTTCATCCAAAATCTCTAGTGAAGTTTGGACTCCAGCATAACTCAAAAGGACTTCGCCTAAAGCTAACGCACTAACAAGCCTCAAGCGTTGACCTTCTCCTCCAGACCATGATTCCCACTTTACGTCATTCTTGGATCGGGGAGACATGATGGTTACATTCAAGCCTCGACTTGTCGTCCCAGCTTTTGTCTCTCGCTCAATATTATAAGTAACAATCCAATCTTGGAGGCCCATTTCTTCCAACATAGAATTGGTTGTAAGCTCAAGTTCTTTTAAGACTTCTTCCATAACGTATAAACGGATATCCTTAAACCCTTTAATCCAAGGCTTGGTTTGATCAATGGTAGCCTTTAGCTCTTGTAAGAGTTCTTCTTGTTGAGATATTTTTGAATCACTTTCTTGTATTTGACTGCGGAGTTGTTGAACTTGCACTCGATATGGATTTGATTCTTCATCGATTTGTTTTATTTGGTCTTGTAAAGAAGAAGCCTTAGCCGCTATACGGTTAAAGTCTCTAGCTTTATCGTCCCTGGCTACACGGGCTAAGTCAATCTTTAATTGGAAGTCTTTCTTATGTTTAAGGCTAGCATCAAGCTGAGCTCTTACTCTATCAATTTCTTTTTGTTCTTCATTAGCATCGGACAGCCAATCATCAGCTGATTTAGAGACTTTGTTGTACTCTTTAGTTATTTCAGCTTTGTGCTTCTCTAGGTTGGTCCCTTTTATGGACTGCCCACAGGTAGGGCACTCGTTGCTAGAACCTAATATTGCTAGTTCTTGGTTAAGACGGTGCATCTCACTAGTAAAAATCCCAACTTGGATCATGGCTTTATTACGAGCTTCAACCAAACCCTGCCACACCTTAGATTGTTTATCTGATTGGTTCTCTAAGGCTTTAAGCTCAGTGCAAGCGCCATCGTATTCCAAGTCAAAGGTAGTACGTTCCGTTTCGAGTTTATCTTGTTCCTTCCTAGCCCCCATAAGAGCGGCGCGGAGTTCCCTCAGTCGGGTACTCCGTTCTTTGGACCAGGTCTCAGCGCCCCGTAAAGCCTCGCTGAGGAGTTTTTCTAGCTGGGAAGCACCCGTGCTTAGGGCGGCCAATTTAGCCTGTCCAGCGGCTTCCTGGTGGGCTAGGTCGGTTACGGCCTTGCCTGCAAATTCGGATCGATCGTCCCACCTACTAAGGTTCAAAACCTCAGCAAATAATTCCATCTTAGCTTTAGGGGCTAAATCGAAGAATAATGGTTGGCCTTGACCTAATAAAACAGCCTGAGAAAATATCTCAAATGAAAGCTGAAGAAGATTATTGATGGTAACCTGATTACATTCCTCTCCATTCAAGGAGAGGAAATTAGGGTTGGCTGTTCGATGAATGATATTACGCTTATTGTTGACTAATACAGTAGTTTTAACTGAAGCCGGTTTGTTCCCATTCCAGGGAAGTATATCTGTGTTCTTTAACCCACTTGGGGTCTTACCGTAAAGTCCCCAGGACAAAGCATCACAAACAAGGGTTGACTTAGCTGAACCATTTGAACCTAGCTTAGGCTCATCGAGATTTTCCCCCACAACAAAATGTAGCCCAATCCCTAGCTCTTGCAGAGGGAAAGAATGGGTTCCATTGAACGCCTTAAAGTTACTGACTTCAATAGTGTCAAAGACTAAATTCATTTATGAGTCAACTCTAATCTATTTTCTCAGTATTAAGGGTTGCTAAGACTTTCTTAATTGCTGATTGAACGTCTTCTAGTAAGATCTCTTGGTTTGAGCCTGGAAAAATATGGACCTCATGCCCATCAACGTATACCGGGGGTAAAGACCACCCGAACATTTCGCCTTTAGCTATACACTCATGTATATGATCCCAAGAACCTTTTCCTTGAATGCTATCTACGTATTCTCGCATCTTCATGTCTATTCATTCTCCCTTGAGTAGTTTCAATCCTGTTTTAAGAGTCAAGTCGGAAGTGGCTGTACGCTTTGCGTATGATCGCACGAGCTCTTCATCTGACTTTTGATCTTGATCCCGCTCCTTTTTGACTCGTTTGACTTCAAAAATGGGTTGAATATGTTCCATAACATACCCCTGCTTTTCTCCCCAGTTACGGATGGTGTCTTTGATCTTTTGCCAATCGTCTTGTTGGTCTTGTGATAATCCCACTCGGACCTTAAGCATATCTCCTTTGCTTAGGTCCTTGAACTTATTTAGATCCTTAACGGAAGAAATTTCCAGGAGTTGTTTTCTAGGTCCTGGACAAGGGTGTTCGATGAGATCATCATCAATGACTTCAAGAAATCTTGGCTCGAAGTTGTCACCAAAATTGATTCGATACGGAGCCCCAACATAATCCACACAACCAGATTGTTGTGGAGTGTGAATATCCCCACTAATAACTCTTGCATCTTTGGGAAAAACGCTTTGAGGTATACCTGATAACTTATGTCCATGGCCGTTATTGGCCCCCTCAAATGTATTATGGGCAAATATCCATTCTGTGTTCACAGGAACGCCTGCCCAATCCTTCTTATAATTTCTAGTATGAGGTAATAACAAACAATCGTACCCTAAGATATCTAAACGGGTGGGATCATTAACCCATTCAACATTCTCAAGTTCATTGAGAAATGCAAAGTAGGGGTTACTAGGAACTACGTAATCGTGGTTCCCTTTTAAGATAATTACCGGGCATATTTTTGATAGGTCATGAATGTGGCCCACAACTTTGTTGACCAACCAAGCACTATGGTTGTCCTTGACTTCAGTTAAGTCTCCTAAAAGGAGGACTTGACCTACCTTTAGCTTTTTTAGCTTGGCTACAAACCAAGGTACAAAATTATGCCGGTATAAATCCTTAGGATTTTCTGTCCAATGCGGATCAGAGAAGACAGCTATTGACATAAGGGTTTTACTTTATGATCGGAGACTTAGGATTGGGGCGGTCTTTCATCATATTATTACCGTAAAGCCTGGCCCAATCTTGGATAAAATCCGTATCTGGACTCAATTTTCCATCACAGATTTGTTGTACTGATCCTTTTACACGTTCCAGCGCAAGTTCATCAGTTAGTTCAATAAACTGAGCAGCAAAATTCATAGGGTGAAGCCAATAGTCCTTCAGTGGGCCTCCTTGGATTAATTTTGTTCTGTTTGAATCAGGATTCTGAGCATAAACCCAGATTTCATGGGTGGCCCCCTCTTTATAAAAAAGGGTTGTTTTACCAACTAATGGTCTTAGATGAAGCAGTACAATTGAGTAAGAATGCCAAACTGGATGAGCCCAAGGTGCTTCAACGACCCAATGGGTTAATGTAGCATCATCCTTTGGATGAACTTTAAGCTTGGCTCTTGCCCTTGCTAAGTCAACTGACCAAGCTTTGCCGCTAACTCCAGATATATCTGGGGGTAAGTTTATTGGTTGCTTAATTTCTGCAGGGCTTGAGTCAAACATATGAGCGAAAACACTTCCTGTAGGAAGGTCCATGGTTTTTCACTTTCTTAGTTGGGATTGTAGTAAGTCTCTAAACAAACGAATTTCTGTCAAACCTGTGGTAAGGCTGGGGCCTACATTACAAAAATTGGTTAAGTGGTCTTGATATGTTATCACCAATTCCGGTTTCCCGTTCTCTTTGACGATAAGCATTGGCCAACGCTTGTGATTAAAAGCTTGGTTATTACATGTAACCCAAAACTTGGCTAAGGTTCCTTCTTTTAATAAGATGAACTTATCAATTTGAAGCTTTCGGTAATGTTTACATTCAATAAAGAACTTTTCTGTTAGAATGTGTCCTTCTGGAGAAACGGAACAAATATCTCCAGCTTGACGATTAGTCTTCCCCTTATTATGAGCGACGGTAGCTCGGCCACCTGAAATAGAACTACGCCAGAAACAATCGTTTTGTTTTCCTTCAGTTACCCAAAGGGATAACGTAGTACATACTTTGCGTTCAAAGGATGAACCCTTACCCTTGCTGTTTATCACGTTCATTCTCTTGGTGGTTTAACGTATCTCTGATGTTAAAAGCAACAGCACGACTAATACAAGCACATATTGGTTTGACTTCACCTTGATTGGTGAGGCGCATTCGGTCAAAGACACACCAAAACTCTTGATTTCCTGACTCTGGAAAGTTTAACCATTGAGCGTAATACCTCATTTTTAAGACCTAGACCAAGACTCAGACTCAGACCTAGACTCAGACCAAGACCAAGCCCAAGACCTGGACCTAGACCTAGACCTAGACCTAGACCCAGACCAAGACCAAGACCAAGACTCAGACTCAGACCTGGACCTAGACCCAGACCTGGACCTAGACCTAGACCTGGACCTAGACCAAGACCAAGACCTAGACCAAGACCCAGACGGAGGTTGATGTATTATCATTGTTTCTTCCTTTCGATTGTAATGTGTATTCGATACTCGGCCAAGACTTTCTTTAGCGTAGCCAAGAAACTTGGCTTACTCCCCTTCTTTTTCCGTGGTTTGGCTTTCACCAATTGACGTTTTTCTTGTGTTTGCACGTTTGATCCGTTCCTTTTGTGTTTGTTGCCATTTGCTGATACAAGCAAAACAACCACATTTTGGCGGTAGTTCAGCCAAATACTCTTCATAATCTTTGCAGAATAACACTACTCTTTTTACCAATTTGGGTGACCTCTTAAGTGATACCAAATTTTGACATGATCCAATTCCAAAGCCACAGTGGCAAAGGTGGTTTGTGTTCAGGGTATGGTCGCAATCTTTTTGTCATTCCAACCCACTTAATTCCACAACCCCATAACCAACTGTAGGATTATAGTCATTTAGTTTTGGTAAATATGACTCAGCTTCTTCTTTTGAAGTATAAGGACCGCGAGGTATCCCTAATTCCCTAACTGTGTAAGTATCGGCAATAGAAACCGAAATTGGAGCCTTTCCTCCCAGGTACATCTCTGCGTATTTTACAATGATATACAATTTTGTCACGCTTCAACCTTTCGGTACTTTAGTTGTTTTCGCACTTTAGCTACGATCAATTTGTGGCCCAATTTGGCGTCATCCCAAGAAAAGTACCGAGTACAGTAATCGTTGTCCAATCCAAAAACCATTGTTTCAAACAACAGAGGTAGGCCATTAAGGTCTAGCCCATGATCAATTCCTAGGAAAACAGTGCTAACATTGACAACACTGTTTATTTGGGTGTATCCAACTGATCTATTGGATAGGTTCTCAAACCAAAGAGCCCAAGACACTATATCAGTTTCTTCTTGGATATGGTTTTCGCCATCTAAGACATAGTGTTTCATTTGGAGGTTCCTTCCTTCTTTTTGTTCCACAAGTCTAGAAAGTGAGCCCAACGCTTCCTTTCTAAACATACGAAACGACCGGGTTCTGTTACGGCATAGATAAGCACTCGGTGCCCTGGTGTTCTTAGTTCCACACCAGCTAAAGCTAAAGCTTGTTCGAAATCTTGAACTTCAGCCCGGTCAATAGCCCCACCCTCCTTAAAGCGGTGTAGGCGGAACTTGACGGCATCTTTGAAGACTTGATCCTCCCATTCATCAAGGTTATCGCCAAACTCCTTTTCAAAGGAGGAAAGAGTAAGGGGTTGGTCCGCGTAAACAGGAACCCCTCCTTTCATCTGCCAATTACGCTTCAAGATCTTGGGCAATTCCATGTTAAGACTCCAGTTCTTTTGCGTACCCAGCTTGTTTTAGCTGGGCTGTCTGGCGGTATTGCAGTCGGTTTAGTATTATGATTGCAGCGTTGTGCGCTGCATCCTCATTGTCGAATGATACGGATCTATTTACCCAAAGAACCCCTGTAATTCGGATAGCTGGGTAAAAGGGTCCAAGTCCTACTGTTGTTGCTTGCACTTATTCTGTTCCTGCTGATGTTAAGAAGTGATTAGTCACATAGACTTGAGCACTTCTATCGTCCCATTTGATTTCGCTAACTTCTGGCCCAACAGTTACGACAGTACCCTTTTTGGAAGGGTCATATGTTAAGGCCACTCTTGCTTTGATCTCCAGGCAAAATATCTTTACCCGTTCGATCTTTGGTTTGATCTTTACTCTTTCTACCATAGAAATTAAGACCTAGACCAAGACTTTAGGTTTTGATCTAGACCCAGACCAAGACCAAGACCAAGACCTGGACCTAGACCCAGACCAAGACCAAGACCAAGACCTGGACCTAGACCCAGACCAAGACCAAGACCTAGACCAAGACCTGGACCTGGACCTAGACCTAGACCTGGACCTAGACCCAGACCAAGACCAAGACCAAGACCTAGACCTAGACCTAGACCAAGACCTTAGTATTGAAATAATACTCATTTGATTTCTCTCCTTTGAGATTTGATTGAAACGCTAATAGGGCCAATTGCTCAGCCCTATTGACTTTACAATCACTTCTTGGTAAGTTTGAACTCTTGGCCCAAAGCACTAGCCACGGCGTTAACGGTAGCAAATTGGGGCCGTTTTGTAACCCCGTTGAACCAACCGTTGATTGCCGAAACGCTGACCCCAGACAGGGCATGGATCTCTCCGTAGCTCTTCTTGGAGTCTTGAACAACCGTTCGCAGTTGATCAATAACAGGATCTTTTTCTTTGAAGATATACGATTTGTAGAGCTTCAAAGGACCTTTCTTGGTGGTAGGTTTGCTCATGCTTTTCTCCGAGCCTTGGATTTGGTGTTGGGTTGCGTCAGTTGGTACTTACCCGTTCCAACACGTTTGATGACTCCTGACTTTGTCAGTTGGTGTAGGACACCGTGATGGCGCTGATCCGAATATCCTTCAGCAACCAAACGGTCTCTAACCTCCTTAGAAGTGAAGGTTTGGCCCAATTTTAGGCTCTTTAGAACCGCACCAAAGGATCCTGTATGGCTTTTGGCCTTTAAGGCACCATCTTCGGTCTGAGTCACATTGGTGACAGGGGTTGTTTGGAGTTCGTAAACTAACCCCGATAGCGCGCGGTGGACTTGCGCTAGGCGCTTGTCCTCCACGAAACATTCTATCTTAAATAGGTCCATGTCATTTCTCTCTCCTATAAACGGTGCAAAAGTACACCCTGAGTGAGCCTAAAAGAGGCAGGCTCACCTAGCTGTGCTTTACTCAACTTGCTCGATTACATCTTTACCAGTGCTAGTGTCCACACCAATAAAGAAAGTCTTACTTGAAAGTCCAAGTGTTACGGTAATGTAGGCTCCAAAGTGCCTAGTGTCTTTTTCTGGGTTATCTGCTCCTGGTTTTATTGACAACTTTGTTGGGTCGTTCATGAGTATTGAAAGAGCTTGAAAGTTCATCACAGTACCTCCTCTTAGTCTTGTTCACGGCTGCAGACGGTGCAGCGGTATTTGGGGAAACCGCCCGAAGCGATTGGGTTCATAAGGCGAACGCCTTTACCGTATCGCTCATCCTGGAAGGGGTGTGTGCAACCCCCTACACATTTCTTTTTGACGGGTGCAGCTTTGGTGTGGTCACGGTCTTTTTGGATATCAGCCATTTTGGTCCTCTTCGTTGTCTTTGAAAGCTTCGCTGAACTCCCCCGGTCCAATTCCGGACAGGAGGATTTCCCGTTGGTCCAGACTCAACTCAGGGAAAGCATCTTGTATGAGGGTATCGTCGGTAAGCCACCGCTCATATCGTTTGACCTGATCTTCCGTCAAACGAATGGTTGAGGGGGAAAAATGGGACCAACTTGGTGGGGTGACTTTAAGTAGGTACATCCCATCGCCAAGAGCAGTTAGCTCTCGCTTTGGGCCAAACCCAAGTTTATCTGCAAGACTCATGCTGATCTTCTCTCCTATAAGTGGTACCCAAGTGTACCGTGACGCAGTCTCAATTTAAGAGACTGCGCTGCACTATACTCAGAAAAAGGAAGGGCAGACTAATCTCGGACGACGGCCTGCCATCGCCGTATAGGAGAGTGGAAGTTCCCCCGTAGGGGCTTCCTTGACCACCGAGCTTGGCCAATCTGTACGTATACATACGGCCTTGGTGGGTTCTCTCCTAAAGAGATTAGTTTTCTTCGACCACTTCCTTGGTGGTGAACTTTACAAGCCGCACCCGAAGTCCAGAGCGTTCTACGACTTCTTGTACAAAGGGCCGCATCTTTTCCGCTATACGCCGCTTTGACGTAACAGACATCCAAGTCTTATTGGACAATTCAAAGGCAACAATTCCTTCATTGCCTTTGTCATCAATTGACAACCAAGCCCAGAGCTCTGTAATTGGTGCTTCATTGGGTGGTATTTGAACGTATTCAAGTTCTTTTCTCATCCGTTCTCTCTCCTATATGGCGCTTAAGTGCCCCCTGACACGGTCTTAAGTATATTCTTCCCCCTAAGACCGTGCTAGTTGCACTCTTATTTTTCGTAACCAACAATGCCAGGAAACTTATCCCCACGCAAGCTGCCCATCTTATAAAGAGGACGTTTCTCAGCGTAAGCATTCCACGCGCTTACAACCAAGAAGAGCCGTTCCCATTGCGAAGCTGGGGGTTTTGCGGTCAGGACCCGTTGACGGAGCGTTAGGATGGGAGATCCTGTTGCTAAGTCAGAACCTGTGACCCAGTGGTGTAGGAAGGCTTCAGCCTCATTTGGCAGATACCGGCTGCCCAGGTAAAGAACAGTAGCGATTGATGACGCACTTCCCTTGAGCCCTTTTGGAGCCTTTCTGGCCTTATTGACCCATTCAACGATTTCGGGGTTCGTTTTGACCAGTTCGACAAGATCCGCAGGATTTACCTTCTCGTTAGAGAAGATATTGTTGGTGCGGTAACGGATAATAATGGAAGCAACCGCAGCAACAGTTGTTGTGTAGTTCGATTGGACACGTGCCACTTCCAGGTGGTTGGCCGGCGAACGATGACGCCCTTGGTCAATCGTGGTAAATGAGGAGGCATCCGCTCCGTATACCACAACGGACTGGAAAGTTACCTGACTTTCAACACAAGCCCAGAGCCTGTGTTGTCCATCTAGCAATGTCCCATCGCTAGCGAAGATGATGGACTCCCCATTAAGAGCCCAACGCCCACCTTTCATTTCACGTGCAAGGCGGTCAACCTCCTTCTGGCGGAGTTTGCGGTTATGGACATTCCCTTCGAGCCATTTTGTGGCTAGCTCTGGGGTGATTTCCATCACCGTCGGTTTGAGGGTGTTGGTTAAACCCATGGCTGGTTCCTTTGTTGGCATCACTAGAACTTCTTGTTCCTTTGCCAGATAATTAAACCTGGGGTCAGGGGAGGAAGCCCGAGTTTGAGCCAGGAGTTTTGAGCGCCTTGTTTTATCGAAGTTCATCCTTGTCATGATGTCTCTCTCCTATCTAAAAAGCCTGCTGCGATGAACTCTACTCTTCAAGAATATAATTTGTTACATAGGTTGGGGCTTCATAACGCTCTGCTACACTTGGTGCCTTTTTGTAGGCTCCAGCCTCAGTCCTATGAAATGAAGCGTTAATCCAAATTCCCTCCCAATCCATGGTCCGTACTACCCAAACTTTTTGCATAACTTCCTCCGACATTTTCGACTTTGAGTCCTTCACGTTGATTGTGCTTCTCTGAAAGGACTTGGTAATTGATGATGCTAACTTGAGAATCAGTTGCTTGAAGCTTTAGTTGCCAAGGCAGCTTACTCCAATCAATAATAACATAGCGTGAAACAGCACTCCAAGGGATGGTACCATAATAAGCCGCAGTTCCCATCTTGGCCAAACTAATAGGGGCTAGGTTGGGGTTAAACCTTGCGACCTTGCGGTAAAACTTGGTTCTTTTGACCATACCCCAATCAATAGGGGCAAGATTGGGCGCAGCCTCTGATGGTCCTATGTTTCTGGTTAGCTGCTCCAAGAAATCTTCATCAGGAGCAAGTTTGAAGGGTAAGAGTTCTTCTGATTTGATCTCTAGAACCAGACCCATTTGATCCTTTGATGCAGCAGCTGCAAAGTGCCAAGGATATGCAGTTGTTAGGTACACCGCATTCCTGTTGCTGTTAACGGTACCTTCCCAATTGCCTTTGACCTTGGATTTGGCCCGAGGCACTATTCCTTTTGCCATAATTTGAGGTAAGTGGGTTAGGGTCGTCCCATGGTAGAGTTTCTCCATTGATCTCTCTTTTCTTGTCTGATTGCTTCCTACTACAGTCTTGTGATAGACTGTAGTGAGTAACAATCGCTTAACTCGTAGACCCAGACCAAGACCAAGACCTAGACTCAGACCTAGACCTAGACCTAGACCTAGACCCAGACCAAGACCCAGACCAAGACCCAGACCTAGACCCAGACCAAGACCAAGACCAAGACCTAGACCCTAGTATCGAAATGGTACTCATTTGATTGACCTTGGAAGGATTTGGATTTCCACGGCGTCAATCACTGAACCTCGGCCAACAATAACCTGTCGGTTATCAGGGAAGGGTTCGACTTCCTTGAATTGAGATTTCTCGACGGCCTGAGCAAACTGTCCAGTATCGGGGATCCAAGCGGCGTCCTCAAGGACCAGTTCTTGGGGGTAAACCGCAACCAGCCTACCCGTTTGGAACATTGTGACGGTACGAATGAGGTAATTCCGCCCAATTTTCCAGGCTCCTTCCGTATTGGATGGAGTAGCTTGAAACAAAGACCCGATTTCTCGGATCTGTTTGAGCGTAAGGTTTTCGATATCCATGTTCTCTCTCCTTTTCAAATGGTACATTTAAGTGTACCCTGACACAGCCCTAATAGGGCTGTGCTAGTTACACTTGCTTTTAAGGGCGCACTTTACCCAATATTTCCTCTTCGTGTTTGGTCAATTCTCTCATCAACCAAACTGCCAACTCATCCATTTTCTTGTGGGCTTCAGTTTCCCAAGGTCGGGCCTTATAAGGGATTTCATCCTTGATGGGAACCCTATTGTAGTATAGGTACTGAAGTTCTTTGGGGGAACTTTTGCGCATAGTCTTAATGGCTAGTTCCCCCGTTAACCACTGACGGATGTGTATCATCTCATGCGCGAAAGCGAGCATCATTTGCGTTGGTGAATCAACCGTAATGGATAAGTCAAACAGTTTCGGCGGCAGACCCTTTTCCACACGCTTGGCATTCTCTTCCGAAAGAGAAGGCGCTAAGGCTCCACCTTCTGACATACCCTCAGGCGTGTCTTTTGAAGTGAAGCCTGGGGGCCTCAGATGGAACTTGATTGTAGCATTGTAGGCATCAATGCCCAATCGCTTTGAGGTGAGTTCTAGTGCCACGTCAAAGATCGGACGAATTCCTTCCGGAACGCAACAGTACGTTGCACTGATCATTGTTCTCTCTCCTATAACGTGCAGGGATTGCACGCCAATGGGCTAACTTGAAAAGAGAAAAGTAGCCCATCAGTCTACAATCAGAGATTGGGGTTAGATATGTCTTCCGGCTTTTGTTTGATCCAATAACCTGGTGGAAAGCCTTCCCCATCCCAAGCTTTCAAAGCGGCTTCAGCAGCCGCACGATTGGGGAAACAATATCGAGTACGCCAACCTACCATGTCTATTCCAACAAAAAGGCCAACAGTGAAAAGCATATCCATCACCCCGGCCCATTCTCCTGATGGAAGCTGTTTAGCTGGGGAATACCCTAGTTTAGCTATGATTTGCTCATTCACTTTGATCTCCTTTGTTCCTACAACCCCAAAAATAGGATGGGTCAGCATACCACTCAGGTGAAGGGTCCCACTCAGGTAAAAGGTCGTGCATACGATGCTTACAGCCTCGTTGTACATCTAATGCAGACTTTCCCTCTTTGTACTTCCCGTAAGAACATCTTAAGTCAGGGTCGTCCCAACGAGGACGTGTGTCTGGAAGCAAGTTTGCTTTCCTTTTCCTCATTGTCGAGCTCCTGAAGATGTTCGAGGGAATTTGAAGAGGAGGGCTATGGCCGGCTCAAACGCCAAACCAAATTGGACGACTGGAACTGGGGTTCCTTCCTTCAGGTGCCCGTACCAACGATGATTCCCGTCGAGGATGAACTTATCCACAGACACAAGTACCGGGAAGCGTCCTAGCTGGGGTTTCCAGCGGCTAGCGTCCCAATTGATGCGTTGATGGTTGTGGAGTTCTAATGGAGTATAGATCCTCCTACGGGCCCATACTCCCTTTTCCCTCACAAACCGGATCAAGGCGTTCAGGTCGTGATGCTCAATTTGAGGCATCACTGGCCTAGGTACGTAGAAAGGTAAGAACTCCCCACCTTTGTAGTGATGACCATTGACACCTTCCTCCCCACCCTTAGGCGCTCGGTGGTCCAAGGGACGTTCGAACCAAGGGTCTATTGGGTTTGATTGTGACATCTTTGCTCTCTCCTATACGGTGCATTGTTTAAGTACACCCTGAGTGAGCCCTAAAAGGCAGGCTCACCTAGTTGTACTTTGTTAGTTAATGGCTGAGGAAGTCACTTGCTTGAATGACTCAGCAACGTAGGCTGTAAAGGTCTTGCCGATAAGACCCGCCCCACGGAGCAAATCGTCTGCCATATGCTCCTTGGAAATGGGTTCTCCGTTTTCAACATATTTCTTGGCTTTGGAATGTGTCACTAGGCGATCAGCCAAGAACTTCAACAAGCCCAGAAAGAGCAAGAGAAAGTCCTCCTTGTCGTATGGGCTCAAAAGGACGGCGAGTTTATCGCGCATCTTATGAATTTCTTCCATTGAGTACTTTTTCTCATTTTCAACCATGATCTTCTCTCCTATAAGTGGTACCCAAGTGTACCGTGACGCAGTCTCAGTTAAGAGACTGCGCTGCACTACACTTTTTGTTTAGTTGGATGTTCCTTCCTGGCCTTCCAGGCCCAGCAACGGTGCGACCTGAGCGCTATGGGGCTCTTCGTGGTCTTGGCCATCAGCAGGAGGCTGATTGACTAGCCAATTGGGGCTGGCTGAAGCTTCCGGGTCCACCATCACGTGGATCTCTTCCGTGAGGTTGAGGGTCCCTTGAGCCAGTTGCGTGAAGGCCCATGCCATAGTGTGGCCCAATTCGGACAAGGACTGCCCGTTATCTTGGGCCAAGTAGACCGCCGCATCGTACAACGCGATCATATAGCAACCGGGACACAAAGCCTTCCCGGTTGCGTCCATTTCAGCCCTTTCACGCATGACGCTGTCCAAGGCCATCGCGAAGCCCTTGCCCAATTCCCGGCGATGCTTGTCTTTGATGTGAACAAGCTCAGGATTGCCTCCGTACACCCGGTCGTAAGTGCCCAAGTGCTTGGGGTTGATGACGGGGTGGGCCACAGCCCAATCCGGCGGCTGCTCCCCGTCAGGAGTCACGTCTTCGCCGGCGAGTTCACTCCGGAACATTCGCCAGGCTTCCGCCAAGGCTTCCTTCCGACCGTCCAAGTTGACCTCGTAGGCGTGAGCATTACCCTCTTCATCATGAATGATGACTCTCATTTTATCTCTCTCCTATAAGGGTGCAATAGCGCACCGTGACGTGGTCCCCTGGGTTTTCAGAAGACCACGCTTCGCTACGCTACAGGCCGAAAGTCTTGGCTAAGCCTTAGTCGGTGATCGGGGTGATCGTGATCCGCACACGCCGCGGAAAATTCTCCGTACCGCCGAACACCCGGTCGTGAACGCCCAGGTCCGTGGTGAATACGGGATTGTCCCCGTCTTCCTGATAACAGGTGCCGTCGAAGGTCGCAGTAGTCTCAATAACCTTTGCCTTGGGAGCATGGGTATGGATGTGGGTTTGGTGTGTGACCGACATGGTTCTCTCTCCTTATAGGTTGCAGGATTGCAACCCAGATACTCACGCTATCTTTTCCAAGAGTGAGTATCGAGCTTGCAAAGCCTTTTAGATTAGGGTTGAGATGTAGTGGTCCAAAGAGAACCAACCGGGCCCACCAATAATCACAACAAGAAGCATCACAACCCATAGGACCTCAGGGAGGTAGAGGAAGTAGAAAACCCAGTCTCCTAGGTCCTCAGGTTCGTCGTTGGGGATGCGATAGATCCCGTTGGTAACAACCGCTACCACTGCTATTCCGAGCAGCCCTAGGGCTGCTAAGGGAGCGAGGAGGCCTATCACAAGAGCCAGTCCCCCCAAGAGCTCCACCGAGCAGACAAACCAGTCCACTAGTGGAATATCGGGTATACCACACTCTTTCAAAGTGTGGCAAAATACCTCATGCCGTTGAGGATAGAAGCACTTGTGAAAGCCTGTGATAGTGAACACTACCCCCAGGACGACCCGATTGATGGAGAGGATCGCTTCTGGAGCGTTGAACCCCAAAAACAAGAAGTGGATCGTTTCATTCACGACACCCCCCAAATCAAGAGGAGGAACACCAGAACTCCAGCAGCCCAATAGGGCAAAGCCCTGAGTTGAGCTTCATAGACTTCACGTTGTTCCTCAGGTGTAAGGGTTGCGTAAAGCCAGTCTTCATCCATCATGTTCTCTCTCCTATGGTACAGATGTACACTCAAGTACACCCTGACGCAGTCTAAAGGAAGACTGCGCTAGTTGTACTCAGTTGGTGGGGACTGCTCGGATATTTGCCAATACTTCAACGATTTCCACGTCTTTCTCGTAATGCTTCAACTGTGCGGCAAAGCTTAGTAATTCTTGCTTGGTTTCCATAACCAAAATTGTGGACCAAGGTCCATCTGGATTGGATATTGACAACCACTGTCCGGTAGTTTTGTTCTTGGCAGCAAACCCTAAGACCTCAACCTCGGTGAGGACTGGTTTCCTCTCTTTTGACAAATCAATCATGGTTTCTCTCTCCTATAAGAGCAAAGTGCTCCCCGAGAAGGTCTTATTCAGACCTCCTCAAGTAGCTCTTTACGTTACATAAATCTTGTTTTTGTTTGCTTGAACACTGAGCTTTCCAAATTCCCGGAACTCTGCAAGGGAAACAACAAAAGTGTTTCCCTTGTGTTTGAAAACGACTTCATCCACGTGATCAAGGCTGATGGTAGGTTTCTCGGAAGTCCCGATTTCTCTGCCAAAGATTTCCATGGTTCTCTCTCCTATAAGGGTTGTGTCAGCATTATCGCAACCCTGAAGCCCAACCAAAGATTGGGCTTCGAGCTTGCAATCGTGCTATGTTGCTAGGCTTCTGGCTCAAGGAGCCAAAAAGCGTTGACGAGGAACTGGATTATCGCAGAGTGCGTATAGTACCCGGCTTCACTAACCGAAACTACCACGCACAAGAATAACCCCACAAAGACGAGGACGCGGTGTTGATGTTTTGTCAATTGAGGGACTTTCATCTTTCACACCTCCTCGTGTTTGATCACGGCAATCACCTTGATGACGAACAAGGTTCCCGCCGCCCAGGTGTAAGGACCGTGGGAGGTCACAAACACCAGTATCAGATACGTCATCTCAGTCCAGTGCGCCCCGACATGGAGAACCTTGTGGCTGACATGGATGTGCAGTTTAGTCATGACTTTCTTGATCATCGGGCACCTTCCTTCCGCCCCATTGACGGATCAGCCAGACCCGCTCATGGAGGTAGTACAGAACAGTCTTCGTGAGAACCTCAGTCGAAGCAATTGCTCCGGCTGCTCCTGGATGGCCAGTAAGGACGAAAGCGACAACGAAAGTATCAACGCTGCCGACCAACCGCCAGGACACGGCTTTGGCAAGGGATTGCGAATGACTGCGAATTGCAGACATGTTTTTGTCTCCATTACCAAGGGAGGGTTCCCACCATCAAGGCGAGGATGTACCCGTACGCACACAGAGCACAGTGGTGATGAATAGTCATGACCCTTCTCCTCCTCTCATCTGGGTGATGATTCAGGACCTAAGAAAGTTGCAGTGGACCTGATTGGCTGCACGATTGCAACCCTGATGCCCCGCCGACTTTTGACGGGACATCGAGCTTACAAAAGGCTTTAGTTCTTCTTGGGAGACATAATCATCATGCCCCCACGCTTGTTGATTTGGTCGGCTAAGCCTTCAGCCAAACCCTCGTAGTCGGTGGACCCATTGCCGATGTGAAGGACTTCCTGAAGCCCTTCAGACAACTTCTCAGCTGCCGTTTGTGGCGGCAGCTTCGGAGCCAACAGAGCCATGTGATTCTTCATGGTCTCCGCCGAGACCAGCAGGTCGTTGGCGGACAGCGTTGAAGCTCCACGTCCGATACTGCCCAACTTGGACCGTTCCACCACCTCACGGATGGTTGCAGGGATCTGTCCCTTTAAGACATCCTTGAGTGATGCCAGATTTTCGTCCTTGTCAAGCAACTCACCGGCATAGAACCGGATCAGCCGTTCCACAGCTTCGGCTTGAGGAGCACGGATAGAGATTACCGCGTCCAGTCTACCGGGGCGAAGGATTACTGGGTCCAGTTTCTCCACGAAGTTGGTGGTGAGAACCGTCATGATCTCGCTGTCTTTCGACACCACCCCGTCGATCGTGTTGATGAGGTCATTGGTATCATCGTCACGTTCGTCGGCGATACGGTCGATATCTTCAGCAAAGACCACTGCCGGCGAGTACCTTTTGGCGAATTCCAGCGCCGCACGGAGACCCTGGATACGATCCAGCAGGATGTAGGTCCAGCCGTTCTCGTAACACACATTCGCCACAAGCTTGGCGATGAGGGTCTTGCCAGTACCGTATTGGCCTTCGAGCAGGACTCCCCTTTTCAGAGGGATCCCCAAAGCCTTGACTTGTTGGGTGAATTTGATGGGAACCAAGAGATTGTCTTTCACTTGATTCATTACCAAATCATCCAAGATGACCGGCACTGACTTGGTCGCGTCGATGAACTCTGGTGGTTTCCTGACCATCAGGTCACCGTCTTCGTCCACCCGCAGTTGGATGGCCTTCCCGCGATAGATGCTTTCCTCGCGGACAAGCCGTCGAGTTTCTTCGACCAGCCGAACCATCTTGGGCTGATCCTTTTTCTTGATGCTCGCTGTGATGTAGAAGAAGTTCTCATCGGTATTGATAGCAGCCTGGATATCGTCCTCGATGTTTGGGACCTTGAAGGAGCCCTGAGGGACCTGAACGAAATCATTCGGTCCGGGACCGGTACTCACACGCAACATTTCCGGCGGACGCTTCCCGAACCAAGTCATCATGGACTGTGGCGACGACCACCCGAACAAATTCACCATCGCCCGTTGAAAGGCAACGGCCGCATCGTGCGGGTAGGCATCGATTTTCTCGAAGAACCGGTATTTCTGTTCTTGGTCTTGACGAAGGCGCCGGATGTGGTCTTCAGCCACGTCAAGAGGCATTTCTTCTGGGTTTGCAGGCAGCACAATGTGCTGGCCGTCAAACTTGACGCCTCCTTCGTACTGAGACCAATTGTGGGCCTCAACGGCAGGAACCTTCTTTGCAGGTACCTTTGTCTTTAACATAAGATCTCTCTCCTATGAGGTCGCAGGATTGCAACCCTGGTGATTACTCGTAAGTAACCACCGAGCTTGCAATGCTTATTCGATACCCTCTGTGCTGGATCAGTACCGACGTACGGCCGCTGTGGTTTCTTCTTTCAGGGGTTGAAGTCTATCAACAGCCCAGACGTCATCTTCGACCTTGCCCAAGCCGGGGATTTCAACAGGCTCATCAAGCCTGACACGGTACATCAAGCCACCGACATCCCCAATGAGGCGTTCGGTGTTGATGATAACGCCACGTTTGCCGCGGAATTCTTCCATCCCGCCACTGATAGTGACTCGCATTCCAGCCTTAAGCTGGGTCTGCTGCTTTTTCATGTTCTCTCTCCTATGGTAGAAGTGTACTTAAGTACACCCTGAGGTGGTGCTTTCTTCAACACCACCCTAGTTGTACTTCAGTCTTTGGGTTTGATACTTAACGAGAAGGGCAACCCATTTGTCCACAGTTGGACGGAAAAGGACATAGGGCCGGTTATCGGCAGGGCCAAAGCCATAAGCCCTGCGCAAAGCCCACGAGGTGTGTCATTTGGAGTTGATGGGTCAGCACAGTCGTACTTGTAGAAGTACCCTGTAGAAGCGAAAACGGCCATAAAGTACAACACCAGCCATGTTCGCATTTTCTTGGTAAGTGCTCCACACTCTTCCTCATCGCCTAGCATGTTCTCTCTCCTATGGTACAGATGTACACTCAAGTACACCCTGACGCAGTCTCAGTTAAGAGACTGCGCTAGTTGTACTTTTAGTAGTTCAACGTCTTCCGTAACCATTGCATGGTCTTACGGTCTTTCTTGACCCATAGACCGCACAACACCCCCTCTTCTTCAGGGGTGATGTTCGAAAAGGTGGTCATGCGGTTAGCATCAAGGCAAAGCTCAATGATCTCCGCAATTCGCCCACGGCCCTTGCTGACAAATTGCTCTGCATCCGGACCAATGGCTTGCCAAGTGTGGTGGAGGAAAGGCTCCCACCGAGCCTTCTCTTCTTCGGTTAACTTCAACTGACCATCAGTTGCAGCCTTAAAGGCCAAGGCACGGCGCGCCGTAATCGGAGAGATCATTTGTTTTAACCCTCCGTTTTGAGCCAACGACCGTCAGCCTGACGCTCGTATTTCTGGCCTCGCCCTGTTCCAAGACCAACGCCATAGTTCGCGAAGGCGGCCGGGGTCATAAAGGCCCAGGGACCAGCCCTGGTCTTCCCATCGTAGAAAACGTCGATGATGGGGATCCCAAAATCATCCTTGCCCGGAACGTGACCAACCCAGTAACGGGCTGGGGTTCCTTTTCTAGCCATGTTGTCCAGATGTTCCTGACTTTTGATCTCTTTCATTGGGGTTCTCTCTCCTATAAGATGCCACAAGAGTGCATCGTGACACAGTCTCCCCCTGTGAAAAAAGGAGACTGTGCTTCGTCACACTCGGTTAGGCGGAGGCAGGTTCCTCCTTCCTTTGTAGGCTTTCGGCCAGATCGATGGCCTGAGCTTCAGAGATGAAGGAACACCACGCCGCAGGAACGCTTGCGATGCAATTTCCATCACCGTCTAGGCCTGAGCTACGTCCGTCTGTGACAAGCTGGACTTCCGGGATGGCTGTGATATCCTGTGACGCTGGGATCCAGATGAAGGATCCAACATCAAGGATCACTGGATATGGGCCATGAAGCCTTTCATCCGTGGACTTGATTTCCACAAAGTCAAAATGCCCCATATGCCCATTTGTATGGGAATGTTCTTTCGTCATCCTCTCTCCTACTTTCCGGGTTGGGGACACTCGGTATGAGTGCACCGTGACGCAGTCTAAGGTAAGACTGCGCTGCACTGCACTTACGCTCAACCTCCTGAGGCCAACCAGGCCAGCAGCAGAAAAACCCCGGCTATGGCGAAGCCATAAAACATGCCTGCCGCCAAGCCAACCTTGACTTGGGTGTTATCTTGATCCGGCGTTTCAAAACGCCCCATGGTCTCTCTCCTATGTGATGCTTAAGTGCATCCTGAGACGATCCCGTAGGGACCGCCCTAGTTGGACTTAAGAGACCCCAGCTTCGATCTTGTATTTTGCCAAAGCGATCTTCGCAAGTTTGTCGTCAGGTTGAGTTTCCAAATGCTTCTTCAACCTTTTGACGTGCGACTTGGCGTGTCGCCGTTCATTTATGTACCGCAAGTTTTGCTTGCTCTTGCTGTGGCGATCCTTCTTGTCGGACTTGGCATTGGAAGCCATGATTGATTCTCTCTCCTATGCTTGGTGTTTTCAAAGTGCCCCCTGAGAAGGTGCCCGAAGGCACCTTCCTGGCTACACTCGCGGTGGTACCATAAAAACCTTTCATCTAGGTCTTTATGCTACCATAAATCTCTCAAAATAAAGTGCACTCTGAGGAGGTGCCCTTTCAGGCACCCCCCTGACTACACTCAAAGGCGATTAGAGATCGCCCTCGACTTCGTCACTGACGCCGTCATCGGTGCTGATGTTGTCGTCAGCATCGTTATCGTCATCGTCCGACCCATCCGGATCGACGGCAGGGTCCTGGGCCATGATTGCCTCAGCTTCCGCCACGTCCTGGTCGGCACGGGCCGTATCACCTTCGGCGTCGGCTTCCAGGAAGTCCTCACGGAGGGCATCCACACGGGCCTGGTCCTGCTCCAAGTTGGAGACGTTGTCCTGGTCCGGGTAGCCTTGGCTCTGAAGGTTGTCCATTGCGGTCATGATCTTCACTCTCCTCTTTGGTGGAACCATTTCCACCGTATTGGTGCGGTAATGCACCCTGAGGCGGATCCATCCAGGATCCGCCCTAGCTGCACTCCGATCAAAGCCAATGCAAAACAAGCATGATTGCTAGCACAATCACAAGGTTCAACACTAACCCATCGGTTGCGCCTTTCCAACTGAAGAACATGAGGAAGCTCCCTTTAGGCGAGTTTGTCTTGATTGTTCTTGATGAACTCACGGATTTCATCCGCCATGTCTAGGATCTTTTCCCATTGATCCCGATAGAACGTCACGGGCCACTTCTGGAGACCGTAGAGGGAGATATTCCTCTTGTTCCCCAACGCCAGCCGAAGATTGCTAGAAGACTTCTTGCGGATGGCGGCATTTAGCCGTTCATTTTCGGCTTCCAACCGGGCCAGCCGTTCCTTGACGGTCTCACGACGTGTTTCTTGCAAGCTCATGGTTCTCTCTCCTATAAGATGAGTTGAGTCAGTTTTGGGACTTGACTCAGGTCCGGTCGTGGTGCAGTAGCACCCTGACGTAGCCCGTAGGCTACGCTAGCTGCTACCTCAAACCGTCCAAAGCTAAACACATGCTTTGGATTGGTGAGCTTCCTGCCGTCGGCGTTGGTTACGGTAACTGACCCAATCGTTCCAGTCTTGATCCGACATATGCGTGATCTCGCACCGAGCTCGTGCTTTCTCCGCTTCGGAGTAGCTACTCATATACAGGAAGTTGTAAATCTCTTCGTAGTACAACATGTTCTCTCTCCTATGGAGTACACCATAAGGCGGTCCCTACGGGGACCGCCCTAGCTGCACTCAGCCACCGCTGACCGCGATGTAATTGATGCTGTTGAGGTAACGGATGTTGGCGCGCTCGATGCCCGCCTTCACCGCTTCCGCAACGGTCATCCCATTGCGGTACTTGTTCCAACGCTTCCAGTTCTTGGTGCCGCGAGCGTGCGGATTTTCCGCCTTCAGAAGCGTGATGACGTCCGTCGGCGCAAAGATCCGTCGGCCGCTGACTTCCTTGGCAACCTCACGCAAGGCGCCTTCCACCGCGCTGCGCCCGTACTTCTTTATGAAACGGCGCATGGAAGCATAGTCCCGCGTGCTGGCCGTGAGTTGGACCGGCACTTCCGGGGACTTGACTTCCTGAACCGGCGCCGGAGCAGCCGGAGCAACCTCGGAAGCAACCTGCGCCGCTTCCTTGGAAGCCTTCGCCATGGCCTTCGCCGCCGCGCGCCGTTCGGCCCGATTGGCCTTCTTCGCCTTGGCGTTGACTGCATCGAGCAGTGCCTTGGCAACGGAGGACGCCTCGGACTTGTTGGTGTCGGTGGTGTTGGCTTCGGTATTGAGGGTCATCATAGTTCTCTCTCCTATAAAATTCTCTCAGCCGCGCGGTATTGCGCGTTGCCCATTCAGCGCCACGAGGAGGCGGAATTCATGCTGAACGACGGCAGGCAAACCCCGAGGCTCGAAGCCTCAACGTCACCCGCCGCTCATAGGAGGAGAGAGATCGATCCGAATTTGTATGCGTCGGCCTGTGACGCCGCGCGCTCTGACCGCGCGGTGACTGCCCTGTGCTTTTATCTGGAAGGACGATTTCCGTGCGTAGCGCTGACGCCTTTCCGAGCCTTTTTCGCCTTTAACTATCCGACAACGCCGCGTTTAGCAAGCGAGAACGGCGTTTTTACGCCGTACCACGCGGATCCGTTCGGTTGCATTGGGGCAAAAGTGCTCGGAAGACGGGCTCGGCCTAGCCGGCTTGCGCCTTCCAAAGGATCTGGGGTTGTTCCGACGCCAGCCGTTTTAACCCGCCTCGCCGGTGGGTGAATGCACCCTACTTTTCTGGGCGCAATCCGGGCTGACTCGCGCTACTCGCCGTTCGAGGCTTCGCGCGTGGTCTTGACCCTGACCTTGCAGCGAATGACGGTCCCGGCCTGCGCGCCCTAGCGTGATCCTGTGGCCGCGTTTGCGCGCGTCCTGGAGCGTTATACCGGAGGCAGTTGGCCTCGCTGGCGGTTAGCTTGGAGCCCGCTTCGCAGCTTCGCCTACCCGCGCTACCGCGCGGCGGCCTCTGAGGGCGCTCGGGGCGTTACGGCCTTCCAAACCCAGGGGCATTCTACCAAAACGGTCGAAAAAAGTCAAATTCTTTAATACATCGAAACCTTGCATTTTTACAGTAGAGGCCGTTTTTCTTACAAGGCTCTTCTTAAGTAAATCCAAGTAATCGAAGTAACGGCTCGTAGAATTACTTAAAACGCCCCGAACGGCGGAAGGTTCGGAGGCTTCCAGCTTGGCCGGGGGGGGGGGGAGCTCGGAACCCGCCCTGGAAGGGGGAAAGCCCCAGGGGGGATCAATATCCCCAAAACTCAATGAAAAACCACAATATCCGTACGGTGACACCGTATGGTGATTTTGGGGTCTATTTTGATGGTGAACTCCATGGTGGGGGCTCCATGGTAGTTGATGGTGGGGGTCCCTTTTCTAGGGATAGGGTCTAATTCGGCTTTAGGAGCTCGTGGAGGAGGTAAAATGGAGGGACCTAGGCCCTCCTAGCGCTCCCCTCCCAAGCACTCCCAAACGTCACTTCTATGGGAAGACCCTAGACTCAGTTTTGGGCCTAATAAACAACTTTACGAAACGTATGTAAGTAGGCTATAGAAAAAGAAGTGCCCAGGCGAGGCTAATTAAAACCCCCCTGGGCTGAGTGTGGTAAAGCTGTTGCAGGCGAAACCCACACCCGTTGACAAGTTATATACTGCTTCCATATAACAAAGTCAACGCTAAAATTCGCCAGCTTGGTAAAAATAAATTTACCAAGCCCAGCTACTAAAAAGTAGTCTGGGAATAAACCTACATAACGCCAATACATAGTGGCGTTGACGGCTGTAAAGACAATTGTGCTTGTAATAGAGCACTAAAAGTGACACGGTTTGTCACAAGTTTGGGCAACGGTACTATACGACCCAAGGAGCCACCGTTAGCAGATCGGCGGTGATCAGTCTCTGCACCTTCAAGGCAACGTAAAAGCCCCTACGATGTTCTGGGCTTACCCTTTACTGGGTTGTTGGATCTGTATGGACAGTGGCTCCCTTCAGGTGAAGTCACCATACCTTGGCTGTGCTTAAGCCAAGGTATGGAAACACCGCTTTGATGAAGTTAAGTAAGGATATGGATGTATTTAAGGCTAAGGAAAACAACGTATGAAGCATAGTAAACGATATTTAAGAGGATTAAAATATAAGTCTTTTGAAGACTTGCTTAAAGCAACACTTGAATATCTTACTAAAACTAATAAATCACTTAAGACTGATCCTTACGGTGAATTATGCCCGCGATGTGGTTTAATAACTGAAGTACAGTCTCATCTTAAGATAACTCAAAAACATCTGAATCAACCGTACTATTATTCTCAATGGTTTAGATGTGTTAATCCCAACTGTAATACAACTTTGATCATGCCTGATAGGTTTAAGGTATTTAAGGACAAACCAGTCACAAATACGGTAAAAGAAGAACCAAGAGTTGAGTTAACGTCATCTGATATAACGTCAAATGAGTCAAATTGTATAAAACCACCTTGGGAAGAATAATATTCTATTAATCCAACAAACCATAAATAATCTTTATGATGAAGTAATTGATCGGGTGGTTTTATTCAAAAGAGTATGTTAGAATAACTCCTCCACCCTTTTAAGGAATAAAAATGCGTAAAGATAACTTCACCAAACATCTCTGGAATACTGAGTCTCTTGATCAAATCTTAAAATGGTACCAAGAAGGCAAAAGGTATGCTCATATTGCAGCTTTACTCCCGGTAGACAAGAACGGACATAAAGCAACAAGTAGTGCTATACGTAAAAAGATAGAAATCTTATTGAAAGGTAAAACTCCAGACAGTGTTAACCAAATCAGGCGTCTACAAGACATAGCGGATAAAGTATCAGTACCCCGGATGCAACTTAAGCCTGTTGTTCCGTACAAAGGCAAGACCTTAGCTTCTCTCACTTCACAACAGTGTCACTTTGTTGTAGGGGATCCTCGGGACTTGGAATGTTACTGTGGAGAACCTGTGCTATGTAACGCCAAGTATTGTGAGCTTCACTTCAACAAGATGTACAATGCGTACCAGCCCCCCGGTGTTAAGTTAAAAGTGAAAGTGTAGTACAAATGGAAACTGTAGAAATACCTGTTGTTGTAGGGTTTACTGGTACTCGTAAAGGAGCTAGTCCTATCCAGCTTGTTCGTATAAAGCAAGTTTTAGTTGAAATAAAGCCAGATTGGGTAACACATGGTGCAGCAGAAGGGGCTGATACTCAATTCCATGTTATCGCTAAAGAGTTAAAACTAAAGGTAAGGTTGAGACCTTGTCATGAATTTATTGGGGGTTTTGAAGATGGTGACATAATTGACCCGTAAAACCCCCACTAGAACGCAACAAAAATATTGTTGATTCTTCTGACTTTGTGTTAGCTTGTCCTTATGGCTATGAAGAAAAGATGATTGGTAGTGGGACTTGGGCTACAATTCGTTACGCTCTAAAGATCCACAAGCCTTTAGCTATAATCTGGCCTAATGGAGATCAAGAGTTATGTTTTGGGCCTGGTCATAAAGTCCCTACTACTTGGATTTAAGTACAAGTAGTATGATATTATACACAACTTTGGAGAACTACAATGCAGCATGACTTTATTCTCTTGGACCGTTCTGGTTCTATGAGTGATCGTTGGAAGGAAACTCTTTCCGCGCTCAATAGCTACGTTTCTGATCTTGTTGAAAAGAACGTAGATACGGGGGTTACCCTTGCTTTGTTTGATGAGCGTGTGGGTGGTGAGTCTACCTTTGATGTGGTCCGGGATAGGATTATCCCTGCGACTTGGAAGCCGGTTACTGAACAAGAAGTCAAGCCTCGTGGCTATACTCCTTTGAATGATGCTATCGGTAAGTTGGTTACTCGTGCTCAGGCTGGTTTAAATGGTGTTCAATACGATAAGGTTGTGTTGATCATCATTACTGATGGGCATGAAAATGCTTCCAGGGAGTACACTCACACTCAGGCTAAGGCATTGTTGGACAGCTGTCGCACTAAAGGTTGGCAGGTGATCTTCCTTGGGGCTGATTTTGATAATGCTGTCCAAGCCGCTTCCTACGGGAACGCTTCCGCTGCTACGCTGAGTGTTGGTAAGGCAAAGTTGGATACTGCTTTCCGCAGTATGGCTCTTAAACGAGCGGCTTTTGGGGCTAGTGGTCAGTCTATGTCTTATTCTGCTGAAGAAAAGCCTGATTTTAATAAGTAAGTGAAGGGGGAGGGATTGATCCCTCCCCTCTACCTTTTTGGAGTAGTAAGTATGGGTTTATTTCGTCTTGGTGATTTTACTTTGAGTTCTGGACAAAAATCCAGATGGAAGATTGATTGTGACTACCTTACAGAAGAGGTTTGGAAAACTCTTGCGTTTATGTCTCAAAATTGGAGGTTTGTATATAAAGAGGTTATACCTGTACCTAAAGGTAAGTCGAGAAGTACTATAGACAATGCTGTGCGATTTGCTGATGCTCTAAAATCATATTGTGATCCTGCAGCAAATTCATACCTTATTGTTGATGATGTTTATACGACTGGTAAAAGTATGGAGGATTGTAGGAGGGCTCTTCGTGAGAAGGTAGGCCCCGAACCTATTATTTTTGGTTTGGTTGTTTTTGCGCGAGCAGGAAGTATTGAAAGGGAGAATTTGGTTTAGTGCTTTATTTACATGTCATATGTGATGACTACTAAATTTCAAGAAATTTTGGCCTTACTCCCGAAGCTTTCGCCTGATGAGCTTAAGCAAGTAAAAACGCGAGTGTCATTTTTATTGGGTCAGGGTAAGACTAAGGCAGAGGACAAGAATGAAGAGTTCAACGATTGGTTAACTCTAGGAATTGTATATGAATTACAGAGGCGGGGTACAGTAGCAAAAGACCTCAACAACTTTATCTTGAAAAAGTCTGCTCCGAGTTCTTACGTTGAGAACTGTGCTATGGTCTGTAAGCACTTAGAAGGGCGGGTTTCTTCAAGTATACTTGATCCTGTTCAATTAGTGATTTTGGGTAGGATGGTAGCGCGCTGCGAAGCTGATTATCTCTCTTTCTTTGGTGAGGTTAGTTTAAGACAAATGCTATGTAACATAGGAAATATACCCATTGCAATTGAGCGTTCTTACCCTGGGTATGTTCAGTCGGGAATGTTGGATTTCTTGGTCCATAAGGGTAAACTCTAACATTTGGAGAATTAGATGCCTCTGACTGATACCTTTGGTGTGCCTTGGGCACATATTACGACCTGTAAGGAGGGACAAACCGTAAAATGTGATGGGGGCTTTGATTGTATTCCTGAAGGTGAAAAACGTACAATCAAAAGTGATTCAAGGTTCAAAGATCGGTTTCAATCACTTTATATTGATTGTGCTGAAGGGAAGCACTTTCTAAGTGGACAGGTAGGTGAAGATGGGGAATTGATTGGTTTATACCCAGTATAAACCTCCCCCCCCCCCCTAGTAGCCGT